GGTGGTTAGACTTCACGCCCCCGTGTTGGTATTCATAGACGATTGCGTCTAGTGTTTTTTGAGTGAGCATTTGATTGCTCCTTTCTTTAGCGGATTTCTTTACCGCTTGTTTTTCTTTATATATTTAGTCTAGCAGGGGGGACTGACATTTATGCCCGTTTCTCGGGCGTGTCGGTAAAAAACTTTTGTGAGTCGCATCACACTCACGCTCAAGGTCGGAAGCCTATGTGCTCACTATCGGGCAAATCGGACATTTTCTATAGTGTGTATCATACAAGTTAAAAATATATTAACATTTTCTCAAATTTCAAAAAGCTATTGACTTTCGAAAATACGTAATGTTATACTTGGGAAGGTTTCGGGGGTTACACTAGAGAACTCAATACACCAAGTAATTCTTGGGATTGGATCTTGCAACTCTCCTCTATCTTTCCAAAAAGTTAAAATTTGGGGGGTAGGGGGGGTTTGCTAAAAAATCTAATTCCCAAGTAATCAATAAAAAGAATATATAATATATATAAGCAATATGCAATAGGCAAAAAAATATTTTATTAACATTTAGTAGGATATTAAAAGCAGTCGACTAGGATATAACATGTCATTAAAGGTATACATTTACGATTTAGCTATTCAGGTAGCAGTCATGGCGGAAACAGAAGAAGAAGCACAAGCAAAAATGGATCAGGGACAAGCATCACAGCTATCTATGGTTAAGACTCTATCTAGCACTACAGATATTATTGTTAATTAATTTCAAGGGTGGTATAATAAAGATATGACAAACAACGTTATTGGAACTAATTTAGGCGACTGTCCTATTTGCGAAGAAAGCAGATGGGGAGTTAAATTAAACTCAGATGGAGTTGCTGCACCTTTTTGCATCGAATGTTCTGGAGACTATGCTGCAAAGCTAGCCTGGGAACAATCTGTAAACAATATTTAATTTAGTCAACTAGGATATATATGTATTCAGTTGAGACTTATAAACTTCATCCAACCAACACTGCAATACTTTCTCCTTTGGGTTTAAAAAGAGATTGGCAGGACGAGACTAATTACGAGCATGTTTACAAATGCTTTCCATTGACTCTTGCAAATACAATGGGTTGGGGAATAAGTTATCCAGAAGATTTATCATTTATTTGGGACGGCAGATACACAGGATCTTCAGACTCAGTAAAAATTTTAAAAGGTCAAAACTGGTTAACAACAACTAGAGGATATGCAACAGTAAACTTTAGAACTGGGATTAAATTTAAAACTGATCCTGATGTAAGCATGTTAGGTTATCCAGTTCCAAATCAGTTCATTGATGGATTTCAATCTTTCACTTCACTTATATCAACTTCTTTCTTTATGGGAGAATGGCAGGTTGCTGGGAGAATAACTACTCCAAACAAGATCATTACAATTAAGGCTGGAACTCCAATCTCAGCAGTAATGCCAATATCGCTAACACATCTAAATAACTCTGAGATAATTGAAAAGCCAATTGAAAACTTAAAAACAAAAGAAATTATGAGCAATGAGTATGCTGCACTGGTTGGAATGACAAATGTAAAAGGTGGAGTTTTGAATTTTTATAGAAATGCTACAGATATGCATGGCAATAAAATCGGAGAGCATGAGCTTAAAGCTTTAAAGCTACATTATAGAAAAGGTAAGTAATGTCTGTAAAACCGTGGGACTTATTCAATCCTCAAGAATCAAGAGTGTCTTTAGATGTGCTAGAAGAAAGATTACAGATATGCTCAACATGTCCACAATTTATTAAAGCTACAAAGCAATGTAAAAAGTGTGGGTGTTTTATGAACTTAAAAGCAAAATTAGAAAATGCTACTTGTCCAATAAACAAATGGCCAGAACTTGAGATCATTTAATGAAAATAAATAAAATCCACGATGGTATCTACGAGATAGAAGAATTTCTTACTCAACTAGAAGTAGATTCAATCCTTAAAACTTTAGATTCTGGAGAATGGCAAGGCTTAGATAGCGGAAGTCATTGGGAAAAAAGAATTAAAAAAATAAATCCACGACCAGAAGAACTTAATGACATATGCAAAAGAATTTCTAATCTTTTTTTATCCTATGGAGTAATAAACAACATTCAAAGTATTCAAAGATTTGAAGTTGGTGGAAGTATGGGTGTTCATATAGATAAAATGCCATATAACAATGTGAGATATGGGATAGTCTGTTATTTAAACGATAACTACACAGGTGGAGAAGTGTATTATCCAGATTTAGGCATTGAGATAAAACCTAAACTAAGATCTCTTGTTATTCACAAAGGTGATATCAGACATGGCGTAAAAGAAGTTTTGTCTGGATCAGATAGATATTTTTTAACTACTTTTGCCCAAGCGGATGATTCTAATGAGGTTGTTCTTAAAAGCTTTGAATAGTTTTTCTGCTTTGCGTTCAAACTTGCCACCAGGACCTTCAACGTATTCGTTGCCTACAAATGTAGGGCTAAACTGTTGATGGGTAAAATGTCTTCTAGGTCCTTTTTCTGGGGTCATAATATAATTATACACCTTATGTTATGAAAATAATGTTATATAATTGAGGTATGTCTCCAGAGAAGATATCGATCAAGAAACAAAAAGAAGCTCTGGCACGTTATTTAAAAGAAGTAAAAGAAAAGAACCCATGTATGGATTGCAAGGTCTGGTACCCATACTATATGATGGATTTTGATCACGTCCGTGGACAAAAACATGCAAATGTGGCGGAGCTCATTAATACGTTATCTAAGAAACGAATCGATGAAGAAATAGCCAAATGTGAAGTAGTATGTTCTAATTGCCACAGAGCAAGAACATATATGAGAAAAATGCGGAAGGCAGGATAAATGAGATTTTGTAGTTATTGCGATAAGGCATCATATACATCTAAACTATTATTAGATGGATCTATGAAGTACTATTGTTTAGAACATGCTATTAATATTACAGTTGACTAGAATTATGGTATAATAATATTATGCATGATCATGAAAATATAGTATTAACCACAGGTTCAGGAATAACTGAAATGCAACTGATGTGGATTATCATGGGAGCCATGGCCATTCACCATATTTGGATGTGGTGGAAGATGAAAAAGAAAAATTGTAATTGCAAGTGAGCTTGATACAAGCAACAGTAATATTTGGACCTATATTGGTTCTATTAATAGCATTTTGGGATGATATAAAATGAAAAAGATCTATGCTTTAATTGCGTTAACTGCGACAGCAGTCTTCTCAGGTCTTGCTATGTCTAAATTTTTAAATTGGGCGGGACAGCAAGAAATCTTTGATTTTGACCTAAATGAAGATATAGATCATGAAGAGATATAAATTACTTATATTACTTCCATTGGTCCTAATAACTACCTATGTACTGGGTATTGTAATACAGATTAAATAGCTCATCTTTTTTCTCCCGCCCTTTCTGGGGTCTTTGTATCGGAGATACCAAATATGACCCGTTAAGGGCTTAGAGGCCCCGTAGAGGCCTTATATGACATATTCTACAAATTACTGCACATGAGATATGGCTCTTCTTTCGACGGCGCACTTTTTTCGCACTTTTTGCACTATACAGGTCTAAATAAATTTGCTATACTGTTGTAATGAGTAATATTGAATTTATATCTATGATGCCAGGGCTGCAAGAGATACAGCAATGTAAGCCAAAGCCTTCAAAGCAGTTTGTGCCGCAATGGTTTAAAGATACTCCAAGTATGTTGGGCTTAAATGACATGCCGTATGGCCCAGGATCTGCTCAAGTTGGTACTATTAGCTTTCCTTCCGCATCTACTGTAAAAATTTGTCCTGCCTTCCCAGACTTCTTTTCTCAAGGCTATGTTCTTCCAATGTGGTGCGATACAGAACTTGCCTTTAATGACGAAACACAGGAATTTTTTTGGAAGACCTCTAACGATGCATTTTCTTGGAGTATTCACACTAACAATCAGTTTTTAAAATGGGCAGATGCATCCCTGCATGGAGACAAGGCAAAGTTTGTTTTTAAAGCCGAATGCCCTTGGAGAATAATTACTCCTAAAGGCTGGTCTGTTTTACAGCTTCCAATGTTTTATCATTATAATAAAAACTTTTCAGTTCTTCCTGGCATTATTGATACTGATATCCATCATGAAATTAATCAACAAGTTTTGTATCATGGTGGCACAGATAAAATTACAATTAGTCGAGGAGACCCTTTTGTCCATTATATTCCTTTTGAAAGAAAGTCAAAGCTAGGACTTGAGATTAGAGAATTGACTGACATAGACAGAAAACGTTTTCAGAAAAACGAAATGAATATAGCGTCAAAGTTTGTTCCAAATGGCTTGTATAGGCTATTACAAAGAGAACGAGATAAAAAGAAATAAAAAGAAAAAATCCCATTCAGAGGCGGATCCGAATGGGCTTTTCTAGTATATTGCTATACATTATATAGGGAAGCATTACTGCCGTCACCTACACATCTTAATTGTATTACACGTTATTTTCTAAGTCAACTGTTTTTTCAACAATTTTTTCAGCAACAGGATATTCAGTAATCCAGCCATAGGGATCCTTATTAGTTTCAGGATTATTGCCTAGATAGGTTAGGTACTCAGGCAGGTTGGTTATTTCTGCCAAAAGAACCATCAGGTCTACGCATCTAGTATGAGCTTTTTGATGAGCTGTGTGGCATTTATATTTGTCGTCTACATTAGGACAAACTTTTAATATTTCCATAAGTCGAAAAACAACCTTATGGGCAAAATCCATTTGTTCTTGACTGTAAGACATTATGCCTTTTCCCCTGGAGTAAATGCTGGTTCAGGTCCAAGCAGGTATCCCTCTTGGTGGTACTCGATCATTCTTGTTGCCTTTTCAGTATCAAAATGATTTGCAATAAGCGTCATCATGTCGTATATACGGTGGAGCATAATATAATTAACCATAGGCAAATTATCTTCAATAGTTCCAGCGTCTCTAATTATTGCTCCATCAGGTAGCTTTGATTCATCCATTATTTGTCTATTCCTCCATCTGTATTAGGGAAAATTACAGGCATCTTCCATTCGTATGTGTTAAATCCAGAAGACTCGTATTGAAGCTCTTCTTCCGCCGACTCACTTTTTTTGTTGTCCATTAATAATTCTTTCTACTAAATCTACAAGATTTTTATAGTCGACAATTCCGACTGTTTTCTTGTATGAGCAAGTTAAGCAATATAAAAATATGTTTTCTTCAACATCTTGATTGGGATAGAGAGAGCCTTGATCCATTGGGCATAAAAGCTCTGGAACAAGGCCCTCTCTTGAAAGAGAAAGGTACTTAGACACATATTGTATCTTCATGTACCTTCCTTTCTAATGTTTGAATTCCGCTAGGAACTCCTTGTGTCTTGTCCCATTTAGGGAAGACCATGATGACCAATCTGTGCCGCCTTTAGTCATGTAATACGTTATCTCTGCGTTTATTACTGGGTCAAACAATAAAATGTTTGACTTTAGATCAAATTTTTCTTTACGATCAATGCCGAGTTCACCCAACATATTAATCTGAAAAATTCCGTAGGAACTGTCTCCAGTTTTCCTGTTACCATTGTAAGCCATAGGTCTTGCGTTAGACTCTGCCTTAACAATAGCCCAAGCCGTTTTAAGGGCTTTTCCTTCAAAACCAACAGCTGATAGAAGTTCTTTTAGTTCTTCGTCTGTTAGCGTCTCAGAAGGCTTGTATACAGTAGTGCTGTACTTCTCTAAGGTTTCTTTCTTTAGTTGTACTGTTGATTTCACAGGTGTTTCTACCTGCAATGCTTGAGTTGCTGTTGGTCCTGGCTGAACCGTAAATAGAAATAATACTATTACTACTATGTACGACCAACTATTGGCAACTTCGCTCAAGCGTTGTTTTACTTTCTCCATTGGCATTTCCTCCTTTAGAGATAACGAACTCTAAGCATAACATTAATTGCATAACCCTGTCAAGCCAGTCAACTAGAATAAATGTAAAGTATAAATGTCTAGTTTAGTAATAATATTTTAAATTTAAGCATAAAAAAATATATTTTTGCTTCCCATATGAATAGTTGTTTGGTAGAATAGGATCTTCACACTAAATTTAAATTAACCGCTAGGCGGAGAAACAGGTACTATAAATGTCTAAAACTATTGCAAACCCATACGAAAATTTTATTGCGTTATCAAGATATGCAAGATGGATATCAGAAGATAATCGCCGTGAGACTTGGGGTGAAACAGTAGATAGATATTTTAACTTTATGCTCGGCCATCTAGAAAAAAATCATAATTATATTCCAAATGAGAAGCTTGTTGCGGAATTAAAAGAGTTTGTTTTTGAAAGAAATGTAATGCCATCAATGCGTTCTGTTATGACTTCAGGAGCCGCATTGGAAAGAGATAATGTAGCTGGATATAACTGTGCTTTCTTACCAGTTGATTCCCCACGTTCATTTGATGAGACTATGTATATCCTTATGTGCGGTACAGGTGTAGGATTCTCTGTTGAGTATAAGTACATCAATAAACTTCCTGCCGTCCCAGAAACTTTAGAGAAATCAACTACAGTTATTACAGTAGAAGACTCAAAGCAGGGCTGGGCTAAAGCATACCGTGAGCTGCTAGCACTACTTTGGTCTGGACAGATTCCAGCAATTGATGTTTCTAAGGTAAGACCAGCAGGAGCAAGACTTAAGACAATGGGTGGAAGATCTTCAGGCCCACAGCCACTTATTAACTTGTTTGATTTTACAATTGCAAAGTTTAAGAATGCTACAGGAAGAAACCTAAAGCCAATCGAATGCCACGACATTATGTGCAAGATTGGTGAAGTAGTTGTTGTAGGAGGAGTCCGTCGCTCAGCAATGATTTCTCTTTCTAATATTAATGATATTGAAATGGCGCAGGCAAAGTCAGGTAACTGGTGGGAAGCAAGCCCACAACGTGCCTTGTCTAATAACTCTGTTGCGTATTCACGCAAGCCAGAGATGGAGCAGTTTATTGCAGAATGGAAATCGCTATATGATTCAAAATCAGGAGAACGAGGCATATACAATGTGGCCGCAGCTCAAGCCCAAGCAGCCAAGTATGGAAGAAGAGATCCAGATATACACTATGGAACTAACCCGTGTTCAGAGATTATTCTACGTCCTTACCAGTTTTGTAATCTTTCAGAAGTCGTACTACGTGAAAATGATACAAAGAAAGATATTGAACGTAAAGTAGAACTAGCAACTATTCTTGGAACCTGGCAGTCTACTCTTACAGACTTTAAGTATCTACGTAAGATTTGGAAAGATAACACAGAAGAGGAACGCTTACTAGGAGTTTCTTTGACTGGACAGTTTGGGCATAAGTTTATGTCAGGCAAACAAGATTTGGTTGCACTAGAGTCATTCTTGATGACCCTTAGAGAAGCGGCAAGAGCAAAGAATAAAGAAGAGGCTGGGAAAATTGGGATTCCTGAGTCTGCCGCTATTACTTGTGTAAAGCCTTCTGGAACAGTATCTCAATTGGTCGGGGTATCTTCAGGAATGCATGCTTGGCATTCTCCATACTATATTAGAACTGTTCGTGGTTCAAAGGGAGATCCAATTTCTACCTTCCTTAAAGAGGTGGGGATTCCAGTAGAAGATGATGTAATGAAGCCAAACGATACATACGTATTTTCATTTCCAGTAAAGGCACCAGAGGGTGCAATTGTCAGAAATGATCTAACAGCTATTGAGCACCTTAACATTTGGTTGGTTTACCAACGTGCATGGTGTGAGCATAAGCCATCAATTACAGTATCTGTAAAAGAAGATGAGTGGATGGAAGTTGGGGCATGGGTTTATAAGAATTTTGATGAAGTATCTGGAATTTCATTTCTACCGCATTCAGATCATTCATACAAGCAGGCGCCATACCAAGAAGTAGATAAAACAGAATATGATGCGCTTGTTGAAAGAATGCCTAAAGATATTCGTTGGGAAGATTTATCTTTTTATGAAACAGAAGACGGAACTTCTACAAATGCCACACTAGCATGTAGCTCAGATGGAAATTGCGAGCTAGTAGACATTTCTAGTTAAAAGTAGTACAATGTAATTGGGGTAAAACCCAAATTCCTGGGCACAACGCCCAGAAATAGGAGGATCTAATGAAACAAGATCTAAACAATGATGGAAAGGTAACTATGCAAGAGAAAATTCTAGCAGCGTTGGCAAGCTATGGTCGTCACTTTTTGGGTGCAGCCATTGCTCTTTACATGACTGGTAACACTGACCCAGGAGACTTACTCAAGGGCGGAATCGCAGCATGTCTGCCAGTTATTTTGAAGGCACTTAATCCAAACGAAAGCTCATTTGGGTTTACAAAGAAGTAAAAATTTAATATAGATTAGGAGTGCCCTTATGGTAAAATATCCATAAGGGCTTTTCTAATTAGGGGTAACCGTGGCAGCGCAAAAAAACTTTGAAGTTGATCAAAATACTACTTTTTCATTTGTTATTGACTATACCGATAACAATGACTTGCCCATAAACCTTTCTGGAGCTACCGCAAAAATGCAGGTTAGAGATACAAAGGGCGGATCTAAATTATCATTTACTTTGACTTCACCAGCTGGCGGAATTACAATTAACGGACCACTTGGCAGAGTTACATGCACAATGACACCTGCTCAAACAAGCAAACTATTTCACCCAAAATCTTCCTACGACATAATGATTACAGATAGCAATAATACAAAAACAAAACTTGTTGAGGGCTTTTTAACTCTAAGTAGATCGGTAACCATCTAATGGCAGAAAATATTGTAAAGATTACGGAACAGATAAACAAGGTTGTTCTTTCATCTCCAGGCCCTCAAGGACCTAGAGGAAAATCTATACTTAGTGGACCATCTGCCCCACTAGACAGCGTTGGAATTGAAGGAGACTTTTACTTCAATACAACAACAAATGAATTTTACGGACCAAAGCTATCAATCACCACTTGGAGCGGGGCCAACAAGATTGATCTTGCTACCAAAGACGATATCGCTTTTGTTTACTCCTGGGAAATGTCTCAGGTTCAAGGCCCAGTAGATGGGGTATATTCTGTGGTAATAAATCATAATTTAGGATTTGGTCCCAATGTAACCGTAATATCTAGCGCAGGCGACGTATTGGAAACAGGAATAGATTATAATAGTCTTAATAGATTAACACTGACGATGGCCCAACCATTTTCAGGGACAGCGCATCTGTCGTAAAGGAGAAAGAAAATGGCAAAAAAATTCTTAGTTAGTTTAGATCTCAATAAAAATGAGTTACTAAATGCTAGAATCCAAAACTTAGGTGCTGCTCCATCCAACCCAGTATCTGGACAGATTTACTATGACACATCTAATAATACAATGTATTATTACAATGGACTCACATCACCAAATGGCCCATGGATGCCGATGTCTGGATCCACAGAGGTTATTCAAGATGTAATTGGCTCTTCGGTAGTAGCTGGAACAGCGTTAACAGCAACATATGACGACACAGCGGGCACAACAACATTAAAGCTTAATGATACAGCTGTAACACCTGGATCATACGGATCAGCAACAGCAATTCCTACATTTACAGTAGATGCACAAGGACGCTTAACTGCAGCAGGAACAGCAAACGTAGCAACAAACCTTTCGATAGCTGGAGACACTGGAACAGATACAGTTAATCTTTTAACTGATACATTAACAGTTGCAGGCGGAGAAGGAATTGACGTAGCTGTAACAAATAACACAATTACGGTATCAGCAGAAGACGCAACCTCAACAAATAAGGGTGTTGCAAGTTTTGATTCAACAGACTTTACGGTAGCGTCAGGCGCAGTAACATTAAACGCTGAGCGTGTACAAGACATTGTCGGAGGAATGGTTGACTCTAATACAGAGTCTGGAATTTCAGTAACATATGACGATGTAAATGGAAAATTAGACTTTAACGTAGCAGATCCTACAATTACTCTTTCAGGAGATGTAACTGGTACAGGAACAATAACAAATCTTGGTGATGTAACAATCACAACTACAGTTGCACCAAACTCTGTAGCTTTAGGTTCAGATACAACAGGCGACTATGTAGCAAACATTCAGGGAACAGCTAATGAAGTAACAGTAAGCCCTACATCAGGTGAAGGCACAACAGTAACAATCGGTCTTCCAGATAATGTAACAATTACTAATGATTTAAATGTTGGCGGAGACCTAAACGTAACAGGAACAATTAACTCAGTAAATACTACTCAAGTAAATATTGTTGATAATAAGATTAATTTAAATACCGACTTTATTGGAATTCCTTTAGCAGATGCTGGAATTCGTGTAGAGCGTGGAGATGGTGCAGATGTTGAAATTCTGTGGAATGAAACAAGCGACAACTGGACACTCACAAATAATGGTACAAACTACCATGCAATTGCTCGCAAGTATGCAGTAGATCTTGCAAATCCAGATACATTAACAGCTTTAGTTGTTACACATAATTTGGGATCAGATGACGTTACTGTTCAAGTTTTTGAAACATCAGGATCTAAGGCTCTTGTTGAAACAGATGTTGAGCGTACATCATCAAATACAGTTACATTAAAATTTGCATCAGCCCCTGCAAGTGGAGCATACAGAGTCGTAATTACTGGTTAAGGAGACACTGAATGTCAGTTAAAAGATTAGTTCCATTAAATACAACAGAATTATCTTCTGACCCGTCAGTAGCAAGAGCTGGAGATATTTATTTTAACAGTTCTGCTCAGGAACTTCGTGTATACACAGGAACAGAGTGGAAGCCAATCGGTGGAAGCACAGAAACTGGCTTGCTTATTCATGAGCACACATATGATGGAGAAATTTATTCGGTTCAAGCAGTTACAACTGCCGCAACTTTTGTAGATGGCGGAACACCACAGCTAAGTGGTCAAACAGAGCTTAACATAGTCGACGGAGGAGCACCATAATGGCAGTTAGTATAAGAATTAGAAGAGGTACTACAGCTCAATGGAATGCATCTACAAATGTTCTTGCAGCTGGAGAAATTGCATTAGATACAACTCTAGGTAAAATAAAAGTTGGAAATGGATCTTCTTTGTGGGGAGCTCTTCCATTTTTTAGTATAGCCCCTTCAGAACTCTTAAGTTTAACTCAAGCAAATATTGCCGATACAGTATTGGACGGAACTGGCTTAGATAAATCTTTTGACTCAGTTGCTGGAAAGCTAACATTATCTGTAGATAGCACTATTGCAAATAAAACATATGTAGATACAGCTGTTTCTTCTTTAAGCGGAACTGCTGCACAGACATACATTCCACTAAGTCAATATGGAAACGCAGACGGAGTTGCCACTCTTGATGAAAATGGCAAAATCCCAGATTCTGAAATTCCAGCCACAATTACAAGAGACACAGAGCTGTCTTCAGCAATTTCTACAGAAGTAACAAATAGAAATACAGCAATTTCAACTGCAATATCTAATCTTGTAGATTCAGCCCCTGGAACCCTAGATACATTAAATGAGATTGCAGCAGCATTTGCAGACGATCCTAATTTTGCTACAAGCATAACAACAACAATAGGAAACAAGCTAGACTCTTCCCTAGCAGCAACAACATATGCCCCTATAGCATCACCAACTTTTACAGGAACTGTAGGTGGTGTTACAAAAGCCCACGTTGGTCTTGGAAATGTCGATAATACTTCAGATGCAAATAAGCCAATCTCAACTTTAACTCAAACAGCTTTAGATACTAAAATAAATGAAATTATTGAATTTAATTCACAAAGTGGAAATTATACCTTGCAATCTACAGACACAGGTAAGCTTGTAGAAATGTCAGGCGGCGGAACCTTGACAATACCTTCTGACGCAGTGTATAATTTTCCAATAGGCACATCAATAGAAATTTTACAAACAGGAACCTCACAGGTTACTATAGCTGGAACAGGATTTACACCAAATTCTACACCAGGTCTCAAGCTTAGAACACAGTGGTCAAGCGCATCGGTATTAAAGAGAGGTAGTAACAGCTGGGTCGTATTGGGTGACCTAGCAGTATAATAAAAAATGCTTAGAAGATTTTTTGGCCGATTTGGCAGAAGAAAAGTTAGCGTTCCGTCACTAGTTAATTTAAGTAAGGCTCAAGCTGAATCTGCACTTGCTGCAAAAGGTTTAAATTATAATCAAACATCAACTGCTACATCAACATCTGCATTAAATTTAACTGTATTGTCTCAAGGAACTCCAGCAGATACTATTGTGCCAATTGGTACATCAATTGATTTTAATTATTATAATTATGTTGCCCCACCTTCATTTGGTCCTTCTTTTGTTCCTAGCCCACCACAGAATTCATCTGTATCTAGCTCAAGTTGGAATGGATCTACAGTAACAATCAATGGAACATTTAATACTTTTCCTACAAACATTGCTGTAAACGGAAGCAACATTGGAAGCTGGACCCCAAGTTCAAACCAAATAACATTTTCTTTAAGCGGATCAGGAAGCAGAACTATTCAGATCTATAACGGAAGAGTTCCACTTATTCCAGAGTTTAGTATTTCATATAATCCAAATCCAGGATTTAATCCAGGTCCAGTGTTTAATCCAGGTCCAATATTTAATCCAAATCCAATATTTAATCCAGGTCCACAATTTACTCCAGCACCACCTATCTTTTGGTCTACTCCATTATTTTTTGGACCTCCTTCTTTTAAAAGTGTTGGTGTTTCAACATTAGTAAGAACTCCAAATGGCCTTGTTAAAGCAGACGATTTACAAGTAGGAGACATTCTATTATCAGCAGATATAGAAGGTTTTATAAATTCTCCACAGGAAAACTCAACTCAGATTGCACTCGCATGGTCAGATACAAATCCAAATATAAATATTACAGAGACTACAATCGTTTCTATAAATAAAAAAATGTCAGATGGCGCAGTAGTTATTAACAGTGATATTTTTTCAAACTACCACTATATTCTAATTAAAAGAGACGGTGTTGCAAAGTTTGTATCTTCAGTAGATGTTTTAAATACAGACCTTGTATACTCTTATGCTGATCAGACGTGGGAAGAAATAACAACCCTAGAATCTGTTCCAATTGTTCATGAGGTTGTTTCCATTAACTGTGAGCCATACGATATGTTCTTTACAGAAAAGATATTAACCCATGACTCAACAGCAATTTAATGTTATTGGCTTTGACTCTGTAGATAATAAATCTATCCCAATTTTTTCAAAATTCCCCGACGAGTTTAACGGAGCCTGGGCTCATATAACACCAATTAATAATGGGAAAATAAGTTATCTTTCTACATTTTATTTTAACGACCAACACCCTTCTGGGACGGTAATAGTTTCTGATTTTATTTTAAACTCTTATCCAGATATGTATAATACTTTTTATTTAGACGGCTTGGCAGAAAAAGTCTACGTTTCACCAAAATTAAGACGGAACGGCTTTGTTGGTATATCAGCACTGCTACTAAGAAGAATTTTTTACTCTTATTTAAAAGGATTTATAGTTGACGGAAGTAAAGATAGAGCCCCATTTATAGAAAAAGCTTATATAAAAACAAAAAATATTTTAAATGAAAGAATAGAAGCAAACGTACCAGAATCTGCTGTTTCAGTATATAATACTGAGCCAGAAAGAGATGCAGTTTATCCGCATATTTGGTATAATCAAAGAATAGGAGGAGTAAATGAGTAATTTATTAAATAGAATTTTTGACGCTTGTATTTATTCAAGCCAATTTAATGAAAGAGAAGATCTGCTTGCAATTTTAAATAATCCAAATGAGGTTGTATGGGAAGAAAGAATTGGCTCGTATATGGAAGGCATAAAAACGTCACTGGACATTAATAACTTTGCTGTGCTAAATAGACATTTACAGTCTTCAAACGTAACAAATTTAATGGAGTTTGCAAAAGAAAAAAATATTAATTATAAATGGCTACACGAAAATGATTTTATAAAAATAGGCAAGGATGCTGAATATTTACAAAGCTTTACTAATGAGTTTACAAAAGACACTGTAAGTGTAATATATGTATTAAAAAACACTAACATGTCTGGATCTATTAGCTTTAAAGATAAAGAAACTACAATTCATCCAGAAGAGGGGTCTTGTATAATTCTTTCATCATCGCCCGAATATAAATACGTTGTAACAAATTCCGAAGACAACGATTTTATCCTAGCAATAGCCTATAATGAAAAAGTTTGATCCTAAAGTAGTATCTAATGTATTTGAAGAACCATTTTTTGAATACATTAAGAATTATTTTGAAAATCATCCACAATTAAGAAGCATACCTTACGACTATTATGGAAGCAAAAGAATGGACTCTTTTGACGACTCCGTAATTCTTGAATGTTTAAATAAGCTTACAGACTTTGCAAGACATCATTTTGGTAAGCCAGACATTCTTCCAACGTATGCAGTTTTTTCAGAATATTCTAGCGGAGCGGCGCAGCTAGATGAACACCTAGATATTGGCCCATGTACATACACAGTAGATCTAGGTCTATATCAAAAAACTCCATGGGGGCTATTTATAGAAGGAAATGAATACAGCTTTGATGAAAATGAAGCAGTATTATTTTTAGCAAATGATCAAAAGCATTGGAAGGGCCCTTTCCCAGATCCAGAGTTTAACAAGGTTGGAATCATGCTACTTCACTGGGTAGATCCAGACCACCCATGGCTAAAGATTCCAAGAGAGGCTCAGAGGGTTCTAAGAAAAAGAGTTTCTGTAGTATGATTAAGCAAAATAAAAATCAAAATGTTTTGTATAGGCTTAATAGAGAGATTAAAATTACTTTAGGAAATTTTGATCACAAAGGGATTTATGAAAAAATAAATAAAGAATTTAATAAAAAAAATATTGTCTACAGGTTCCCAGAAGAAACAAAAATAGAAGTTCCCATATACTCTGATAATAATAAAAATGTTTTTTTTATTTATGATGAAAAAATACATGGCCTTCTTATATATCTAGTGTCTTTAATTAAAATAGCATGCAAAGAGCATGATCTTGATTTTGATAAAAATAAGTATTTTTTATCTTCAAGCCTGATAGAGGGGATAGATACTTCTTGTTGGTATGATACAGGCGGGATGTCTAAACCAGCACTTTTTGGAATAATGTCACTTGATACAGAATTAAAAGAAATAGAGATATCGGGGGTATTGAAAAAGATTTCCCCAGGTGATATAATAATATCAGAAGCAGGCAATAAGATAAAGTACTCTAGTCAAATAAAAGGAATACTTTTTAACATAGCCCCACTATCGATGATAGAAAAACAGTACCCGCATACGTGGATACCAATACTATAAAAGGATAAAGATGATAATCGAAAACCCAGCAAAAGGTATTTATATATATAGAAATGCTTTACCAGAATCTATGGGAATCCCACAAAAAATAGAAAACGCTCTGGGCGATGGTAAAAGCGTATTCTTTAAATGGTCAGAAGCGCTTGTAGGAGACTTCCAAAAAATAAAAGACTATAGGGATTGTGTTGACTTTAAAGTAAGAAGAGATGCGCTAAAAGCTGGTGATCCAAAAGCAGATGAAGTAGCTGCTATTCATGATCAAATAACAGAAAAATTAAACGAATGTCTAGATCATTACGTTGAGACTTTTAGAATGAATCCCCTAGGCTACATGGAAGCTATTAACTTTGTAAAATACGGGCCAGGCCAGCATTTTCAAGTTCATCCAGATAGTGGCCCAACCTATCATTGTGACGTTTCTACAGTAATGTACTTGAATGATGACTATGAGGGTGGAGAACTAATGTTCCCTCATTTTGAATACACATACAAGCCAGAGTACGGAGACATTGTTCTATTCCCGTCTAACTTTCTTTATTCCCATGCAGCTTTGCCAGTAAAATCGGGGACAAAGTATTCTGCGGTAACGATGTTTTCATACAATGACAGAACCCATAAAGACCATATCAATCCTTCAGGCAAACTTCAGGGAAGATCAAGGTTTTTATAGCCCATACCTTTAGATGCTTATGATGTATAATTGTGTAAGAGGTGAACACTAATGGCAACTACATTTCCAGCATCAAAAGACCAACTAATTAATCCACAACCTACAGACTCAACGTCTCTAGTATCTCACGCCTCCCAACATGCAAATGCAAACGATGCCATAGAAGCTCTTGAGAATAAAGTTGGTGTTGATAACTCAACCGACCCATCTTCTCTTGACTATAAGGTTAGACAGCTAGAAATAAATTTTCAAGACCCAAACGAAATTAAAGACCTAGCAGCTGCCTCAATATTGGGCGGTACTCACACTGGAATTACTGTGTCTTATAATGACACTACAAATATTTTAAGCTTGACGGCAACCTACGATGACGATGAAGTAGTAACTGCAGTAGCTCAAGCACTCACAGCTGGAAATGGTATTTCAAAAACATTTAACGATACAACAAATGTAATTACTATTCAGGTTGATACATCTGTTATAGCTGACAGATCCTATGTAGATACAGCAATATCTAACCTTATAGATGCAGCACCAGGAGTGCTAAATACATTAAATGAAATTGCTGCAGCGATAGGCGACGATGCAAATTTTGCAACAACGATAACAACAGCCCTTGCAACTAAACTTAATATAACTACTGCAGCAAGCACCTACCTAGCACTAGCAAACACAACAGAAGTTGTTCAAGATGTTGTTGCAGGAATGGTCTCAGGAAACGTTTACTCTACAGGACTAGGTATTACATATGATGATCCAACAGGAAAATTAAATTTTGAAATAACCACTAAAGATCTTCCAGGGTTTACTGAAGCCGCACAAGACTCAGTTTCTAGCCTATTCGCACACGCTGGCCATACAAATGTAACCGCTACATATGACGATGTTGCAAATCGGATTAATTTGGCAGTAACCGCTCAGTTAACTCAAGAGCAGGCTCAAGACTATATTGCTCCTTTATTTACGCATGGATTAAATCCTAATATTACAGCAACATATGACGATGATACAAATAAGCTTATTTTAGAAACTATTATTCCGCCATCAAAAGCCATTATGTCTGCTTCTGCTCCAGCATCACCAGCAGACGGAGCTTTCTGGTTTGATACTGATGAATACAGAAGCGGCAGCACTAGATCATTAAAAGTTTGGAATGCCCTATCTTCAACTTGGGAGTACGTATCAACAGATCTTTCTTTATCAACAACAAACACCTGGACATCTAAAAATACATTTACCAATGGTGTAATTGTTGGACTAGAGTTCCCTCCACAAAATCCAGTACACGGACAAATTTATTACAACCTTCCTTTAGACAAACTAAAGGTGTGGACTGGTTTACTTTGGGATGATATTCAGGTTGGAGGAGGTGGAGGAGGACTTTCTCTTACACCTACAGACAACACCGCAGCTCCATCTGTTTTCTTTGTTGGACTAGTTGCACCCCCAGCAGGAGCAACACAAACTGGAGATTTGTGGATTGATGTTGATGATATTGATACTCCTTTTAATCAATTTTATACAGGCGGTGTTGCTCCAGATCCAGAACAATATGAATTCTGGGTAGACAATGTTGAACCAATTCAAGAATTAATTTATAGCGCAGACGAACCAGGGACACCTTCATACCCAGGAGAGCTTTGGATAGATACAGATGAATTTGATGGTGCAATTGTAGAGTTTGGAGCAACGGCTCCTAATCCAAATAACGTACAGCTATGGGTAGATATAAATGAAAACGAAAGCCCAAGCTATTATGATCAATTAACTTTTACAAATTATGCAACAGTTGCAAACTTTCCACAAAATGCACCAAATGGTTTTGTTGCCTCAGACGCTTCAACTGGACTGGCGTACGTAAGAAGCCAAGGACAGTGGCTAGCAATAGTAACCGCATCTAATATAAATAATATTATTTCTTCAAATTCAACAGTGTTTGAAGATTTAAAAGCTTTAGCTTGGATGGGCTTTGAATAGCCATTCTGGTATAATTTAGGATAGGAGGGTCATAAAATGTCACTAAAAAGATGGAACGGTACCTCATGGGTCACCGTCGCTGGTTCAAGACCAGGACCCCAAGGTGCAACAGGACCTACAGGTTCTGCGGCAACTATTTCTGTAGGAACAGTTACAACTGTTGCAGCAGGAACAGCAGCATCAATTGTAAATGGTGGAACATCATCAGCTGCAATATTTAATTTTCAAATTCCAGCAGGACCAACTGGCGCAGCAGGTGCTGCAGGATCACAAGGTGTGGCGGGACAAAGAGGTTCTTATACATTTACAGGAATCGCTAATCCAACAGGATCAAACCCAGCAAGCAAGCTAGGATTAGACACATATTTAAATACAACAACTGGAGATTATTTTCAATATAACTCTTCAAACACTACATGGGTTCTTCAAGGAAACTTAAAGGGACCAGTAGGAGCAGCAGGCGCACAAGGTATTACAGGACCCCAAGGTGCAACAGGACCAGCGGGAGAAACAGCAGTACAAAATGTAATAACAGAGCTAGACAGTTGGAAAGCAGACCAGATACTCAATCTTGGTGTATACTATCCAAAGTACGAGTTCTTAACAAATATGACCCAGCAAAATGCAACACTTTTAGCAACAAGCATGATATTCTAGGAGAAAACAACTATGGCAAGAAAAATTTTAAGTTTAACAGATATTGATTTTGTACCAGGCACAGGAACATTAACTATTCCTAAGCTAATTCGCAGAGAAAAATTACTGTTAATTACAAATACAACAGCTAACAAGATTGTTTACAATTTTGCTGATCCTGCCCTAGGATTATATAGTCACTCATTTTCTACTCCTGCTTCAGACCCATATCATGATGCTGCTCACGGAAAAACAATATTAGTATTAAAGTACAACACATCTACAATGTTGCCTACAGATGATTGGCAAATTGTTTATGATACAGAAAATGAAGCATTTGAGCCAGCAGACTATTTGGTAGATGCGGTAGGAAAGCTTCGTACAGCAAACCCAGTATCCCTTATTGATACTGACTTTGAGTATGGTATTCAGAACTCTAAGTGGGAAACACTTACAATGATTCAAAACTATCCAGGATTCTTTGGAAGATCCACTGGTGGAAACGCAATTGATATACAGCTAATTCAAGGAAATGGAGTTGCTCCATTATCTACAATAACTGTTACATGTAATTCACCACACGGATTAAGCTCAGGAGATGTTATATCAGTTCAAGAAACAACTTCAGATAATGCGGATGGAACATTCCTATGCTTCCCAACTGGAGCAACAACATTTACATATACAGCAAAAGGTGTTGTAAATGGTCCTATTCAAGATGGAACACTGACATCAATTTACGGCGGAGGAATTTTTGATAACGCACATATTATGGGCGGAGTTGTAGGACAGCTTGGAACATTTTCTGCAGTATCAGATCAGGCTACACCTTCAAGAATTACAGTAGTTTCACCAAAGCCACACGGACTTCTTCCAGGAACACCAATTCTTGTTACACAAAAAGAAGGAAGCAACTTCTTTGGAAGCTTCTTTATTGACACTGTAGACACACCAAACTCAATGTCATTTATGGCAAATGGACAAATTAATAATCCAATTAACACACTTGATCAAGGATTTTATGCAAAGCCTGAAGGATATGTAAACCATAGACCACATGACGGTGGAGTTATTATGTCTACAGGAAACAATGTGTGCGGTACACAAACAATGCGTCAAACACGTAGATACTTTAGATACCAGTCTGGTAAGTCAATTCAGTTCTCAACAGGAACAAAGTTTACACCTACATTCCAGGTAGAATATTTAGCATCTGCAGGACTAGTTCCAGGATCACAAGACATCACTGTAACTACACTTAATTCTCATAACTTACAGCCAGGAGCATACGTTAAAATTGAAGGAACAGAAACTTCTGGTTCCTATAATCCATTTAACGGAATTCATCTTGTAACATCAATTATTGATGCTACAACATTTAAATACAATGTTGTATTTACACAAACATTATCAGCAATTGATCAAATCCCAGGCGGAGTAAATGTATTTTGTACAGCTTATATTTGGAAGGGTGCATCAACAAGAGCTGGCCTTTATTCAGAACAAGATGGATTCTTTTTTGAATATGATGGACAAGGTATATTTGCTTGTCGTCAATGGTCAACACAGGTACTTAGAGGAAATGTTTCTGTAACTAAGTTTAACTCAACAGTAACAGGAAGCGGAACAATCTTTAGAAAGCAATTAGTTTCAGGAGATAAAATTGTAATCCGTGGACAGTCTTACAGAGTTCTTCAAATTGCTTCAGATTCTTCTTTGACAATTGCTCCCGCCTATCGTGGAGCAAGCCAAACAAGCGTTAAGGTTCGCAAGACTCAAATTATTAAAATTAAGCAGTCGGAGTGGAACCTAGACAAGTTTGATGGAAGCGGTCCATCAGGACACGTATTTGATCCATCAAAAATGCAAATGACATATATTGACTACTCCTGGTACGGAGCAGGAACAATTAGATATGGATTTAGAGGCCAAGGCGGAAAAATTACCTGGTGTCATGAAATTTCTAATAACAATAATAACCTTGCCGCATATCAAAGATCTGGTAACCTACCAGCTAGATATGAAGCAATTAACGAACCAACAAAGTTTTCAAAGCTAGTTGCAGGAGGAACGGCAGTAAGAGGATCCAATCTTCTTCCACAAGACACAGTAATGTATATTGATAATGTAGACTACTGGCCAGCAAGTGGATTTATTAGAATTCAAGATGAAAATTATTGTGAAATTGCACGATATACATCAATTGGTGCATACAATAATACTGCAAAGGGATACGCTATGAATCTTATTCGTAGACAGCCTTATGTTACATATTATGCAGGATCAGCTTATAGCCTTAATGGAACTTATATCGCAGCAACTTTTAGACCAGACTCAACTATTCCTGGAGGATCAGGATCTGCACAAGTTTCAGTTCAAGTTATTTCTCAAGAATGTGCTCCAGTTATGAGCCACTGGGGATCTTCAGTAATTATGGATGGAGGCTTTGATGATGATGCTTCCTTTATCTTTACAGCTGGTATGCAGCGCTACTTACAGGTCGGTGGTTCTGGATCCGTTTCAGCAACTATTGTTTCTAGAGTAAGAACATCAGGAGTTGCAACAATTACAACTTCAGCTCCCCACTCATTACTTGCTGGTTACAACGCAGTAGTTTCAGGTGTAAATGATGTATCTGTAATTACATACAAGCAGCTAACCAATAACCAAGCAAGCCTTACAACATCTGTTGCCCACAGACACAGAGTTGGACAGACAGTAGTGGTCACTGGAGTTGATAACGTATTTAATGGTACATGGACAATTACTGGAGTTACATCTACAACATTCTTGTTTGCTAGATCTTCCAGCAATATTCCATTCCAGGCAGTGTCATCATTTACTAGCCCAACCGCTGTAACTTCAAGCTATTACAATGGAACGTTTTTAGTAAATAACGTTACTTCAAATACAATTTCATATGCTGTTGCACAGCCAGATGAAACTTCATCTGCGGTTAACCCAAATGGAGCTGTAACACAGACGTTTGGAGCAACACAGCAGGCACGTCCTCTAATTTCACTTAGAGTTGCGCCATCTGCCGATAACGGTACTGGACGTAACTTTGGACTTCGTGAATTGTCAAACAACATGCAGTTAAAGTTATACAGCGTTAACATTCTTGCACAAGGACAGTTCCTTGTTGAAGGAATTCTAAATGCACAATCTCTAAACGGTGTAAATATTCCAAATGCATGGGCAACCGATAGGGTGGGATCAGGATCCCTTGCACAAATTATTTATCACGACGGAACTGGAGTCCCTGGATCACCAGTTCTTTCTCCTACCAATACAGTTTCTGGAGGAGACCGTGTATTTGCTTTCTACACAGATAACGGCGGAGGTACAAACTACTCTGTAACACGTATCGATCTTACAAAGGCAAGAGACCTAGGAAACTCTATTCTAAATGGAGACGGTAGCGTTGCTACACCAGGTTTCCCAAATGCCCCAGACATCCTTACAATTGTTGCTACAAATCTTGGTTCTTCAGCGGCCAACATTTCAGCAGTTCTTGCATGGACGGAAGCGCAGGCCTAAAAAATGCCAGATTACTCAACATTAACATCACAGATTAATCAGTTTAAAACAGCAGCAACTGCTTTAATGACTAATGCTAATGATCCGTTAAATGCAAATGAGCTGCAGCTTGTCGGAGCGGCATTAAATCAGATGGGCAACACCCTAGGTGTTGCAGATATTAACAATGCTACTACAGACGCAATAGCAGTAATTAATACCGCAAAAGATTCAGCCATAACAGCCTTTAATACTGGCACAAATGGAACAAGATTAACAGATGCAGAAGCAGACATCGTAGATCTACAAGGAAGAACAACAAATATTGAAGGATTTGTTAATACAAATTCAGTTCAATATACAACACTTCAATCTACAGTATCTGCTCTTCAGACATCTTTATCTACAGTACCTCTTTCATGGCGGATCGCTACAACAAATACCACAGCGTTAAATAATGAAAGAATATTTGTAAATCAAGGTGGAATAACAGTAACTCTTCCTTTCGGCCCAACATTGGGATATACAGTTCAAATTAAAGATGCAACAGGCACAGCAGCAACAACAAACTTTACGGTTTCAAGAAACACAGAAAAGATTGAAGGTCTTGCAGAAGATCTTATAGTAAACGTTAACTCAGCATCTATGACTTTAGTTTACGTTAATGCAACGAGAGGATGGGTATTAACATAATGGCACTTTTTTCAGCTTTAAACGGTCCAATAACAGGAGTATCTGTAGCACAATTAGGAATTACTGCAGCATCCCTAGGAATTCAAAGTGGTCTTAGCTCAGTTCTCCCAGAAGTAACAGACGGATCAAGAAGACCATATTCTATTCCATCTATCTATTCGGTTAATATGCGTGGAAATGCAATGTTTAACAACTACTCATGGGATAACTCAGACGACTGGACTAACTTTTATACATATCTAACTGGCACACAGCCATGGGATGCCGAAAGAGCATTCTGGCATGCATTAGGCGGATATAGAAATATGAACGAAAACAGAAAATCTTATTGGTCAGCTGCTTATAAGCGCCTAGACTATGCAACAAATAATATGTGCGGAACATCAAACTCACGTATGCACACATGGCCTAGAACTACATGCTACGGTCCATTTGGCTCTCGTGTAATGTTTATTCGTAACTTCGGCCCAACAAACCAGACTGTTTCAGTTTGGGGCCTAGTTGGAACCTACTGGTGCAGTGGATACGACGGAGCGGGACTTCAAGTCGGAAGACCAACCTATTCTTCAGGTAAGAATTACGCAAATGCAAACGGTATGTCATGGACAAACCTTGCAACCCTAACAGGAACTAATACGTCTAACTCAGGAATGTCTGGCTCATTTACTTTAAATGCTGGAGAATCTTGTGTAGTTCTATTGTGTAACACATTTACATATTGGACAGATACTGGTAATCAGTACCACTGGAATGAGAACAATGCGTTCTATAACCTGCAAAGCACATTTACAGGATCAAACAACTTTATTCAGCCTGACATTAGATTGACACAGGCAGCATTAATGTATAACGAAGTAAATAATGGTAACTACACATCAACAATTGATTCCCATAAAATTTGGAATTATGCTGCAACAGTATATGGAGATAGATAATGGACGAATTTAAAAAATATGCAAGATTTAGCCCTCAATATGATATTCAAGTTGAGACTAGAACATGGCATGAGTTTCCAACTGATAACACAGAAGATGGTTCAGAGTGGTTTGAGGTAGATGAGACATTTACTGGAGAAAGACATTTAGTTTATAATAACGGATCGCCTAGATTAATGACAGACGAAGAGCATGCCGATTGGCAGGCGGGAATTAATTTAAGCGGAGCACTGCAAGTTGCTAGAACCAAAAGAGGCAACCTATTAAAATTATCAGACTGGGTGGAAACATCTAATTTGTCTGATGAGAAGAAAGAAGAGTGGAGAGTCTATAGACAAGCCCTCAGAGATCTTCCAGAAACCGTAACAGACTATAATATTGTGTATCCTACGGAGCCCACTTTATAATGTCATTATGCTATACTATACAAAGAGGTGATCAATAATGCCAGATTATGCAAGTTTAACGGCTCAAGTAGATCTATTTAAGACTAAGGTAGCAGCCCTTAGTGGATCAAACCTGGGCGCACAAGAATTGGTTTATTTAGCAAAAGCTATTGAATCAATGGGAAATCTTTTGGGAGTCAACGACGTATTGGCAGCTACAAATACAAAACTTAATGACATCTCTAATGCTGTAACTGGTGCTGTAACAACAGTGTCAGCTGCAGGAAGTACACAGGTAGCCGCAGTGGCTGCAGCAGGAGCAACACAGGTAGCGGCTGTTGCAAATGAATTAAATAACTTTACAATATATCAGAATATGGGAGTAATATAAAATGCCAACAACAGTTAGCTTACCAGCACGTTTTTATGCAGGAACACTTACAAATGCCGAAGTAGGAGTTTGGACAGTTCCAGCAGCAGAAACAGATGTAATTACATCAATTACAGTACAAAACATCACACTTGCTGCTCAAACATTTGATGTTAAGATGGCAGGAACATTCTTGGCTTACCAGCTAAGTCTTCCACCACAGACATTTATGACTTTGGACATTAAGCAAGTTCTTAATACAGCTGAAAGTATTCTAGTTAAAGCTTCAAATAACAACGCAGTGACGATGTTTATTTCAGGCGTAAAAATAACATCATCATAATTTAAAGGAGTAATAAAATGTCACAAGTTTCCAACACCACGTCATCAATTTATTTACCAGGCCTAACCACAACAATTAATGCTGCTGTAACACAGGGTCTACAGACTGGTATTACCGCTCAAGCAATTGCTGCAGGTGGAGTAAGCTCAATGTACATGCCTCTTGAAACAAGAATTTATTCTTCTTCAAACTGGACACGTCCAGCAAACACAGGACCAGTTATTAAACTTGTTCTTGTCGGTGGTGGAGGTTCAGGTGGATCTGGGCACTCTTGGTCACACAATGGATCTGGTGGAGGCGGAGCAGGACAACTTATTGAAAGATGGTTAGACATTTCTTCAGTTCCAGTCGGAGGAACTATTCCAATTACTATTGGAAACGGTGGTCCAGCAGTTTCTGGAAACTCAAACGGAAACAATGGAGCAAACTCTTCATTTGGTGTAAATGGAAATGCGTACTACTGTATTGCATACGGCGGAGGCGGCGGAGGCTATCCTTACGGTTCTGGTAACAATGGAAACTCTGGAAGCATGGGCCAAGGAATGGGCAATCAAAATGGCGGAGGCTCAGGCGGAGGCGGCGGAGCAGGCGGAAACTGGCAATATGGCGCAGCAGGCGGAGGCGGCGGATCATCATCTGCAGGACAAAATGGCAAGAATACAACACAGACAAACGGAACTGGTAGTTCTGGATATGCTGGAGGATTTGGTTTTGGACCAGGAGCATCTGGAGGTGGAGTAGGATCAAACCACAGCTGGACATCATGGATTGGCGTTGGCGGAAAAGGTGGCGATGGACAATATGGAATTGCAGGCGGAGGCGGCGGAGGCGGCGGAGCAGGCGGAGGCGGATCCTGTGGAGGCGGAGCTGGAGGCTCACAAACAGTAGACAACTCTGGTGGTCAAGGTAGAGACGGAACTGGCTCAGGAGGCGGCGGAAATAACCATCAATCAGGAGTTGGCGCTAAAGGAGGTGCTGGCGTAGCTATTATTACATACTACGTTAAGGCATAACTATGAGAGACTATATATTTATTAATGAAGATGGAACAGTACATAACATATTGAACCTAGAAGGACCTGAAGCAATTGAAGCAAATGAAGACCTAAAAGATCTTTTACACTTTGATTACACAGACTGGGCTTACGACGATAAGCCAGCACCAGGCTGGACATACAATAAAGATACAGAGGTCTGGACTAAGCCAGTACCACCTATTTCAAATGTTGTTGTAGAGCACCTTGTTCCTCTTACAGAACCAGTAGCAGATACACTAGCGGGAGGTCAAGAATAATGTCAAGAGTATGGGCACTATTAGTAGATAACGTTATAGGAAATGTAATTCTTGCAGAAGAAGATTTTATTGAATCTCATCCAGATTTTTCAGGATTAGATCGGATTGACATTACAGACTATAACCCACAACCAGGAATTATGTGGGTATTAGAAGACAATAAGTTTAAGGCACCAGAATCAGTAAGACCAAAACCAGAGCATGAAGTAGAACATAGCGCTCACGAAATTGAGGTAATATCATAATGGCAACATATGGAACAATTAATCAGATATACGTACCAGGACTTGATGCTCAAATTTTAGCTTCAACAACAGCTCTTTCAACATCTATTGCAATTCCGTTAATTGCAGCAAATCTTTCAGGTTTTTATAACGCATATGAAGTTACAATTTTAAGTGGTGGAACATGGGTACGGCCCGCAAATAGCGCACCAAATATTGAAGTAACATTAGTAGGAGGCGGCGGAGGCGGCGGATGTTCAAATGGTTCAACAAACCACGGTGGAGGGGGAGCAGGGCAACTTCTAAAAAGAATGCTTGATGTTTCTTCAATTCCTACAGGAACTGGAATCTCAGTTGGTATTGCAAATGGTGGAACATGTAATGCACAAGGTGGAAACTCAACATTTGGAACTTCGGGACAACCATTCTATATGGTTGCATACGGCGGAGGCTCAACTCAAGGTGATGGACAATCTGGCAACTGCGGTCCAGGAGCAAATAACATTACAGGAATTGGCTCAGGCGGAGGCGGACAAGGCAACTGGCAGAACTCATGGGGAGGCGGCGGAGGCGGCGGAGGCGCAGGCGGAGCAGGAGAATACCCACATGTTGAAAAGCCTAACTCAGGAGGATATTCTGGATATTTTGGCGGATCAAGAAACTCTTCAGAAGGATCTTCAGGTGGAGGACCAGGATGGGCAAACTCAAACGATTCTGATAGACGTTCAGCAGGTGGACGTGGAGGCCCAGGCCTTTACGGACTTGCAGGCGGCGGAGGCGGTTCTGCTAGAGGTACTGGAGGCGGAGGATCTGCTGGCGGAGGAAATGGTTACGGAGATTATATAGGAACACAAAGAGCTGACGCAATGCCAAACTCTGGTTCAGGCGGCGGAGGCGGCGGAGGAAACACAGGCGGTTCAGGAATCTGTAAAATTACCTATTGGGTAAAAGCTTAATTAAAGAAATAAAAGGAGAATAAAATGCCAGTATCAATGAGCCCACAAGCTGTTACACCATCTTTGTGGACATACACATACCTTCAGGCCCCAATCAATGGCCAAGGTTTTACATACTTTAATATTCCAGTCGAGTTTCAAGACAAAGGAACAGTGAACGCTGGAGGAACAGTAGCATGTAACCTATCAGAAGCTGGCGTATTCAAAGTAATAGCAAACGGAAACTTAACAGTTTCATTTAATAACTATCCAACAACAGCAAAAGGTGCCTTCTGGCAACTAGAGATTAAAGCTGGCGGATCATACACAATTACATGGCCAGGAAATATTAAGTGGGACGGTGGCGGAGCAGCAAACATTGCACCACTACTATCAACAAATACAACACTATTGAATTTCTACACTAGAGACGGTGGAACAACTGTTTTTGGTGGTTATGCATTTGCTGACCTATTCGTTTAAAAAATAAAAGGGGATTACATGTACGCAGTAGTTGAGAACAATCAAATTAAGAGTATTGGTGATATAACCATACTTTTCCCAAACACATCGTTTCCTTCAACTGAAGAGTACGGTGATTTCCTAACAGATAATAACTTGTACCCAGTAACTACTAGCCTAGAATACAATTCAAATACAGAGAAACTAGTTCCATGCGAACCATATCTACAGTCTGGCAAAGTTTACAATGTAAGAGTAGAGTCAATTTCTGCAGAAGATCAAAAAGATATATTGTTAGCTCATATTGATTTTGAACTAATTTCTACAGAAGGACTTGAAACAAAGTCAGACTTATCTGCAAAAGACAAGCAAGCATGGGTAAAGTATAGAGAAAAACTTAACTTGCTAAAAGAAAATTCAAATATATCAGAAATTACATGGCCTGAAAAGCCTGTAGTATATGGTGGGACAGAGGAAAACTAATTGCTACCTAATCAGCGTTCAAACTTTCGTAGAGCTAGATTTACAACATTAGGCTTAAGACTTCATTTAGATGCCTCACTTCCAGCTACAGTAATTAGAGATGGCTCTAACTTTGTTTCAGCATGGAACGACAAGTCAGGCGCAAGTCGACATATGGTTCAGGCAACCCAAGCAAATAAGCCACTATTTCAAGCAACAGGTTTAGGTGGACTAGGTGCACTTCAGTTTGATGGTACAGATGATTTCATGACATTCTCAGATCAAACCTTAGCGTATATTGCAGGAAGATCTTTTACAATTTTTTATGTTGCTTCAAAGCCAGCAAACAATAATACATACATCATTGGCGGAACAGCTACAGGAACAAGAACAAATCTCTTTGCTGGAAACCTAACTGCAAATACTCACAGAGTTGGTTTTTACAATGATGAGCAAGGCTCTATTGTAACAGCAGCAGCAGCGGGAACAACAGAAATTTACACAATTGTTTATGATTCATCAAATAACCAAAGAACCGTTAGAAGAAATAGAGTTGAGGTTTCTCGTGCAGTATCTGGAGGATCCCTATCTTCAATGACAGGGCAGTCATTGGGAAGATATATTTCATCTTATGGAAACTTTAAAATTGGAGAATTTTTAATTTACGATAGAGCTTTGCAGTTTGCAGAACAAGAAACTGTTGAAAAAGATCTAATATCTAAGTGGTCTATAGTCTAAGGGGGATTTAAAGTATGTCATACGCTCCTATTAGATTTGCAGGACCTTCATTAATTCCAGCATCTCCAGCTAAAATATATACAGCTGTATCAACTATAATTATCAAAGAGTTTACTGTAACAAACTTCAGCGGATCAACCTTGCCATTTAGCATTTTCTTGTTAGGAGAAAATGGTGATCAGGTTATCAACCTTTACAACATTAACAGGTCAAGCTTAGACCCATACACTCTTTACGGAAATGTAAACGTCCCAAACAATACAACATTAAAGCTTGAGCACTCATTAATTTTAAATGCTGGAGAATCAATTGCAGCAGTTACTACAACACCAAACTGCTACTCATTAACTATATCTGGCGTAGATCTTTCTGGCACACTTTCAGGAGGAGGCTCAGGCGGCGGTACAACTGGTGCTTCTGGTGCAGGATATTCTGACGTAGTTTCTATAACAACAAACGCAGTTACTACTGGAGCAAAAGTATTTTTTGTAAATAATAGTGGCGCATATACAGCAGGTCAACGTGTTCGTGTAATTAATCCACTTGCTCTAACTACATATGTAGAAGGAACTATTACTCAGGTTGTAAAAAATGTAAGCATAACAGTATCAGTAGACAGAACAAATGGAACAGGTACATACTCTGATTGGGTTTTTGCAGTAGCTGGACTACCAGGATTAAGTGGTACTTCTGGTTCAAATGGTTTACCAGGTCCAACAGGCCCAACAGGAATAACAGGTCCAACAGGTCCAACAGGATCAAGAGGGGCGGATGGAACAAGCATACAGATTCAAGGAGTTGTTCAGACAGTAGGAGATTTACCACCTATACAATCATCAATTCTAGGGGCTGCCTATATAGTATTTGCAACACAAGAAATTTATATATATAACGGTGTTGCATGGCAAAATGGAGGATCTTATAGAGGCTTTACAGGAAACACAGGAGCAACAGGTGCAAGAGGCGCAACAGGCGCTACTGGGGCAACAGGAACAGCTGGAAGATCAATTAATATTAAAGGAACAAAAGCAGATGTTGCTTCACTGCCAACTCTTGCAAGCGGAAGCAACACATCTGGCGATGCTTGGATTGTACTAACAGATTTACATTTATATGTTTGGGATGGCTCAGTTTGGATTGATGCAGGACAGTTCCAGGGACCTACAGGTGCAACTGGACCAGCTACTATTTCAGTAGGAACAACATCATCAACAGGCCCAACTGGAACCCCATCAGTAACAAATTCAGGAACCAATACAGTTGGAGTTTTTGACTTTGTTTTACAACAAGGCCCAACAGGAGTAACAGGACCTACAGGCGCAACACCTACAGTTGCAGTTGGAACAGTTACAACCACAGGTCCAACAGGAAATTCTTTAGTTACAAATTCGGGATCATTAGGTTCTGCAGTACTTGATTTTACTTTAAAGCAGGGTCCAACAGGCGCCACGGGACCAGCAGGACCAACTACAATATCTTTAGGAACGGTAACTTCAACAGGGCCTACTGGTGTTGTTTCTGTAACAAATTCAGGAACTACAACAGATCTTATTTTAAACTTTACTTTAGCTCAAGGAAATACAGGAGCCACAGGCCCAACAGGTGCAACAGGCGCTAACAGCACAGTAGCAGGCCCAACAGGCCCAACAGGGTCCACAGGACCAACAGGTGCAACAGGAATAGCTGGAGCAGACGGAACAGGAGTTTCAATTCTTGGGTCTTACTCCACATTTGCACAGTTGCAAGCAGCACAACCATCTGGACAAACAGGAGATGCGTATTTAGTTGCTGGAGAGCTTTATGTTTGGACAGGCTCAGCTTGGACAAATGTTGGAAGCATTCAAGGCCCAACAGGCCCAACTGGCACAGCAGGCGCAACAGGAGCAACAGGAGTTGGAGTAACTGGCCCAACAGGTGCAACTGGGGCAAATGGATCAAGCATTCAAGGCCCAACAGGCCCAACAGGCACAACAGGCCCAACAGGTGCCACAGGAGCCACAGGCGCAACTGGCGCTGGCATTACTGGAGCCACAGGCCCAACAGGCGCAGACGGACCAGCGGGAGGTCCAACTGGCCCAACAGGTCCAGCTGGGTTAAGTATTGTAGATAATTTCCAAGTTACAAATAGCGGATCTGGAGCTTATTCAATTGATGGGCTTGATAATAGAGCACTGACATTAGTAAGAGGTCAAACATATTTCTTTACAGTCAATGCCTCTGGACATCCTTTTTGGATTAAAACAGCACAGACAACTGGAACTACAAACCAATACAACACTGGAGTTACAAATAACGGAGATGATGTAGGTGGAATTACATTTACTGTTGACGCAACAGCACCTAATACGCTATACTATATTTGTCAATTCCATTCTCCTATGACAGGTGTAATCAACGTAATTGGCTAAATAAAAGTCGGAGACTAATGAAAATAGCAGTATATACAATTGCTTTAAATGAAGAGCAGTTCGTTAACCGTTGGTATGAATCTGCAAAAGATGCTGACTATTTATTAATTGCAGATACAGGATCTACAGACAAAACGGTAGAGATAGCTAAATCACTTGGTATTAACGTGCATACTATTTCTATAAATCCATGGCGATTTGATGATGCTCGTAATGCAGCTCTTGCCCTACTTCCCTCCGATATTGATTATTGTATATCTTTAGATATGGACGAAATACTCTCAGAAGGCTGGAGAAAAGAATTAGAGTCATTAGAAGGCTCTAATGTAACTAGACCGATACATACACTTGCTACTCATATAGATGAAGCGGGACAATCAGGAACAGAGTTTGACGCATTAAGAATGCATTCAAGACACGGACATAGATGGAAGTTTCCAATTCATGAATCTGTTTCGTTTTACGGAATAGAAGAAGTAAGAAAAAAGATTGATGTAAAAATATCTCATTTTCCAGACAATAATAAATCTAGAGGACAGTACCTTGCTCTTTTAGAAATGGCTGCAAAAGAAGATCCCTTAAGTGATAGATGTGCACATTATTATGCTCGTGAGTTGTTTTTCTATGCTAGATATAAAGAGTCGGCAGCTGAATTTAAAAGACACCTATCTTTAGAGTCCGCCCATTGGAAGCCAGAAAGATGTGAATCTCTTAGGTACATTGCTAAATGTGAACCAGATAATAAAGAGTATTGGCTTAGAAAAGCTATTGAGGAATGCCCAGAAAGAAGAGAGCCTTTTGTAGACCTAGCTCAACATTTTTATGAATTAGGAGATTGGTACAGAGTAAAAGAATATTCACAACTTGCTTTAAATATAAAAGAAAAGTATTTAGGATATTTTTGTGAGTCAGAAGCATGGGGATGGAAGCCCCATGACCTACTAGCCCTTGCAAACTATAATCTAGGAGACTTTGAAGAGGCTTCAAAGCATGGAGAAATAGCTGTTTCTTTGTGTGAAGATCAAAGACTGCATGACAATCTTGCGTTTTATCATGATGCTCAGAATCTTAAAAGTGGTATAATTTAAAAATGCCTAGTAATTTAACTCCTAAGAATTTCAGATATCCAACACTGGATATGTCTCCTGACATTCCTAGAGACTTAGGTTATCTTGCACAAGACATTGATGATTACTTAACAGCAAACCCAGGAGCTACAGGACCTACTGGTCCTACAGGAGCAACAGGTGCTACAGGGTCGACTGGTGCTAACAGCACAGTTGCAGGACCAACAGGTGCCACAGGTGCAACAGGTCCTACTGGATCTACAGGTGCCAACAGCACAGTTGCAGGCCCTACAGGCCCAACAGGTGCCACAGGGCCAACTGGTGCTAACAGTACAGTCGCTGGTCCAACAGGATCAACAGGCGCAACTGGCTCTACGGGCCCAACAGGTGCCACAGGTGCCACAGGTGCAACTGGTCAAGCTGGAACTGGAATTGACATTCTAGGAACTTTTTCTTCTTTAGCTTTATTACAATCAACTCATCCAACAGGAAATCCTGGAGATGGCTACATGGTGCAAGGCAATTTGCATGTATGGGATAGTGTAAATAGCGAATGGGATAATGCAGGACCAATTTCTGGACCAACAGGTGCCACAGGTGCAACAGGACCAACAGGTTCTACAGGTGCAACAGGCGCAGATAGCACAGTAGCAGGACCAACAGGTGCAACAGGCGCAACAGGTTCTACAGGTGCAACAGGCGCATCTGGCGCTAACAGCACAGTAGCAGGACCTACAGGCGCAACAGGAGCAACAGGCGCAACAGGCGCAACGGGCTCCACTGGTTCCCAAGCAACATTTTCTTTAACTTCTTCTACTCCCCCACTTGATCCAATCCAAGGACAAGCGTGGTTTAATACTGAAAATGGTAAAAGTTATACTTACTACGATTCGTTCTGGATAGAAACTGGTTCTTCTTTATCTGGACCAACAGGAGCAACAGGCTCTACAGGTGTAACAGGACCAACAGGTGCCACAGGAACTCAAGGAGTTGCCGTAAACTTAAAGCCTTCAGTAGCAACAGTACCTTCTTTACCGTCTACTGGCAATACTTTAAATGATGGAAGAATTGTTGAATCAGATGGAGATCTTTACATTTGGGACGGATCCTCATGGAGTTCAGTCGGACAAATAGTAGGACCTACAGGAGCAACAGGCGCAACAGGCGCAACAGGTTCTACAGGCGCAACAGGCGCAACTGGTGCAACAGGTTCTACAGGCGCAACAGGCGCAGATAGTACAGTAGCGGGCCCAACAGGCCCAACTGGCGCTAACAGCACAGTTCCAGGACCTACAGGCGCAACAGGCGCAACTGGTGCTAACAGCACAGTAGCAGGTCCAACAGGCGCTACAGGACCAACAGGTGCAACAGGCGCAACAGGCGCAGATAGCACAGTAGCAGGACCAACAGGAGCAACAGGCGCAACAGGCGCCACTGGTTTACCAGGAGCAAGCGGTGGAAAAATAGTTCAAGTTGTTAGTGCTACAACATCAAATACTACATCTTCAACAGGTGGAGCAGGATATGTAGATGTTAGCGGATTATCTGTAACAATTACCCCAACACTTTCAACAAGTAAAATTCTTGTAATGACATCATTTTTAATTTTAGGTACTGGTCCATCATATCAATCTGGTTTGGTTCAACTTGTAAAAAATTCTACATCATTAACTTCAGCAGTACTAGGTACTTATTATCCAAATGGTGGGGGAGTTAATACTGGAAACTATGCTCAATATTCAATTCAGTATATAGATTCTCCAGCAACTACAAGTGCAACAACTTATAAAATTCAGATTAACAACGTCCTTAGCGCAAATAACTGGGGTGCTAATCCAAGTGGAAATCCAATTCAAATTATAGCAATGGAGATACTAGCATGAAAAACTTTAACGCAATACTTTATTTGTATCCAGATGCTGTATTTAGTATGGTAAATGATGACATATCTATGATAACTTGGGTAGGTCAAGAATATCCAGTTCCAACTGCAAAGCAGTTAAGCGATGCAATTAAAGCAATAGAAGATAAAGAAGCACAAGATATTTTAGATAAAGAAGAAGCAAAAAATTCAGCTCTTAGTAAGTTGCAGGCGTTAGGCTTAACAGAAGCCGAAGCTAAAGCGATTGCGGGAGTATAGGAGATATTATGCCAATAGACTTTCCAAATAGCCCCTCATTAAATCAATTATTTACAAGTAGCCAGAACACTTGGATATGGGATGGCACAGCATGGACTCTACAAAGACTTACTACAGGTGCTACTGGTGCCACAGGTGCAACAGGAGCCACTGGCGCAACAGGCGCCGACAGCACAATTGTTGGCCCAACAGGTGCAACAGGATCAACAGGCGCTACAGGTGCCACTGGCGCAACTGGCGCTAACAGCACAGTCGCAGGACCAACAGGCGCTACGGGCGCTACAGGTGCCACTGGCGCAACAGGCGCCGACAGCACAGTCCCAGGACCTACAGGCGCAACAGGCGCAACTGGCGCTAACAGCACAGTAGTAGGTCCAACAGGCGCTACGGGCGCTACAGGTGCCACTGGCGCAACAGGCGCCGACAGCACAGTCCCAGGACCTACAGGTCCCACAGGGGAAACTTTTCCTTCACAAACTGGTAACTCTGGAAAATTCTTAAGTACAAATGGTACTTCGACTTTATGGAATACGGTTGCACAATATTCTTTACCAGCGCAGTCTGGAAACTCTGGAAAATTTCTAACTACAAATGGAACGGCAGAGTCATGGGCAACTGTAGCAACTACAGCATATTCAAACGGAACAAATACTGCAAACTCAAATAAAATATTCTATAACACAACTGGAACGCCACCAACTGGCACTGCAGCTGGCGATTTATATATTTTCTACTAGGATAACATATGACTATAAAAGCATATGATGGAACAACATGGCAAACACAAAAATCATTAAAGATTTATAATGGTTCGTCTTGGTCAACCGCAAAGCAAGCTTGGATTTATAATGGGACAAGTTGGCTAATAAACTACCCAGAATTTCCATCTTCTTCTTCAAATCCATCTATAACAGTATCATCAGGACTCGACGGTAGACTTGGTTGTACATATAGTGCATCTGTAGGCTCATGGAATTCCAATGATGCGTATGTTCCAACATCATATACATATCAGTGGACTAGGTCAGGTTCAGACATTTCTGGAGCGACATCTTCTACATATACAACTGTTTCGGCAGATGCAGAATCAGTGATTGGAGTTAAAGTACGAGCTACTAATCAAAGAGGTAACACAACAACTTCTTCTACTACTGGAACCCAAATGCTCCCACACGTCACATCATTAACAGGTTCAAATACAACACAGTCAGTTTCTACACCAACAGTCTCATTTAACCCAAATGGTTTAAGCTACAGCGGATCCTGGAACTCTATATTAAATGCAACCACATATGAAACTACATCGGGAGGATCTGCAGGGTCACCAAGTGTTAATATTGGAGCACGAACATTTAACGGTACAGGAACTGCAGGTAACGCATCATTTTCAGTAAGAGCAGTAAATACAACTAGACGGATTTCTTTGAGTTGGCCTGCAGCTATTGGCGCAGTATCTTATGATCTTTACGTTAACGGTACTTTTTTTGGAAATGTGGGTAACGTAACAAGTTATGTTTATAATCCTCCTGATGATAGTGCTAGAAACTTTACTATATACCCTAGAACTTCAGGAAATGTTCAAGGATACGGATCATCAGTGGCATCTGCTATAGCGGCTGCAGCAACACGAAGCGATTATGGAACTGGCAGCGGAAACCTTGTTCAACCTAACGCAACATCCCCTACATTCGCTAGCAGTTCTGCAAGTACTTCAAATTTATCCGTATCTTGGGGCGGAGCAACAAATGCAACAAAGTATAGAGTGTATTGGACTACCGCATCTTCAATTTCTTTAGACCCCGCTGTGTCCTATGATTCACCAGAATGGACAGGAACTGCTGCAAGCTATAGTATTTCAGGTAGCGAAGGAAGCACATACTATTTTTATATATCTGCTTCAGGTGACAACAATGTTTGGACACCATATGGATCATACAAAACATCAGCTACAATTGCATATACTGCTCCAGGCGCACCTAGCCCATCTACAAGCGGAATAACTTCAAGTTCATTTACAATTTCATGGTCGGCAGTATCTGGAGCAGCTTTTTATTCTGTAAAAGTTGGAACATCTTCTGGCGGAACAAATATAGTTAATACAACAACAACTAATACCTCATATTCTGTATCAAGTTTATCTTCAAGCACAACATACTATGTAACAATTGCTGCAAATAAAACAGGATATGGCTATGGAGGTGACGGAACTGCATCGGCAACTACAACAGCAGCCCCCCCTTCAGTTGGTGTGCCAACTGTTCAGTTTGAAAGAACTGGAAGTCAAATAAAATGGGGTATTGATAACCCATCATTTAGCGGTGCGTTCACACCATTTGGAATTGAGTGGGAAGTTAGAACAGCCCAAGGAGGCGGAACTGCAATTGCTAACAGTACAATAAACTATACAACATCTATGACAAGGGGTCCAGTAAATGGATATAACTGGAATTATTGGGTTAGATCAACAACAGATTTACCATACAGCGCCAACGCAAGATATCTGAGATGTAGACTTTATGGGCAAAATGACAATACTTTTGCAATATTTGACGGCCCTTGGTCCAGTTGGATATAATGAAGGTTTATGATATGATAACAAAAGAAGAAAAAGTTTTTATTTTAAATCAGTATATAAAAGAACTTAATTGTAACAAATATACTAGCACAAATAAAATTACTCCTGACTTAACTCAGGAGGAGCTTGCTGAAATAAACCTCAGCATAGAGTCAATAGATCAAAAGATTCAAGCCATTGAATCCGAAAAAACAAAAATAGAAGAAGGAGAATAAAATGCCAACATACACAGTTCTAACAAATGACGAGAAAGCAGCAATTGCTAAAGCAGAAATTAGAAGCCTAGAGTATCAGATGTATACACTTGAAGTAAGACTTATCGCTGAAAATGCAAAGTCTGATCCAGACGATACAACTGTTGCAACTTTAAATACACTTATTGCTGAAAAGCAAACACAAATAGCAGCACTTTAATTTAAAAAGGAGGATGGAATGTCATACAAAAATACAGTCTTAAACGACTTTCCAAACTCATTTTATTTATTAGATGAAGTAGAGTCTGGGCAAATAGCAGACTACACCGAGCTATTATCACAGTTTGCTACATATCAAGATTTAAAAGATAGCGGATTAGTTTATGCACAATTAGGTGGAATCTCTGTTTACGACTACTCTGGAAGCTTAAATAATGGATCTGCTTCTTCGACATCTTTAAGGCAAATAATGCCCTTGGTGGCGGGAGGAATAAGAGGAACAGAAATGTTGCCACTTACTGAAATTACCTATAGCCCAAAAGGAATAGCAAACAAAAATTATAAAGATAATACTTTTTCAATAGAGGCCTGGGTTTTGCTTCCAGCATATAATGCTACTGCAACAGTTGTGGGAGACACGGCTACAGACACTGGAATATTCTATGAAAATGGTAATATTATATTTCAAGTAGGTGCCAATAAGGCAGAACATACAGTATCTAATTCTGAAGCAATTCATGTAGTAGGTATATTCCAAAGCAATCTTTTGTCTTTGTATGTCAACGGTATTTTGGTTGACACCACATCTGTAGATAATTATAAATTTTTAAATGACATTGCAACATTTAAAAGTGGTCCTTCTACAGGAAAATTTGTAATAGACTCAGTAGGATTTTATAGGTATGCCTTATCACCTTCTCAGATTTTAAGTCATTACAATGAGGGTACAAAGGAAGTTAATGTATCTCAAATAGCGTCTATAGATGGCGGTTACCTTTTTAGCATGAACACAGAATCTATGCAGCGCAAATTTTCATATACATATCCTGTATCAAAATTATGGAGCGAGCTAAATATTAATGGCCAGTATTTATCAAGTGATCAGTCTTCTGTATATATTCCAGAGGCAGTTGGGGCCAAGTCTTTTTCTTTCACAGATCATTTTATTGTACCAAATTACCTAGGGATTACTAGCTCACAGATACACTGGGAAAATGACGTAAAAGGAATTTTAGTAGAGGCAAGCATAGACAACATAACATGGAGAACTTGCACAAATGGATCGCCATTGCCATACTTTAATAAAAACGATAATCAAATTTCAGATATTATTTATCTAAGGGTAACTTTATCATCTGACGATGCCACCAGATATCTACCGATTTTAAAATCCCTAGACATTGCTTTTTACGGTTCAAAGAATTTCTACAGCGACAATTCTGGATATTATATATCTTCGAATTATGACTATTCTTTGCCAAAGACAAATAGCAAGACGTTGTCATATAATAAAAACAATGGTCTTACTATGTATGACGGACACGGATTTTCTTTAAATAACGTCCCAGCAATTTCAACAGTAGAAGTTATATTTACCCCTCAGTACGACGACAATGTTTTAGTGAGCGGATTAGCCAGTCGGTACGAGTGGAATAATGCGGGGGTCATAACAAAAGCAGGAATATCCTCAATCTATGTAAATGGTATAAATAGGACATCCGCAGTAAACGTATGGGACTTCATGGCTGTAAATACGCCTCACCATATAATCATTGAATTTACATCGGCAGACAGCAACCTTAAGTTTAATCAAAATCAAAATGACTCCAAGTCTGGATCTGGGCATATGTATAACAATCTTGCCGTATATGAAAATGCATTACCGCTATCTTCTAAGCTTAATCACTACTTGCTATATACGGGAAATATCGTAAATCAAATAAATGACACCGCTTTTGGAATTGAAGAGTCCGCCCTAGGTGAAGATTTGACCCCGTTCTTTATAACTGTGGTAGAGCCAGAGTCAGTTAGCCTATAATTTTGTCCACCTCTTGTGCAAACTCTAGACTTTAGCACAGAATAATGGTATGATTTATGTCTATGGATATTAATAAAGCTAAATATAACATTAATGAAGAAGAATCGATTCTAGGCATATACGTATGGGAGATGCCTGACGGTAGATGGATTGGAGACGACGATGGGAACTTTCTTTCAGTCACGTCCAAAAAAGGAAATAGATCCAACATCGATGCTTTGGCTAGAGAAGTTCGCTCATTTGGCATATATGAGGGCGGGCCTAAATTTCTTTCAGCAAGAAGAAAGATTGACGACGAAGAATTCCAGCATCAAAAGCAAAGACTTGACTGGGGACTAGTTCCTGATCCATATGATATCGGAAACTATAAAGACGAAATGAAAAAAATAGGTGGTTTAAGATGACAGTAGAATTTCTCGGTGAAGATAATTCAGAAAACATTATCGACATATCAAATACAGCGGATTGGTTTTCTTTTAAAAAGGATGAAAAAAACAACGACCCGTTTGCAATAGGCCTAGAAGACATCAAAAAGCTTAGAGGTCTCGGGTCATCATTTAAGCGTAGAATTAATAGAGAGTTTTCTAAATCATTCTCAGGCATTGAAGATACTGGAACACAACAAAACCTATTGGCACAAGCAATTAGCGGATACGCTATGTTTGATCTTATTGAGCCTCCATACAACCAAGAGTATCTTTCAAAGATTTATGAAATTTCAACATATAACTATGCAGCAATTAATGCAAAGGTTGCCAATATTGTTGGCCTAGGTTATGACTTTATTGAAACAAAGAAAACAAATGATGCCTTTGATTCAATAACAGATGACAAACAGCTTGAGAGGGCACGTAGAAAGCTAAATAAGCTTCGTCAAGATCTACACGCTTGGCTAGATACAACGAATACTGAAGATACATTTACACAAACATTAATTAAGGTTTACACAGATCTTGAAGCAACAGGAAACGGTTACCTTGAAATAGGAAGAACAACAGGCGGAGACATTGGGTACATTGGGCATATCCCAGCAAAGACAATGCGTGTTCGCAGACTTAGAGATGGCTTCATTCAGCTGCTGTATGGCAAGGCTGTATTCTTTAATAACTTCGGCGAGAATGAAACAGAGAACCCAATCGCTGGTCAAGAAGATCGCCCAAATGAAATTATTCATTTTAAGAAGTACACACCAATGAATAACTATTATGGAATTCCAGACATCATTGCAGCACAGGTAGCCCTTGCTGGAAATGAATTATCTGGCCGTTACAATCTAGACTACTTTGAAAACAAAGCGGTCCCAAGATATATTATTACAGTTAAGGGAGCAAAGCTTTCTCCAGAGTCAGAAAGAAAATTGCTTGAATTTTTCCAAGTTGGATTAAAGGGAAAGAATCACAGATCCCTATATGTTCCACTTCCAGCAGATAGCCCAGACTCAAAAGTTGAATTTAAAATGGAGCCTATTGAAGCGGGTAATCAAGAAGGATCATTTGAGAAATATCGTAAATCAAATAGAGACGAAATTCTACTTGCCCACCGTGTTCCAATTAATAAAATAGGAACTCCAGAGGGGGTTAATTTAGCGGTAGCCAGAGATGCTGATAAGACATTTAAAGAGCAGGTTTGCCGACCAGCTCAAATGACCCTGGAGAAAAAAATTAATGCAATATTTGATGAAAAAACAGATGCCTTGACTTTAAAGTTTAATGAATTAACTTTAACTGATGAAGACACTCAATCTCAAATAGATGAAAGATATTTAAGAATGCAGGTAATTACTCCAAATGAAGTTAGAATTAGAAAAGGAATGATACCTGTTGAAGGCGGAGATAAAATGGTTGAATTAAAGCCCCAAGAGGCTGCTGATCAAAAAGCAACCGCTGGGAAAACCAGGGCCCGAGATTCCGAAAGATCCGCATCCTCCTCAGATAAAGTGGGAGAAGGCCGAAATGCCAAAGGCGAAGGAAGACGGGTCGACTAAGTCCACTCAACTGTTATTTGCTTTATAGTCTATAACACTATAAAATTAAGCATATGAACATTGAAAAGTCTTTATGGACCAGTAACGGCAACGTTATTAATTTGTCGGTTCCTTTTACTAAAGTTAACCGTGAAAAGAGAACCGTATCTGGATTCGCAACCCTAGACAATGTTGATCAGACTGGTGATGTTGTAACAGCAGAATCAAGTCTCAAGGCATTCGAAAATTTCCGTGGGAATATTCGTGAAATGCACGGATCAAATGCGGTAGGAAAGATGGTTTCATTTAAGCCAGAAACTTTTTATGATCCAAAGTCAAAAGAGTTCTTCAACGGAGTGTATGTAGATGCATACATCTCAAAGGGCGCACAAGACACCTGGGAGAAAGTTCTAGACGGAACTCTATCTGGATTCTCAATCGGCGGAAAGATTCTTGAGTCAGACAATGAAGTTAACAAGGCAAACGGTAAGACCGTAAGATTTATTAAGAACTATGAACTAATTGAACTTTCTATTGTTGATTCACCAGCAAATGAACTTTGTAACATTCTTTCTATTCAGAAAGTAAATGGACAATACATTGCTAAGGGAATTGCAGTAGGTGTAGTAACTGAAAACATATTTTACTGTGCAGACAGTGATTCTGTTTTTATCTCAACAGATAAAACATACGACTCTCCAGTATCTGGAAAGCCAGCAGAATTAATAGGATGGGTTGAAAGCTCAGACGTTAATAAAGCAAAAGAGATAGATAAGATTCTTGATGCATATAAGCATTCAAGATTTACGTTGCCTGAAACACAAACAATTGCAAAACAGGCAAACGCAGAAGGAGGTAATGAAATGTCAGATAATACAGAAAACGTAGTTGTCGAAGATGTTGCAGTAGAGGCACCAGCCGAAGCAGTAGCAGAAGAAGCAGCCGTTGAAGATACAGCAGTAGTTGCAGATGATGCAGCTCCAGCTGAAGCTCCTGCAGAAGCAGTAGCAGAAGACGTTCCTGCCGAGACTCTGGAAAAAGCAGCCGAAGTATCAGAAGATAAGGTTGATGAACCTGATTTTGCGAAGATGTTAGGCGATCTAAAAGGCTTTTTCTCAGAAACTCTAAACAAGGCATCTGAAGCAAATGCAGCACAAGTAACAACAATCCAAACGACTGTTGAAGCTTTCAGCAAGAGCGTAGATGCTAGAATTTCAGAGTTGGCAGAACAACACACAGCACTTTCAAGCGCTGTAAATAACATCAAGAGCACGATTGATGGTGTACAAAAGCGTGTCGACGCAGTAGAATCAGAGACTGCATTTAAGAAGTCTTCAGATCTTGGCCGATCAGAAGAAGCAACAACAATCAAAAAATCTAAATGGAACGGTTCTTTCCTCGGTTCCGTAAACGAAATATTCAACTAAGGTAGGTATAAAAATGAGCAATGAAACATTAGAAAAGGCCGTAGCAGCTGGTACTCAGGTATCAACAGGATTCGGTTCAGCAACTGGTGGAACAGGAGTACACGTAGCGTCTGAAAATGGCAACGGTGGACTACTCAACCCAGAGCAGTCTGCTCGCTTCCTTGATTATATGTTCGACGCAACCGTTATCGGTAAGGTCGCACGTACAGTTCGTATGAAGTCAGACACAGCCGAGATTGACCGTATGTCCGTTGGTGAGAAGCTTATGAAGCTTGCAACCGAGGCAGACAACACTGGTGTAAATGCACCAGTAACTTTCTCAAAAATCTCTTTAACAACAAAGAAACTCCGCATGGACTGGGAGCTTTCAACAGAGTCTCTAGAAGATAACATCGAAGGTGCAGATCTAGAAGATCACATTGCACGTTTGATGGCAACACAAGCAGGAAATGACATCGAAGATGTTATTCTTAACGGTGACACACTTCTAACAGCAGACGGTCTTTACAAGTCATTCGATGGCGTTGTAAAGAAGGCAAAGGCATCAGGCCGTGTCGTAGACGCAGCAGGAGCCGCAGTATCACGTGAAGTATTCAACAAGGCACTTAAGGCTATGCCACGTAAGTACAAGCAACGTCGTGGAGACCTTCGCTTCCTTGCTGGATCAAACTTGATTCAGGATTTCCTATATGCTAACAGCATTGGAACAAACCAAACAATTCCACAAGATATCGCTTCAAGCGTTATCCGTGGTGGAGTTGCACCACTAGGTGGACCAGCAGGATACGTGGCACCATTCGCATTCGGTATTCCGATTGTTGAAGTTCCACTTCTTAATGAAACACAGACTGGTACATACGCAACACCAACAGGTTCACACGGAGATATCCACTTGACATTCCCAAATAACGTAGTTATTGGTATCAAGCGTGACGTAACCGTTTACCGCTTCTTCCAGCCACGTAAGGACACAATCGAGTACACAATGTATACTCGTGTTGGAGTTCAAATCGAGCAGGCAGACGCTTGGGTAGTTGTAAAGAACGTTAAGGTTGCTTCTTAATTAATTTAAGATAAAACCCTCGAAAGGCCCCTAATTAATTTTAGGGGCTTTTCATTTTAATTTATCAATGCTATAATTGAAGAACCTAACAAAGGAGATAATATGTCATTTGAGACATTGAAGGTCGCAGAACTCAGAAAAATTGCAGAGGACTTTGCAGTTGATACTGATGGAATTAAGAGTAAGGCAGATATCGTTGCCGCCCTTGCAGAAGAGGGAGTTACATGGTCTGTCTATCAAAAAACTATTAAAGATATCGAAGACGCAACAGATGAATTTAACGAAGACGCAGAAGAGATTCTTCCTAGATTTAGCCTAGATGCTCAGCCAGAAGATACGGTTCTAGTTCGAATGACTAGAGAAAACTTCAGATACGATATCATTGGATTTACATTTACAAAAGAGCACCCTTTTATTGCAATGACAGAAGAAAATGCTCAAGAAATTTTTGATAAGGAGGAGGGCTTTAGATTAGCAACTCCAAAGGAAGTTCAGGAGTATTACAACTAATCTAAGCTTATAAAATGGCAGAGATATATGTAAACAGCAATTCACCGATCAGAACAAAGATCTACTGGGAGGGTGAATTAGCATCCCCTACGGGTAACGTAACGGCAAAGGTTTATGACATTACTCAAAACCCTGCTAACGTTATATCTTCTACCAATTTATTACTTACTCTAACAGGAACAGCCGTTGAAACAGATGTCGGCACATATCAAGTTGTGCTACCGTTTTCCTATTCTGCATATCCCAGAAAGCTAAAGCTCGTCTGGGAATACGCAGTAGCTGGATCAACAGTGGGAACTCATACAACTTATGTGAATGTTGTAACCCCATACGTTTCTATCAATGAGCAAATAGATGAATTAAACTTTGGGTCGGATCCAAGTGATCCTAACTACAAGACATACTCAGACCTCCAGATGGCTGAGAGATATGCAAGAAAATTAATTGAAGAATACACTCAGCAAGAATTCTACCTGTATCCAGACACAAAGATTATATACGGAGACGAATCAGATACTCTACCCCTATCATCTAAAATAAATCGGATATACCAGATTTATTCTAACGATATACTTCTTGTAGATAACCTTGCTACACCAAAGGTAAACAACTGGCTATATGACCCAATTGTTTCAGAAACAGGTTTTGGAATAAGAGTTAATAGAGTAAACCTATTAGACAATTCAGTATATGTTGCAAATGGTTTAGTTCCTCCAACAATTAATGATACATATAATGGAGTCTTTTCTAAGAACGTTAAGTATAAGATCGTTGGCGAATTTGGATGGGATTTAGTTCCCGCTCAAGTGCAGATGGCAACAGTTGAACTAATGAAAGACTATTTCTCAAAGGACAAAGTCTGGAGAAATAAGTACATTAAATCCATTAAGACATTTGACTGGAGTTTTGAATATAACAGCTCAGCATCAAAAGGAACTGGCAATCTATATGCAGATCAATTGCTTGCTCCACATGTTATATCTCAAATGGTCCTTATCTAATGTATGATCTTGTCGACTCCGTTCTTCCAATGCTTATTGATGTATATAGGCAATTTGAAACACAGGACCCAGCGACGGGATCTTTAAAGAAAGACTGGCAATTTAATAGAACAGTTGCATGCAGCGCAAAAGGAACTATTAGTAATTCTACAGCCAGCAGATCTGGAGACAAGCAGACCTTTTCAAACAAATATGTTAATGAGCAGATGATTCAAATAAGAACTACATCCAAATTAGTATTTAACGAAAAGGTTACAAACATTAGAAATTTAGACGGAACTGTTATTTGGGAAGAGATTAACTTTCCAAGCAACACGCCAACAGTATTTGAAGTAATGGGAGTTACTCCAATTACAGAGCCGATGGGCGGAATTATTGGTTACAATACAACCGTTAAAAGATCGGAGAATCAGGTAATTGGACAGTAGCGTAGCATTATTACAAACAGCCAGCGGTCTTGAAAGATTGATGGCAGGATCAGTTCCAGGAGTAATAAAAGATAGCACCGTGGCTCAAGTATCTGCATTTTTGTATTATGAAGCAGCTGTTATTGCCAAGCTAACAACAAATGCTGAATTTAAAAATTTATTTAAAACAACCATATTTAATCAAATAGAAAAAGATTTTGGTCAGTACGTTGATGCCCAAGCAAGAGTAAAGCCTAAAAGCCTTCACCATGTATACGAGTGGAATAAAACTGGCAACCCAACAGCAAGGCTTTTCAACCTATATCTAATAGATTCTGAAGGCCTTTCATTTAGAGTAGGCCGTGATTTTAAACTATCTAAATCAACAGTACCGTCTAAAAATAAAAAACAAAAGAATAGATATGTATTTGCTAATAAAGCTTCCGTAATGGAAGAAGGAATGCCCATAGTAATTCGACCAAGATCCGCAGAACGCCTAGTATTTGAATTAGATGGTGCAACAGTCTTTATGCCCAAAGGCACCTCAGTTACAGTCAAGAGGCCAGGAGGCAAGGCTGCAACAAATCAATTTGCACTCACATACGGAAGATTCTTTGGAGGTCAACCAGTAAACTCCTCAATAAAGTCTTCAGGGTTTCAAAGAATATTTAATGCTAAGATTGCAAGAGCATTGAGTGTACCAACTAATATTAAAAAGGTGCAGTATAGCTTCAGTGCTGGTAAAATAAGAGTGCAGGCAGATGCAGCATTAAGCTCATCATTTGGAGGGTCACTATGACAGTAGATTATAAAATAGACGCAATGTTTGAGCTTCGCAAGTTCTTGTGGACCCAATTAAAACTTACTGGACTATTTGATCCAGACGACTACTACTCAGATAATCTAGGATCTGAGATAGTACCTATTATTCCAGTTCAGCAATTACCAGAAATGGATCAATTCCTAAACGGTAAAAAGCATATCGTATATGACAAGATCGGAATGTCCTATGAAGAGAACTGGCTGATATGCTGCGAAAAGGTTTTGTTTACCATATACTCAACAGATATAACAGAGATATATGAGATAAGAAACCTAATGACTGACCTGTTTAGAAGAATGGACGAATCTGCAAAAGATGTCAATTCTTTAAAGACCACCAACAAATTAATTTTCCACAGCATTCATATTACAGAAACTTCTCCAATTGACCCATCCCTTGAACTTCAGGGCTTTTTGTCATCAGACGTAATACTAGAGGTCAAGTACTCCAGAGTCACCGACGGACTAGGTAGATTTGCCTAGTTGCTTTTAAAGGGTTAATCCAGTAAAATTGGACATAAGAGGAAATGAGCCTAGCCAGCTTGATTTAAAGTAAGTCAATATATATATATTTATTTAACAGGAGGTTTTACAACATGGCACAAAATATTGGTAATGCTAGAAATATTCTTGTCGGTGCGTCTCCACTGTTTCTTTCAGTAACAGACATCACCAGCCCAGATTATGTAGTTTCTGCACCAGCAGGAACACTAAACGCATTTGCAGCAAACAAGAATAAGACAGTCCCAGCATTTAAAACAGGAGAGTCTTACACAGATTCTTTGAACAAGGTTGATGTTACAACAGCAGCAACTGGTGCGGTATCACCAGCCCTTGACACAAAGGGTGCATTTTACCGTAACGTAGGTTACACAAATAACGGTCTTCAGGTTACATACAACCCATCATACGGTTCAGTAACAGTAGATCAGCTTCTTGATACAGCAAAGCTTTTCAAGGAGTCAATGGAAGTTATGATCGCAACAGAAATGGCAGAAGGTACTCTTGAGAACGTTCTTGCCGTATTTGGTCAGAAGTCAGATACACTTACAGATTCTGGTAAGAAGCTAGGTATCGCAGGTGGAGCTCTTGGTGAAGCACCAACAGAGCGTCAGCTAATTGCAGTTGGTCAAGCACCAACTTCAACAACAGATACTGCAACTGAGCGTGTATATTATGCACGTCGTGTTCTTTCTGTACAACAGTCACAGTTCTCTTTGGCTCGTAACGCAGCATCAACATTCCCAGTAACATTCCGTTTGCTACCATCAGGTGATTCATCACACGTAGGTCAGGAATATGGTTTCATCGTAGACCGTGTTCTATCAGTGTAATTAATTTAATTAATTAATAGAGCCCCCCAAGAAATTGGGGGGTTTTCTATTGCTCTTGTATTTTGAATATGATACAATAATTAAGACGATCCTAGGAGGATTAAATGGCAACAACAGTATACGATGTTGAAGAAATTCAACTACAAAATGGCGCAACAGTTAAGCTCAAGCCTTTAACAATTAAAGAGCTACGTGAGTTTATGAAGGTCATTCAAAGAACACAAGAAGTAACATCAGAAGATGAAACACTAACAATCCTTATTGAGGCCTGTGGAGTAGCACTAAAAAAGCAGCTTCCAGATCTTGTAGCAGACAAAGACGCATTTGAAGACACACTTGACGTTCCAACCATCAATCGCATTCTAGAAGTATGCGGAGGGATTAAGATGGACGACCCAAACCTACTAGCGGCAGCGGTTCTGGCTGGTCAGAACTAGATCTAGCCGCTTTAGAGGGGGAAGTATTTCTTCTAGGTAATTGGAAAAATTACGAAGAACTAGAAGATAATCTTTCAATGCCAGAGATGGTCCAGACTTTTAAGTCAATGCAAAAAACGGAATCAGAAAAAAGGAAATTCCTAGCTTCGATTCAAGGTGTTGATTTAGATGAAAGCAGTAATAATGAGGAGGGATCATCCTTCGAAGATGTCAGAAGAAGAGCACTTGGTATAACCACATCAGCAGATGATGTTGTTTCATTACAAGGTGGTCTTGCAGCAGAAGCTGGCTTTGGCATTAACGCAGGATTAGGATACCGAATAGAGTAACATATACATATGGCAGATAATTTAATCACCACCAATATTACCGCCAACGCAGACTTCACGAGTTTAAGAACTCAGCTTGCTGCGGTTACTGCCCAACTCGTAAAATTACAAGAAACAACGGCGGGAACTAACGCCAAACTAGCAAATCAAATTGCTGTAATGAATAAGTCCTTCGCAGAAACTATGCGATCAACGGGACAGTTTTCATCACACTTTGTATCGCTTACATCAGACGTAGAAAAATTTGGTAGGAACCTAGATAGAGGAAGACTTAAACTAGGGGAATACTACAACGCCTGGAGTGGGCATACAAAGAAAACAAGCAGCCTGATTAGAGACCTGGCCAAGCAGCAGGTAATGCTAGAGAATGCAATCATTCAGCCTATCGGCAAAAACGCACAAGGCCTAATGCAATACAATGTTATGGTTGCAAAGGGCCTTGATGAAATAAAGAACAAGACGGCAATTGCAAGACAAGAGCTATCTATCATGAATAAGGTAATGCTCGATGGATCTAATCAGCTTATCAATTGGGGTAAGAACACCCAGTGGGCTGGCCGTCAGTTAACAGTAGGACTAACAGTTCCTCTTGCAGCATTTGGAATGGCTGCACAAAAAGCATTTAGAGAAGCAGATCAAGAGCTTGTAAGACTTACAAAGGTTTACGGCGGACTAAGTGCAACATCATCTTCAGAGCTAGCAAAAGTAAGAAAAGATGTTTCCGAAACAGCAAGAGAAATTGCTGGAGCATACGGAATTGCATACAAAGAAACTATTGCATTAGCAGCTGACCTTGCTGCAACAGGACAAGAAGGCGGAAACCTTCTAGAAGCTACAAGACAGACAAGCAGACTTTCAATCCTTGGTGAAGTAGACAGACAAGAAGCAATGAAGGCAACTCTTGCTATTCAAAATGCATTTAAATCAAGTACAGATGAATTAACTCAATCTATTGACTTTCTTAACGCTGTTGAAAACCAGACATCCACTTCTCTACAAGATTTAGTTGAAGCAATCCCTAAAGCAGGCCCTGTTGTAAAGTCTTTAGGTGGAGATGTAAAAGATTTAGCATTGTATTTAACTGCAATGAAAGAAGGCGGAGTAAACGCATCAGAAGGTGCTAACGCAATTAAGTCAGCAATGGCATCTCTTATCAACCCAACAAAGGTTGCAAAGGAAATGTTTTTTGGCTTTGGTATAGATATAGATAAGATTGTAACATCTAATGCGGGAAATTTAACTGAAACAATTACAGACCTTCAAGCAGCTTTAGACAGACTAGATCCACTAAGCAAGTCAAGAGCAATTGAACAGTTGTTTGGTAAGTTCCAGTATGCAAGAATGTCAGCCCTATTTGAAAACCTAGGTAAAGAAGGATCTCAAACTCTTCAGGTAATGGATTTAATGAAAGCAAGCGCTACAGATCTTGCAAATATCTCTGCTCGAGAATTAACTATGATGACAGAGTCCGCTTCAGGACAATTTAAAAGAGCATGGGCTTCAGTCCAAGCAGACCTTGCTTCAGTAGGAGAACAATTTTTAAGAATTAGCACAAAGGTTTTAAATGTAGTAGATGGGATCATTAAGTTTTTCCAAGGACTTCCAGGTCCAGTTAAAACATTCCTTAACGCTCTTGGTGGACTAACAGCATTTGCTGGACCACTAATTATGTTAACTGGTGTTATGGCCAACTTTATTGGTTATGTTACAAAGGGAATATTCTCTTTAAGACAAATGGCTACAGGAGGACATGGGTTTAAGCTCCTTACTCCAGAAATATTAGCGGCAGATGCAGCAGCAAAAGGTCTTGCTACATCATTCTATTCAGATACAGAAGCAACAGTTGTATTAACAAATGCAGTAAATACTCTTGCAGCATCATTTGATAATCTTCAGGTAGCAGCATCTACAGCGCAAGTTGCAGTGCAACCAAGCATCTCAACAGTTGCAGGCGGAGTAATTGCAGCGGGAACTCCAGGCGGAACGCCAAGATATGTTGATAAAAATAATCCATTAATTGGAGATTCATACTCAAGAGATATGTCTCACATGATTCCTGCTCAAACACAACAGGCGGGGACAATATTTGGAACAGTTCCAGGAGCAGGACCAGTAAACGTTAGAATTGGTAAAAACCCTCAAGCATATATGAACGCAGATCTTCCAAAGATTCCAGGTGTTACATCTGTAAACGGAACATCGACTGGTATAGTTGCTCAAGAGGCAGCAAAGTGGCATGCAATGACAGCGGCAATTGCAATGCAATCAGAAGCAGAACTTAAAGTATTAAAGGCAGAGGTAAATGCTACAGGAACAATTACATCAAGTCTATCTAATTCTTATCAAGCCTTGCTTCCAGAATTTTCAGAAATTACAAGCATGGCTGCACAAGAAACTGCTTTAATCGTTAAGCAGCTACAGCAAAGCAAAATAACAGCAGACGAAGCAAGAATAAAAGTAATTCAATTAAATGCAACAGTTGAAGCAATGCTTGCTGAGACAGCTCAAAAGATTGCAGCTGGACAAGGAAGATCTGTAAACTTAACAACAGTTCCATTAACATCTCAACCTGTAGTAGACCCAGTAACTGGTAAATCAAATATGAAAGAAATGTTTCATAAGGGTTCTACAAAAACATTAGTAGATAAAATTGCTAGAGCGCTAGGCGGAGTTAGAACTTCAGGTGCAGGATATAACATTGAAACAACAAAGCCTAAGTTTAATAAAGGCGGAATAGTTCCAGGAACTGGTAACACAGACACCTATCATACAATGGCCGAGCCCGAATCATTTGTAATTAATAAAGCTGCAACACAAAGAAACATGCCTACAATTAGCAAACTTATTGGTGGCACTCCAACATTTAGAAACACTGGAGGAATGGTTCCAGTAGTTTTAACTCCTGGAGAAGCAGTAATTCCAGCAAAAATTGCTAAGCGTAATCCAGAACTAATGTTGCAATTAAATGGTGGCCCAGGTAATACAACTGGTATGGGAAGACATCAAGGCGGAGGAGTTCACCCACACCCTCATGCAGGAAAGCCTATGACAGATGCTCAATACAGAAGAGCTCTTAAAATGTATTATGAATTTATTAACGATCCAAACTATGAAGCCAATGTTCGTGCAAGATTTATTGCACTAGATGCTTCAGAGTATTTGGGAGTTGCCCCACAGATAGGAACTAAAAAAGCTATTGAAATAGCTACTGCTAATTTTGATGCTGCTAAGGACCTTAATGGATCTCCCGAAGACTGGATTAAAACTAGAACAGCACAGCTTGCTGCTTTTGACGAAAAATATTCTATGGGAGACAAAAGATTAGTAAAAGAAGGAAGAAGCGCAACGGCTTCTGGTTTAACTAGCGATAACTTTTTAAATAGAAATATGAACAGGGTTTTAAGATCAATGAGCAGAAACCCATTATTTGCAGAAGCTCATGAAGATTTAAAGTCAATACCTAGAGCAACTGGTAAAATACAAGGCGGCGGAGGAAGATTAGTTGAAACTGCTAGAGGCCACGCATTTAGAAGATCTTTAATAGCACAACTAGGTGGAGTTGGCTCAAGAGGATTTGCAGGATTTGCTGCTATTATGCCTGCAGCATTTAATACAATTGCTGCACAACTTCAGGGCAAAAATTTTCAACCAGATGTAATTCATTTAAAGAGGGCAAGTGCAATTGCTGACTTTGAAGAAATGGTAAGAAAATCTGGAGTCCCTGGAAGCGTAGACGATGTAATACAAGCATTACAGTATGATACAAGATTTGTAGCTGCATCAGACAAGAAACCACGAGTTGCTCCTCCATCACCAAAACAAAAAACTGCACTCAACATGTTTTTGCAAGCAATCTCTGCAGGAAAAGCTTGGATTCCAATTCGTGGAAAACTTGCTCTTGCAGGAGCGGTTAAATTAAATAAGGGTGGACAAGTACCAGGAAAGTTTGCACAAAGATTGTTTGGCGGCGGTAAAGCGTTGTTCTTAGGAATGCCAAGATCTATTAAGCAGGTTGAAGCCCAGAGAGCCGCAAAGGTTGCTATGGAAAAAGCAAGTCAAGCAGTTAAAGACTCTAGATTTAGCAAGACCCCAGTAACTGATTATGACGCTATGCTAGAGCCAACATCAGGAAGAAGTTTCCCAGTATCTGGAATTGGTGGAGTTTATAGCAAGAACGGGGAAAAGGTTTTTGTTAAGCCAGTACTAGATGAAAAAGCAGCGCTTGCTGAGATAAGAGCAACTGAAATTGCTCGTGATGTTCACGGACTACAAACACCTAATCAAAGAGTTGTTGTAATGAGAGACCCAACTGACAGAAGAGGATCTAGAACACTACTAGCTTTAGAGTCTAAGTACAATCCTGCTATAGCAAATCAAGATGGTAAATTTACAGAAGATCAATACTTTAGACAGTTAGTTGCATCATCATTACGTGGCGACAAAGATTTAGGCAGGGGTAACCTTTCTGGGAACATACTTGCCGATGTAGGTCCAGCTGGGGTATTTTCAACAGCCTCTGGACCAAGAGATTATTCTGCAACAATGCCTTCATTTAAACAACAAGCAATGATCAACTTGCTTGGAGTAAAAGGAAGCAGTACAAAGAAATTCTTTGCTGAAGCAACTTCAGATATTCCAAGAGGTATGACACCTGATCAATACAATGATCGCATGCTGCAAGAAATTGAATCTGCTCTCCCAAAGCTAAAACAAACAATAGGTAGATTTGATTTAAACACAGAAGAAAAAGTTATTTACAATGCAATGATCACAAGACTATCTGATGCAAGAAGACAAACTTACAGAGATTTGCATGGAGTTCATTCATCAGTAACAATGTCTCCAGAAAAAACAATGACTCCAGCAGCAATTGCCAAAATGCTTGCAGCAGATGAATTGAAGCGCAGACAAAAGGGTCACTCTGTAAGCCTATCTGATAATGCATTTAAGACACCAGAAAATGGATTCAATATTGGCGGATTAATTGGAAACGTTCTTAAGGGTAAAGCAATGCATAGAATTGGTGCAGGATTTGGCCCAACTGGAGCACCTAAGCCAAGTATGTATGAGTCAGCTCCATGGGGCGTGAACTCTCTATCTATTGAAATGGCCGACAAGCTATTTGCAAACACAGGTTTAAGAAAGCATACTCAAAAATTATTCTATGACAAGTTTGCGGCAGCACTAGCAAAAGAAAAACCTTACGGATATGTAAAGATGCCAGATGGTAAATTAAAGAACGGACTCGAGCCAGACGTGCTAGACTCTGTAATAAGATCAGCCGCTTCAGATCTTGTTGGAGACAGAAACATAATTAAACAACTTTCTCCAATTGATAAAGATATTTTGCGAAACAAATATTTAAATTGGGATTCTAAAAAAGATACTCCGCTTACAGAATCTTTAAAGAAAATTATATTTGGTTTAGAAAAAAGAGAAATGGGCGGACCAGTTAACGCAGGTCAACCATACGTTGTGGGAGAAAAAGGACCAGAGCTATTTGTACCTAGAAATTCAGGAGGCATTGTTCCAAACGGATACATGAAGGGCGGAAACATTGCAATGCTTGGAGCCTCACTAGCACCAATGCTAATTGCGAGCAAGATTACTAATCCTTTACTTCAAACAATAATGCAGACGCTTTCATTTATCATACCTCAAATGATGATGACGGCAATGATGCAGACAAAAGCTGAAGGCGCACAAGGAAGAGTCGGTGGACTTATGTCTAAGATTCCAGCTTCTGCAAAAACTCCTATATTCTCTACAGCAAGAGGGACAAAAGTTGCTGGTGAAATGTTGGAAGATGGAACATACGCCAAGGGCGGAAGAATGCTCAATAGATACGGCGCAGCTCTTCAGAATTCTGCCAAGAGCGGGAGCGCAGTAACAAGAACCCTGGGAAGAATTGGAATGGGTCTTACAAGATTAAATGTAGGACTTGCTGTAGCAACAGGAGCTTTTATTCTTATCAATAAAAGAATAAGGGATCACAACGAACATTTAAGAGTTGGGGTAACACAATACGGACTAACAGAAGAAGCTGCCAAAAAGGCGGGACTTAAGTTTACTGATTACAACTCAAAGCTTGCAGATACTGTTAAAAACATAGAAGCAATACGAGAAAGAAATCAGTTCCTTTATGAAAGCATGCAAGATGCTGGACTTCCTATATCCATGACAATTGAAGAGTATAAGAAGCTTAAGAAGGAAGTTAAGGAAGTATATACTGATCAAATTAAATTAATTAATCAGTCTAAAGAAAGTGAACTTCCACAAGTAGCAATAGACATTAAGACTGCTCTAATGGCTGCTGGGTTATCAGCAGATGAAGCAAGCAAGAAGATATTTACAATGTTTAAGCTTTCTGAAAAGGGAGAAAAGGCTGGTGCATTTACTGTAGGTAATCGTGCATTTAGAAATATTAAAACAGGACAAGATGCAGCCGAGGCTGCAATAAACACTTATACTACTGCCTCAGATGGTAAAGAGAAAGCACAGGCAGTAAATACAGGTCTAACTGCTATCGATGCAGGAATCATTGATATGATTGAGCAAAGTAAAAAAGCTGCTAGAGAAGACAAGAGTGGAAATACAAAAGTATTAACTCAGTATCAAGCCCAAGAAGCAATGCTTCAAAAACTAAATAAGCTAGAATCTTCTAAAGCTGTTCTTACTGCAAAAACTAGAGCGGAAATGATTAAGCAGAATCCAGAACTTAAAAAGATTATTAATCCTATGGATACAATAGTTAGCTTATTTGAAAAGATGAATCTTGCAGCAAAGGGATTTACTGGAGATCTTTCAAAGTTAGGCGCTGAGGCTGTATCTACACTATCAAAAGTTGCAGATTCCATATCAGAAGCAACCGTTGCTGCGAACAAAGAGGGTCTATTAAAACAACAGTACATAGATTTAAAGAAGCTAACAGATCAACAAAAGGCATTAATGCAAGCGGCCAAAGGACAAACTGCTCAGCAACAAATAAACACTAGAGAGCAGCTAAAGGGTTTGCAAAAGCAAATAGATGCTAATAATAAACTTGCAGAGTCAAGACTAAAAGCATTAGATGCAGCAAAGCAAGAGGGCGATATTGCAAGACAAATTGCAAAAGCACAAGCAGCATACGAAGCAGCTTTAGCAACAGGCAATACTGCTGCAGCACAACAAGCAAGCTTAGATATTCAAGGTCTGCAATCAGATCAGCAATACAACTCTCAAAAGAAAGCAATTGAAGATGCTCTTAAGCTAGCCAATGCTCCTCTTGAGGCTAAGATAAAATTAATTAATGACGGACAACAAAAGATGTCAGACAATGCATCAATTGCTGCAGAAAAATTGGGCTCATTAAATGCAAGGATTGATAAGCAAAAACAAAAGATTGATGATGTTAATCAAGCAATGGTCACCTTAGCACTAAATGCAGCTGCTGCAGGAAAAAGTATAGAGGATTATATTAAGTTTGGAACTGATGAAGACCCAAATGCTGGTAGAGAGGCTGCTGCAGGCCTTGTTGGAGCAGTAAGAACAGCAAAGCCTGGAACAGTTCCTGAATTTAAACAACCAACTCATCCAAAGGGTGTTAAAACTCCAATTGATGTAGGTACCCAAGCCCTGGGAATAATGGGCGGGGTAGAAGGAGCTATTACAAAAGGATTAGCCTCAAAGGGTATTCAAATGGGCAGCGGAGATATTATTATTAATGGAAAGAAGATGGATGTTGGCCAATCAAATGCTACTGCTAAGATTAGTTCTGTTCCTACAACTTTAGGCGTAACCGCTGGAGCCTATGCAGGATCTACAATTATTCATCCATCTACACTTATGGCAGCAGGAGCATCTCAAATATCTGATGGCAAACGAGGCTCTACTTGGGTTGGTGTTGAGTTTGTAGATAAAAATGGTAAAAAGTGGAAGGTAACTTCTGATGCAGGGAGAGCTGGTCTTAACGTTCAAGCAGTAAAAGCTGGTTACGGAACAATGAAGCTTAATCCAAATGTTCCTACTATTGTCGGAGACCGTGGACCAGAAATGGCATTTGGCGGAATGGTTATTCCTAATATGGCTAAGGTACCATATGCTTCACCTAGATACGATATTAAGCAAGCAGCAAAAATGTTTGAACCAATGCGTGATTCAGGGGTAGGACAAGGTGTAATTAATTATACACAACATATTCATGCCTCTCCAGGAATGAATGAGGATCAATTAATAAGTAAAGCAAAGGTTGCAGCATATGAATTCTTGCAGGCCAATATAAAAACTAATGCTAAAATGAAGGGCAACCCAATGAATGTAGGTATTAAAAACACATGAGCTATCCAATGACACTCCCAGTAGGTTCCCTATTATATTTTGATACAGGAACTGACCTTGTAAACCCAACATGGACAAAGGTCTCTGAGCACAACAGATCTAGCGCCTCTCTAGAAATAGATAGAATAGAAAAGACTCAAAGAATGTCTAACGGATCCCTTAGAAAAATTTGGATTGCAGATAAGAAACAATTTAGCGCAAGCTGGGGAATGCTGCCAACTGATAATACAATGACAGTAGACGGAGGCATGGGCGCCTCAGAAATTAAATCTTTTTATTTAAATAAAGGCAAGGGTGCCTTCAAGGTAAAGATATCATACAACGGAGTAGCGGCTAGAGATGAAATTATTTTAATGTCATTTACCTCATGTAATTTTACAGTTATGAAAAGAAACGTTAAGTCTTCTTCAGCTTCCGTCCCACAAGAATTTTGGGACGTCTCTCTCTCCTTAGAAGAGGTATAATGATACAGGTATCAGCAAATACAACGAATGCCTTAAGCAAGGCCGTAAACGTATCTGTAACTAACGGATGTCGTGTTGAGTATAATATGAACGACCTAATATCAGGAGTGGCTGTAACAGCCCCTGAAGGCGTTATAACAGCAACCCTGACTGCTCCACAGAATCAAGGCGGATATCAATATAAGCCTTTTGAAAAGCTATTTCCAATAAAAAGCATTATTGATCCAAGACGCCCAAAGGTAGCTGGGATTCAATATATGATTGCAGCAGACCCAAGCCTTAGCACAACACTTGCTGCTAGTGGGTCAGCAGATGGTAAAACATATGCGGCGGCAAAGGAATTAAATAAAAGACTATATTTTTCTGGAATAAAAACTGCTTATAAATATTGGGTAACCCCAAAGGCAGCAAGCGGAAGTACCTCTTTAACAAATTGTATATTAACTGTTTCATACCCAGCAGTAAAAACTGCTGCAGCAAATAAAATTGTTCTTAAGTTTGAAACATCTCACTCCAAACCTACATCCTGGAACGTAAAACTTTTAAGTCTATCTGGAGTAGAGTCTACAATATATACAGGAACAACTTGCCCAGATAACGGAATAGTAAACTTATACTACAACGGATCGGCTTGGGTAGACGTAGAACCTGCAACCGTTTCTACAGGGGTAGACCTAAGCGGGTTGAAGTTACAAGTTAATAGTATAAGTACTGCAGGCGGGTACCTAGGAATAATTGAAATATCAGCAAGACTAGTAAAGGATGTAACAGACATTCTTCAATCATTTGATATATCTCAGAACTCATCAGACTCAATCAATGGCTTAGTCCCAGTTGGAGATGTAACAGCAAACTATTTAAGACTTAGTTTAAATGCATACGATAAGTCCTATGACAATTATGATAAGACTAAAGCTTTTAATAAAAACAAATTAAGCCTTTATGAAAACATTACAATTAGACCACACGTTATAGTTGAATCAGAAAAAATTAATCTAGGTGTTTTTTACCTTGACTCATATGAGGTAGATGAATTTGGAGAAGTTTCTATTAATGCATTAGATGGGGCAAGAGAACTTCAGTATATTAAGCCACCAGATATTGTAACAAAGGACATGTCCACAGTTGCTATAATCAGAAGACTGTTAGATTCAGTTGGATTTTCCAATTATAAATTTAATCTAGTAGATACCGATACCTCTATTGTTGCTCCCTACTACTGGTACACCGATCCTCAAAAGACAGTTTGGCAGCACATACAAGATTTATGTAAGGACACTCAGATGATTGCTGTTTTTGACAACAACGATGTTCTGCAATTTTATCCAAGAGGATATATATTTAATACAGCAAAAAACCCAGACGCTTCTTTTAGATATAGCAATACAGCAGATGGAAAGCTAGCAAACATATCAGGAATATCAATTGAAAATGTTCCATCAGTAAAAGCTATTAAAGTTATGTATAGCCCACAGCTTACATCTAATTATGATGGAGATGCCGACAACCTTTATACTTCCCCAGTAGTCACACTTGGATCAGCAGCACTAATGGCTGATTTGCCAAAGGTTGCTACAGCAGAAACAGATGCACCAAAGGGAGTAATTAAATTAAGGCCAGTAGAAATTTCAGGAGCCGCACAGCAATTTTATTCCTACACAGGGTATTTAGTTTTAGGAAAAGAAATTATTGAGTATGACGCTATTAAGTTTGTTTATGAGCCAGTTTCAGGAAGCCCAGCCGTTGCGTATAAGTGGATAAAGAATGAATCAGACATACAGTCTAACTTAGGTCTTGCTAAGCCTAACACCTTTAGGCCAACAGGCGAGTATAGAATTAAAGAAAGAAATGTTTTTAATGCAGTAACTGCCGATGCTGATTTAACACATAGCGCAGATATTGATTCCCTAAGAATGGAATGGACGGGACAAAAATGGAACTCAGAGACTGGAAACTTTACTCCTGACAATACTGAATCAGCATTTACTTTAAAAGAAGTTGCTATTAAAGATGAGAACGGTAAAGACTTAGCAAATCCAAATAATTTATTTAGTGCCATACCTAGGTCAATGATGACAATTTTTGCCCCGCTGGGAACATTAAAAGATAGTACACAAGATCCAACCATAAAAGAGCCTGTTCCAAACAAGATATATACTCTTGTAACAACAGATACGGCTAAATATCTTAAGGGGGAAAACTTTTCGATTGGAACAAATATGTATTTCCCATTGTTAAAGAATTCAAAAGGCGAAGCCACGGGAGAGCAAAGAACAATTTCGGGTATAGCATTTTCATTAAACTCAACTAACAAAAGTGGTTATTTTTTATCAGTAGCAACAACCCAAAACACAAGTGCAGATAAAGGATTTAGAGAACTTTCATTTTACAAAATTGTAGACGGAAAACTTATTAAGATGACTGACTCACAAAAAGAAGAAGACGGTAGTATCTTGACAGGAATAAGTGGAGGAAGACTATATAGAATAGATATCCGTGCAAATTATTCTGTACCTACAGGAGGATCCGCTAAAGTTTTAACTTTAAGAATATCTATTAATAACAAAGAGTTTATTGTGGTAGACCAGTCTCCAATAACAATTACAGAAAAAATTGGAATTGCTTCCCTTCAAGGGGTATCAGCATTTGACTATGTTTATGCTTCTGCTATAGATGAATCAGACTTTACTGCTGATAAAAAATATAATCCTTACAAAGGATTTATGGGCGGAGAGTCTACAATTATTAAAACATTCGGAGAGTTTATTTTTAATCAAAAGGGACAAACCGAAAGCACCTCGTGGGTCAGAGAGTTTGGTCCAGTTGCAAGAGAACTTAAAAAGATTACAGCTAGGTATACTACTCCAGGCTTTCCGCTTTACCCAAGCCTAGTAAATAATCCAGATGTAACAATTGCTGGAACCTCAATAGATTCTTTTGGAATGGACATCTATGTAATAAACAACACTGGAACATTTACGGATCTTGCTAATAGCGAAGAGAAACAGTTTGTCGTGGTTGGCAACTATATCGTGCCTTCAGATCCATTTGAATATATTGACCCAGCACTTACAGATGAAGAAAAAAAGGAAATTGTAGGCTTTGACTCCACATGGATTCAGAGGGAGTCAGAAGCAATTGAGCTATCTAAGTTTATGACAAAGCAGTGGTCTAAGCAGCAAAAGGTTGTCACACTAGAAACATTTTTTAATCCCCTAATACAAATAGGAGATATTGTGGAAATTTCTTACCCAGATAATGGACTATATTCTTCTGAAAACTCAACAATACCCGCTGGGTTTCAGGCTAATAAATTTGTTGTTCTGTCTATTGATAGTACCTACGATAAAGATTCTCCGCCTACAACAAACATAGCTTGTAGGTCAATTTATACATGAGAAATGGTAGAATGTAAATATGAGTAATATTAAAAACCCAGCGTCCTCAACGGCAAAAGTAAAAAAGCTTTTGCTTTTTGAAGGAGACCCTTTAATTAAAACTCTTAAGCCAGACTATTATGCTATTGTTGGTAAAGACACGCTGACTGGTATTGCAGACCCTACTGGAGAAGACCCAGGAACAGACCCAGAAGATCCTGGCGAAGAGGATCCAGGTGAACCAGGTGATGGACTAAAGGCACCATCTTTGTCTGATATAACTCTTATAAGCAAGACTATGGTTACAGACAAAAACAAAAATCAATATGTTGAGTTTGTATTTAATGTTAAAAATAGCGGCGGAGAAACAGTAGTGGGGGCAGAGGTTTATGGACAATAGAATAAGCTTAGTTGGAGAATATATCTTTTACGAAGACGGCAAAGAGATATGCCGTAATAAAAACCTAATAACTAAATTTGGTAAAAGATATTTAACACAGTATCTGGCTGGCCAATCAAATACAAATTTAAAAGATATTGCAATTGGTATAGGTTCCACTGCGGCATCAGTAAATGACACACAACTGGGATTTGAATTTTATAGATCTCCAGTAACAATGAGTAGCATTGACATACAAACTAGCTCAGTAACGGGAGTTAGCACATATGGTGTAGTTCACAAGACAACAATACCAGTAGATGTTGTAGGAGTTATTAATGAATTAGGTCTTTTCCCAACTGTATCTTTGTCAAGCACAGACTACGCAAGTAATTCTATTTCTACTTTTGAAGATAATCAAAGCTGGGTAGATTCAGGTGGGCTGTACCCTACTGTATTAACAACACCAACTCCTAAAATTGGAACTTATTATTTGTCTATGAGTGCATCGGCCTCTGGAGTAAAACAATATTTTAACAATTTTAATATAGACGTATCTGGATACAGCGCACTAGATAGCCTAACAATTGCATATCGTCAATCTGATTTAAACTTAGATTACGTATTTGTAAGAATGTATGACTCAAACAATAACTACTATGAGATTAGATATGCAGGAGACGTATCAACAGGAGACAAGATTAAATCATTAACTTTAAACAATCTTTACAGCAGCGGCTACGGATCTGGCCTTCCAGATCAGACTTCTATTGTTAAAATTGGAGTAGGCGTAAAAGCAAAATCATCGGGAGCAACAACAGTTTTGTTTGATGGATTAAGAATTAATGACGAAGATGCATTTAGAACAGACTACGGTCTTATTAGTAGATCGGTTTTAACTACTCCTATTGTAAAGACCTTTGGAAAACAAATGGTTATTGAATATAGAATTGGGTTAGATTTTTAATGGGTGCTTACGATAGAGATGAAGTTGGTTATAGATTACCACCTGATTTAGAAATAACACCTACAGCAGCTGCTGCCTCTGCTGCCGTAGGTTCAAAAGATTCCTATACAAAAAAAATAAAGATTCCTCTTATAAAAAATAAAGAATATAGATTTTTCTTTACTTACTTGCATGAAGACCCAGAAACAAAAGAAATAAAAGAAAGCGACAGGTCTCCCGTATGGAAAGAAACTTTTACTATTCCAAATTTAACTAAGGCTGTAAAAAATTTAACATTAACTCCAGGATCACAATCTTACGGAGTTAAGTTTGATCTTGACCCTTTAAGTGAACAAGAAGATGTCGTTATATTTGAAAGCCTTACCAGTAATTTTGCTACACAAACTATTGTTTATACAGGAACATCTACTAACGTTTCAATTCTTACAACAGGGCCAAACGCATTTGCGCCAAGATGGGTGAAGGTTAGATCCAGAGATAAATGGGACGACTTAAATATATCAGAAGCCACTGCTGGACCAGTAACACCTTTTAGTGCAGATGTTGATACAACATATACTGTTGAAAACCCAGCTAGTTCTTCTGCATCCGCTTCTATTGATCCTAAAGATTTAAGCGGATTTAGTCTTGTTTCAACAATTAGCTGGGCGCAATCTACAAATGTTAAAACGGCGGGATATGCAATAAGATGGTCAACAGATAATCCAGCAACAGTAACAAATCCTTTATGGGAATACGCATCAGTAAGCGGAATAACAACAACCTCTTTTACCGCAACAGGATTAATTCCAAACACAACATATTATTATCAAGTTGCATCAACAACACCATACGATGTCGTAAGTTGGACAGGTGCTGCAAGTGGAACATTTATTGCTTCAGATGCAGATGGAACAGCGGCAGGTGCATTAGCAAGACTTAAATCTTTTATAGCAATAGGCGGGGCATCGCAAGATCTATTTAAAATAGGAACAGGCATATCTCAAAGTATTAATTTAAATACAGATCCGCTTGTAAGCCCAACATTAACTGCGGGAACCTATCATGGAATTATATTAAATAAATCAACTACCAACGTAGGTAATAACTTTTGGCTTACCACTGGTCAGTTTAGAGTTGGAAACCCAACAGAGTTTATGTACTGGAATGGAACAAACCTATATCTAACTGGAAATGTAAATGCTACAGGCGGCAAGTTTACAGGTAATGTCCAGCTAGCGATCCCAGCTGGGGCAACTACAAGTGGTACTCTTTTTGCAGGCGCTAATCCAACATCGGGGGCAAGAGTAAGATTTAGTAGCGAGGGTATATTTGCATATGATGCTACAAGCACGGACAATGCAACGGGTCAAACATTTTCTTTAGTTCAATCAACAGGTAGATTAAATGCCAATTTAGGTACAGTTGGCGGATGGACACTTGCAACAACAGGATTCTCATCAAGCAATACTAAAATTGAAAATGATGGAAACATCACGCTAGGAAATCAAGTAGGATCAATCTATCCAATAGTCAGACTTAGCGCAACCGATGATTTTAGATTGTGGGTTGGAAGCAACAGCTCTTCAACTGCTAAGTTTAGAGTTTCAAAAGAAGGTATTCTGTATGCTGAAGGAGCAGTAATAGGTCTAGGAGCAGGATCTACAATTGATGGATACGCAACAACAAGCTCTTTAAATAATTACACTCTTACAACTACTACGACAGCAATTAATAGCAGGCTGCAAACCGTTGAAGGTGCTTATGTTACCAATACAACACTTAATACTAATATTGCTACAAAAAATGCTATCTTTGTTCAAGACGGTCAGCCTACGGCTACAAAAGTTGGAGATGTTTGGATAGATACTGATGAAGGAAATATCCTTAAGACTTGGACTGGGTCCACCTGGACTACCAGAACAAATTCAACATATGCTACAACAACAGCTTTAAATACAAAATTAGAAGCTGGGGGCTATGCAATTTCAACTGCTAGTAATCAAATTACAAATATTACATCTAATGGAATTTTTATAACACCAGGAACATTTAAGATATCAAATACAAATGAAACGGCACCTACTACTGGGTCATATGTTTTATTAAACTCAGCAGGACTAACAGCCTACGATGGAACAAAAACAACTTTTGCAATATCATCATCTGGCAGCGCTTCCTTTTCTGGAAATCTAAGTGCAGCAGGTGGTACATTTGAAGGAAGATTATTTGTAAACAATGACACAGGATACATAGATACAGCAGGAACTAAATCAGTAAATGGAATAGGAGTAACAAGTCTTGTAGTAAAGGCTTTAGGATTCAGATCTACGGATGACTCTGGCTGGACAAGTACTTGCTACCCATGGACCGAAGGTCTATTTTCTTTAGGAAGCACTCAATATTCTTGGTATAGGTTATATATGGAAGATGACGTATATTTTGCTAACGGAACAACTTATAAAATTGAACAAAATGGCGATGCCTTTCTGAATGGATATGCAGTTTCAGGAGGTTTTGGTGTATATAGTCACTGGGCTCCAAGATCTGATAATACTTATGACCTTGGAGGATGGTCTTTATCAAGCACTGGAATTCAGCAAAATAAAAGATGGAGACAGATTTATTCAAATAATTCAACAATTACAACATCTGACAGTAGATTAAAAACTGATATTTCTGATTCAGAGCTAGGACTAAACTTTATAAATAAACTACGTCCAGTTACATACAAGTGGATAGAAGGGTCTAAGGAACCAGTTCTTGTAGATAAAGAAGTAAAGCACATAGGCATAGATGGCGTATCAGTTGAAAAAACAGATATCGTAAAAACCCAAAAAATTAGTGGGCAAGATGAAGACGGAAACGACATATATGAAACAGTATCTATTCCAGGAAAAAGAAGACACGCTGGTTTTCTAGCTCAAGAAGTAAAGCAAGTACTAGATGAGCTTGAAGTCGAAGATTTTGGCGGCTGGGTATCAGATAATATTGAGGATCCAGAAGCAATACAAAGTCTAAGATACGAGCAATTTGTAGCGCCTTTAACAAAGGCTGTACAAGAACTATCGGATATGGTAGAATCATTACAACAAGAAATAAACATACTGAAGGGTATATAATGGAAAAAGTAGAACTAGTAGTTCAAGCATTGCAACAGCGTATCGGTGAGATAGTCTCACAATATGAGACGCATATAGCAATTCTTCGTGCTGAAATTACAGAGCTGACTGATAAAAATAAATCACAGGAAGTTCCATCGGAACAACCAAAGGGGTAATATATGGCAATTTTAAAATCAACTAATGTTAATTCTGGAGATCCAGTAACTTATGATATTATCAATAATATTATATTAGATCTAAATGAATTAAACAAAGCAACTGCAGCTAAATTTAATTTAAACTTAACTCAGACAGGCGGCAAAGATGGCAAAGATGCAGTATCTCAAACTATTTATAGCACAACAAAATTAGTTAAAATAAAAGCAAAAACTGCTGGAGGATCAGGAGCAACCTGGGACTTTTCAAAAGCAGGATTTACTAACCCGCCCAGATGCTGGGTTCAGGCCAGAAGCTCTGCCTCATTAAAAGCTTCTCAACTTAATTTTACAACCATCATTACAAATGTTAGTACTACAAGCATGACCTTCAAAGTAAGAGGCCCAGGCGGTACAGCACAAACTGATGCAGATATTGAGTTTGATTGCTTCGCAGTCGAAGCATAACCTGTTGACAAGATAAACCAATATGTTACAATTACTGTAACACCAAAGTCACGTACCCGTGACTTTTTTACATATTAAGGTAGACAATGAGTAACGATTTAAAATGGATGATCTCATCCGACCAGCAATTCCCGTATCAAGATGACAAGATGATTGCCCTTTGGTTTAAGGTAATGAAGTGGTTTAAGCCTGACGTTGTTGACTACCTCGGTGATACAGATGATCAAGCATGCTATAGCAAGTACACAGAAGGACGCTCAGCAGAGTTCTTGAACCTTCATAAGACTGACAGTCGAGATCTTATTGTTCCAATGATGCGCCATGAAGCAAAAGGTGCAAGAGATTTTTATACTAAGACAAGAGAGATGTTGCCAGAAGCGCAACTATTTTCAGCACTAGGAAACCACGACGTTAGAATTTTTAACTACGTAGATGCAAAACTTCCTGACTATATTAATGAGGTTACTCCAGAAGCTCTTTGGGGATTAGACTCTTTAGGCTATGAATATATTCACTATAACGAACTACCTAAGCGCCGATTCGGAGATATCCATGTACACCACGGACTATCAATTGCAGCAACTGGTTCCGTTCGCAAGGACATGGAAGACCTACAGGTATCTTTAATTAGAGGTCACTCACACAGAATTGCATCACACCTAGTTACTTATGAGTTAAGAAACGGCGGAGAAGGTGAAACACTTCGAGGCTACGAACTAGGACATATGTGTGATGAAAAGGGCCCAGGAATGAAGTACATGCAGCACCACGACTGGCAAAAAGGATTTGCTATCGCTCACATTGTCAACGATTATCCACATATACAGATGATCCACGTGGCGCCTGATTACTCATGCGTTGTTGACGGGAAGCTGTTTACCTTATAATGTGGTGCGGAAAATGTGGTGGTAGAGTTTTTGTAGACAGAGTATTCTCACAAAAACTACACGTAGAGTTGTTCTGCATTCTATGCGGGAAAAGAAATATGATTAATAAAGAGACGAGTGCTTTCGGGAAATGGCTAGAAAAAAGAGAGACGTTAAACGCAAAAAACTACGGTATTTCTTCTTAAACGATAAAGTACATAAGGTTTTGAGATCATCAAGGTCTAAAGATGAATTAGTTGCTTGGTGCTACCCTGATCGCAAAAGAGTCATGTATTCGCATTCTCAGGTTGAAAAACATATGGAGAATGCCTACACAATGAAAGATGTTTCTGGGCTTTTAAATAAGCACACAGTAACTATTCACGATTATATTTTAGAAGGAAAGATTAAAGCTCCTTCAAAGATATACCCTATCGGAGATCCAGAAAATAAACATTGGTCTAAGTATATGTTTAGCCAAAAAGATATCTTAGGCTTACATGAGTTTATATTAGACTCAGGGCATTCTAAAAACTTGCCATCAAAGGCAGAACTGCTGGGTCTTTTCAAACACAACATTATATTGTATACTAAGACTGACTCGGGATTCGTACCAGTATGGAAGGCGGAGTAATGAATAGAAGCGTTACTTGTCCTACTTGTGGAAAAGAATGGGAATTGCGATGGGGCATATTCGCCCATGATAGTTTATCTAGACATATGAAGGAGCACAAGTGACAACTAGAGTTAAGGTGGACCTCTCGTTCACACGTAATTTAGGTAACTATGAAAGCATTAAGATAGGTGTTGGTGTTGAAGACGATCTTCGTTCTGGAGAAAGTGTTGATGCGGCAACAGAAAGAGTTTATAAGTTTGTCGAAGATAAGCTTATTCAAAAAACTCGTGAGGTAGAAGAAGAGCTCAAGAGTGGCAAATGAAAAAGAGCCATACGTACTGATTGGACTTTACCTGTCTCTATACAAAGAGAAGTATAACAAGGCGCTTACTGTAAACAAGTTTAGAGAGAAGTGGGCTATGAACGATGTCATAGAGAGTGTTGGATTCCAACGTGCTCAAGAACTTTTGATATACTATTTTTCTACCAACAAGACTGGGCACCCATTAAATTTCTTCTATAACAACTTTGACAGAATTGATGCATTAAATAAAGAAATTAAGAAGGACAAGTTTAACCGTAGCATTCTTTTGAATGAGACTAAGAAGATGGTGGAGGGCGAAGAGTGAATACAGAAGCAACATTAATCTCTGCTGTATGTAAGAATAAAGATATTAGCACACTACTGGCAGACAACGTAGATGATCTGTTTACATCGCATAGAGATATCTGGGAAAGCCTAAAGTCATACTACTATAAGTTTAAAGCAGTTCCTGAAGCAGGCGTTCTTATGGAACGACACAAAGACTTTGAGCCAGTAGAAGCAAAGGCAGAAACTGGCTACTACCTAGACATACTAAAGAATGAGTTTATATCTAACAAGCTTAAGACAATTATTTTGCGTGGAGGCTCGGCCTTAAAAGAAGATGCAGCATCAAGAGTTCTTGCACAAATGCAGAGCGACCTTGCTGGACTAAGCCGATACACAAACAACGTAAGAGACTTAGATATTATTGATGTTGAAAATGCTGCACGACATTATCAGGCAGTTAAAGAACGTTCATCTGTAATGGGCGGTGCACCAGGAATCCTTACAGGGTTTGAGGCAATTGATAAAGCATATCCAACAGGTATGGCACCAGGACATTTAATTGTAGCAATTGGTTGGCCAGGAAAAGGTAAGACTTGGTTTACTGCTTACCTTGCATGCAAGGCATGGGAGCAAGGCTTTAAGCCAATGATTGTATCTCTTGAAATGTCTCCAGAGAATATGCGTGACCGTATCTTTACGATGCTTGGCTCAGGAATATTCCGTGCAAGTGATTTGTCAAAGGGCGACATTAACATTGATGATTTCCGTAACTGGGGAAACAAGAAGTTTGAGGGAAAGAATAGTTTTGTTCTCATCTCAAATGAAGGTGCATCAGAAGTTACTCCCGCAACCATTCAAGGCAAGATAGATCAGCATAAACCAGATTTAGTTATCCTAGATTACCACCAGCTATTTAATGATAACAAGCGATCTAACTCTGAAGTAGAAAGAAATAGAAACGTTTCTCGTGAGTTTAAGATGCTTGCAGTTTCTAATAACATTCCTATTATTGATATCACCGCTGCAACTGCAGACGATATCTCTGATCAAGATAATCCGCCAATGATGAGCCAAGTTGCTTGGTCAAAGGCAATTGAGTATGATGCTGATATGGCTCTAGCCGTTCACAGATACCCACAAACTAATATGATTGAGATTGTTTCTCGCAAGAATAGACACGGTCACGATTTTAATTTCTATCTAGACTGGGATATCAACCGTGGTATCGTCAAGGAAATTTACGAGAATCCATTCCAAAAAGATGAACCACAAACAGATAAAAAGATTTCAAGTAAGGGTTGAGTTTGCTGACGACTCTGGTATACCTAGATTAAAATACCAGTACGAAAGCATGCTTACTCACGATATGAGAAGCAAAGGTTATGCTAGAGTCCTTGACATAGACACTAGTTTCTCGGTAGAATTTGACGGACAAACGTGGGTGTTCTTAATGACACTCTACGGAGTATACGTAGGAAAGAAGAAGGCATGGCTATCAGAGGGTATAACGCAAGGAAAATTGATTCCACGCAATATGCGCCCAACCATATCAAGTCGGTAGTAAAAGCTTTAGGCTTAGATGTAGTTGCGGAACCAGGCAATGAGGTTATGTTCTACTGCCCTTTTCATTCCAATAGACACACTGCAAGCTGTTGCATAAACAAATCATCAGGTGCATGGCTATGCTTTAATCCATCATGCGGAGAGTCTGGAACATTAACTGAGTTAGTTAGACGTGTGCTACACAAGAATGACTTTGAAGCAATTAGATTTATTGCAACACAAGAGCAAGCCGCTCTTAATAATTTTGATGAGATTATGGCAAATATGTTTGAAGAAAAGCCAGACTTCGAAGAGTTTTCCCAAGAAACTTTAGATAGACTTCATACAGATCTTTTAGCAAGCCAAAGCGCAAAAGACTATCTTAAATCAAGAAGTATTAATGAGGATTCTATGAACCATTTTGGATTAGGATACTCTACTTCAATGAATATGGTTATTACTCCTGTGCATAGTCCAGACGGAACACCGATAGGTTTAGTGGGAAGATCAATCGAGGGCAAGTCATTTAAAAATAGTACCAACCTGCCTAAGAGCAAAACATTATTTAACGTTCATCGTGCAAAGAAAATTGGTGAGAATGTTATTGTAGTTGAATCCAACTTTGATGCAATTAGAATACATCAAGCTGGGTTTCCAAATGTGGTGGCCGTCCTTGGTGGTATATTATCAACAGAACAGCAAAAGCTTTTAAATAGATATTTTAATAAAATAACTGTAATGACAGACGCAGATTTGGCTGGCAGAGAGCTAGGATTGAGCATAGCCAATAGATTAAAAAATAAAGACCTCTTGTGGGCTTCCTATGAATATGGTAAGATATATCCACATGATGCAAAAGATGCTGGCGACATGACCGATGAGGAAATAAAGACCTGCATTAAAAATTCTGTATCCGACATCGAATACAGATCCTGGAACTCGTGATATAATAAAAATACAGATGGATATATACCATCAACTACAAACAAGGAGATACATATGAGTATAGTAAAGGGTCTAAAGGACCTAAACAAAGCACTCGATAAGCCGTCATATTCTGGCGGAGACGAAAACAAAGGCCGTTGGCTAAAAGTTGAAGACGGCGAAAGCGTAAAGATTAGATTCCTCCAGGAACTTGATCCAGATTCACCAACATATAATGACAAGCTTGGTTGCGGATTTATCGCATTAGAGCACACTAACCCAAAGGATTATCGTCGCAAGGCTCTAGACACAATGGAGTCAGAGGGACGTGACTGGGCAAACGAACAACATCGCAAGGATCCAAAGGCTGGCTGGAAGGCCAGGACCCGCCTATATATCAACGTCTTGGTAGACGATGGTAAAGAAGAGCCATATGTTGCAATTCTTTCACAAGGTACAAGCGGTAAAACAATTACACCTACCTTAATTGAATACGCTGGCGAGATGGGAAGCATCACTAACTTGATGTGGAGAATTAAGCGCAATGGTTCAAAGACAGACACAAGTTATACAATTATTCCATTGGCAAAAGACGAAACACCATTTGATTTCACTGCGCTGGAATTGTATGACCTAGAAAAAACAGCAGTACGCCACGTAACATATGCAGAGCAAGAAGCTTTCTATATGGGCGAAGGTGGAAATAATGAAGAGTCTACTTCTTCAAGTAGCATAGACTGGTAATAGGTTAAGAGGCGGAGAGTTAAATGAAATTTACACACTTACATGTGCATTCCTACTATTCTTTAATGGATGGGCTTAACTCTCCCCTCGAACTTGTTCAAGCGGCAAAAGCGGCGGGACAAACAGCAATAGCAATTACAGATCACGGAACATTATCATCACACCGTGAAATGCAAATTGCGTGTAGAGAAGAAGGCATAAAGCCAATCCTTGGAGTAGAAGCATACATATCTCCAACAGACAGATTTGATAAGTCTTCAAAGACAGATAAGTCTATTCAAGCATACAACCACATCATCCTATTAGCAAAGAATAAAAAGGGATTAGAAAATATTAATATTCTCCAAGAGCTTGCATGGAACGAAGGCTTTTATCATAAGCCACGTATTGATAGGGAGATATTAAATGAATACTCGGAAGGCATTATTGTATTGTCTGGATGCCTTAATGGTCTTATCTCTAAGTGCATCGAGAAGAATGAGTTCTCTGAAGCTAAACTCCTTCTCAAAGACTTTAAGAAAATTTTCGGTGAAGATTTTTATATTGAGGTTCAGGCTCACAATCCGAAAGAAATAAATGAAGGCTTGCTATCTCTAGCAGATGAACTTAAAATTAAAGCGGTGGCAACAGGAGATGCTCACTTTGCTAAAGAAGAAGACAGAGTATTAGAAGAGGCAATGCTTATATTATCAACATCCCCTAAGATGGATAAGGATGCTGACTTTGAAATGTCCAGACAGATTAAAGATATTAATGAAAGATTAAATTACCTATATCCAGACCGTAGAATATCATTTCAAGACTACAATTTATTTATCCAATCACGATCTGAAATTGAGGCGGACTTTAATAAGGCTGGAATTACTCGTACAGATATATATGAGAATACAATTGAGATATCTGACAAAATTGAAGAATACGATTTTAACAGGGGTCTAGACCTACTCCCTGTACCCAAGACCGATGCTGACCAGAAACTGGCTGAGATGGCCTTCCAGGGCCTAGAAAGGCTACGTTTAACAGACGGCTGGCTAGGAAATGATGTGTATGAGCAAAGATTAATGGAAGAATTAGAAGTAATTAGAAACAAGTCCTTTGCATCATATTTTTTAGTTGTGGCAGATATGATTAACTGGGCTAAAGAAAATAATATTATGGTTGGTCCTGGTCGTGGTTCCGCAGCTGGATCTTTAGTTTGTTATACATTAGGGATTACTGATGTGGACCCAATAGAGTATGATTTACTGTTCTTCCGTTTTATTAATCCAGAACGTAATGACTTTCCAGATATTGATACAGACTTTGAAGACCGCCGTCGTAAAGAGGTTAAGGATTATTTAAAGAAGAAGTTTAAGCACGTTGCATCTATTTCTACATACACTTACTTTAAAGATAAGGGTGTAATTAGAGATGCTGCTCGTGTATTTATGGTTCCACTTTCAGATGTTAACCGTGCAATGAAGTCTATTGATACCTTTGAAGACTTTGTTGAGTCGCCAAATACTAAGGAGTTTAGAACCAAATACCCTGAAGTCTTGTGGCTTGCAGATAGACTTCGTGGAAGAATTAGATCTGTTGGAGTACACGCTGCAGGTGTTGTAGTTGCAAAAGATGATTTAAGAAAATATGCTCCTGTTGAATCAAGAGCGGACGCAAGTGATTTAGTATCAGGTAGAATTCCTGTCGTCGCATACGATATGGATACGGTTGCAGATATAGGTCTTATTAAGCTAGATGCACTAGGTCTTAAGACTTTATCTGTGATCTCAGATACACTTGCTTCGATTAAAAAGCGCTCAGGCAAAGATATTAATCTTTCAGAGTTGACACTTGACGATCCCGATGTTTATAAAGTTCTAAGCGAAGGGTATACAAAGGGAGTATTTCAAGCAGAAGCAACCCCATATACTAATTTGCTAATCAAGATGGGCGTAGATAAGTTTGAAGATCTTGCTGCATCAAATGCATTAGTTCGTCCAGGAGCTATGAATACAGTAGGTGCTTCTTATATTAAGCGTAAACACGGTAATGAAGCAGTCCAGTTTATTCATCCAATTATGAAGCCTTTTACCGAGAATACATATGGTGTTATTATATATCAGGAGCAGGTTATGCAGGCATGCGTACACCTGGGCGGTATGACTTGGTCAGAGGCTGATAAGGTCCGCAAGATTATTGGAAAGAAGAAAGATGCAAAAGAGTTTGACCAATTCAAAGATAGGTTTATTGCTGGGGCTTCAAAACACATTTCTAAGAAGCAAGCCGAAACGCTCTGGCATACTTTTGAAGCGCATGCTGGTTATTCTTTTAACCGCTCCCATGCTGTTGCTTACTCTATGCTTAGTTATTATACTGCTTGGCTTAAGTTTTATTATCCACTTGAGTTCATGTTTTCGATTCTTAAAAACGAAAATGACAAGGACAAAAGAACAGAGTATCTGATTGAGGCTAAGAGATTAAAGTTAAGTATTAAGCTTCCACATATCAACGAGTCTGATGTATTCTTTTCTTTAAAGGAAGACTCGATTAGATTTGGTCTCGGAGAAGTAAAGTTTATTTCAGATAGTATTGCAAACAAAATTATTGACCAGAGACCGTTTGCTTCTTACTCAGAGTTTATTGACAAGGCTTCTAAAAAAGGTAGCGGAATAAATAGCCGTGCTATCTCTGCTTTAAATGCAATCGGTGGAGCGGCATTCCCAGACAATCCTAGAAGCGGAAATGAAAAGGATAGTTACTACGAGTATCTAGGTATACCTACATTTAACCTAGAGGGAATTCCACCACGCATTAAATCACAGGCAAGACCTATTGAAGAGTTTGAAGACCTCGGATCATTTGTTATGTTTGGTATGGTTAAATCAATTAAGCGTGGTAATGGTTGGGCACGTATAGAATTAGTAGATGAAACTGGATCTATTGGTCTATTCCATACGGAGCAGACTCAAATAGAGACAGGACAGATGTATTTTATCCTTGTAGGTGATAATAGAATTGCTCGTTATGTAAAGGTTAGCGATATGGATCCCTCTGGTTCTAATTCATTTGTAGACTACTTATATAAAAAGCAATATGATCTTGACGAAGACGAGTATGTTGTAGTAGACTTTACTCCGTATGTAACAAAAGCTGGAAAAACAATGAGCCATATAGTTCTTTCAAACGCACAAAAAGAATTAACTAGAGCAATTGCTTTCCCCACAATGTATAAAATGTCCCTTGCTAAAATGCGAGAAGGAATGAAATGTAAGGTTGTTCTATCTACTTTAGATGATGGAACTTTAATGGTAAAGGAAATAAAATGACAGAAGAAGTGCAGCACGACATTAATCAAATACAGGCTTCACTAACTGCAAGCAAGGTTCTTGTTGCAATTCTTGAGACCCTCGGTGAAGTTAGAGTAGAAACAAAAACATTGGTAGGAGCGGAAAATAAAGACAAAGAGCTCATTGTAGATTACGATGAGAATGGACCATCTTTTATTTTTAGACTTCCACGCCCAGGTGATTTTGAATTTAATGCAGATCTAATTGAAGAAGCAAATATAACTCAAGAAAACAAGGATCTAATTAATGACTTCGAATAATTTAGTTACGGAATACGGACTAGACGCCCTAGCAGCCATATTACACGAAACTGCAATTGAAAAAGGATTTTGGGATGGAACAATTAGTTACGACAAAGTTGGGAATAAGTTGGCTTTAGTTCATTCAGAAGTTACAGAGGTGCTTGAGGCAATTAGAAAGAATAAAGGTTCAGAAGAAGTTGTTGAAGAGATGGCAGATGTAATTATCAGATTACTTGATATCTATGCAGCAATGAGAAATTCAGGAGATTTAATACATAGCCTAGATGAAGTTCTAGAAAAGAAAATTAATATAAACAAGGAGCGTCCAGCACTTCACGGCAATTTATTTTAATGCTATACTATAAAAAAGAGAGAGTATAAATGAGCGTAGATATTGATAACATATTAGCAAAGCTAGACCCTAAAACAAGAGCAAGAGTTCAATCTGCACAGGATGTACAAGTTGAAAAACAACTTACTCCAAGTATTGGACTAAACTTTGCATTACGTGGGGGGTTAGGATACGGTAGACAAGTGCTTGTATGGGGCAACAAGTCCGCTGGTAAATCTTCTTTCTGCCTACAGATGATTGCTCTTGCACAAAAAGAAGGTAAGACTTGTGCTTGGATTGATGCAGAAGCATCTTACGATCAGTCATGGGCCGAGCAACTAGGAGTAGATTCGTCTTCCCTTATTTACTCTCCTGCAAAAACCGTTAATGATATGGTTGATGTAGCTACCAAGTTAATGGATGCAGGTGTTGATCTTATTGTTGTAGACTCTATCTCTGCATTACTTCCTGCTATTTATTTTGAAAAAGACGGAAATGAAATGAAGGATTTGCAAGATACAAAGCAAATCGGCGCTGAAGCAAAGGATATGACCCACGCAGTCAAGATGTTAAATTATGCAAACAAAAACACACTACTTGTTCTCATCTCACAACAACGAAATCAGTTTGGATCTATGCATGCTAGTCACATCCCCACGGGCGGCATGGCTGTCAAGTTCTTCTCTTCCACAGTTATCAAACTCTGGTCTTCTGAAGCTGAGGCTAATGCTATCAAAGCTGGCATTAAAGTTGGCGACAAAATTATTGAACAAAGAGTTGGCAGGCCAGTTAACTGGATTGTTGATTACAACAAGCTCGGCCCCCCAAATTTATCGGGACAATACGACTTCTACTACCAAGGGAGTGTTCTTGGTGTAGACAGTGTTGGAGAAACTTTAGACGTTGCAGAAATGTGCGGCATAGTAGAAAAGGGTGGAGCATGGTATACAGTAAATGGAGAACGTTTTCAAGGACGTGCAAAGGCTGTAGCGTATTTAAAGGAAAATCCAGATGTTGTAGACAAATTAATAGGCGAGATAAATGCCAAACATTAATGAGTTTCTTAATCAACCAGAGCGTATCTTTTCTCCAGAGCTTGAGAAAATAGGCGGATCAAAGCCATGTAGTAAGTGTGAAAAGGATTCAACAGAATATTTTTGGGATGCAGTTACTACAACGATATCTTGGGAATGTCCAGACGGACATAAGAATTCTTATTCGGTGGGATAATGTCAGAGAGAGCAGAAGTAAAGCGTGACGGGGCTAAGGCTCAGAAGAACAGCGGAAGAGGGGATTACCAGAAAGGTGATGCTCAATGGAAGCAATTCCTTGTAGATTATAAAGAGGCTGGAACATCCTTTACTTTAAACAAAGATAACTGGGCAAAGATTTGTACAGACACCTTTAAGGTAAATAGAGATATGCATCCAGCATTAAAGATTATTATTGGGGCAGAGTCTAAGGTTAGACTAGGCATTATTGAGTGGTCAGTTCTTGAAGAGCTGATCCAGTTTTATGAGGAGAACCACTAGTGGAACTATTTTTAATTTGCGGTATTGCAATAGGATTTTTGATCGGCTACCCACTGGGTTTATTTATAGACAAACTAGATAAGGATATTAAAAATGACGCAAGATAAAAATACTCTTGAGCTAATCAGCGACATAACAGAGTTCAATGATCTTCATGAGTTTATGAAGGATGAGCACTTAGATAAAACTTTGGCTATTGTTGTAAAGCTTCTTATGAACCCCGATGTGCCTTCGGCAAAGGCTCCTATGCTTATTATGGAACTACAGGCTATGTCAACTAAGTTTGCAGTAATGTCTTCTATCTATTCAACTATTGCTAAGGATAAAGCGGGCACAGTAAATAACAATAAAAAGAACGTGTATTATTCAGTAAAAGAGTCCATAGACAAACTTGTAGATGCACTTAAGTATGTCGTTAGGTATAACTCATAAATGGCTAGAGAAATTGTAAGAAACCTTAAATTTAAAAAGCACACAGGAAAGTTTTTTGATCCTGAGTTGTTTGCTCAGTTACTTGATGAGTCATATCGTAATACTAAACGAGCAGACGGAGAGATGACCAAGAAGTCGTTTAGTCCAAGTTCGTTAGGTTATGGTCATGGTAAGTGTCCTAGATACTGGTACATGGCATTTTCTGGCGCAGTCTTTATTGATGATAACGATGCAGTTGCTGTTGCTAATATGGCACAGGGAACTCAGGCGCATGAGCGACTACAGAAGCTTATTTCTACTATGCCAGAGTGGAGAGCGGAAGAAGAAGAAATTATTAATGAGTATCCACCAATCAGAGGCTTTATAGATCTTATTATGGAGTACGATGGCGAAACAGTAATTGGTGAAATTAAAACGGCAAAGCAAGAGGTGTGGGACGCCAGACAATCAGAGATGAAGCCTACAGACAACCACATGCTACAACTTCTTACCTACATGAAACTGAAGAATGCTAAAGAAGGATTCTTTCTGTATGAGAATAAGAATACTCAAGAAGTCCTAGTTATTCCAATTTCTATGAACGAAAAGAATACAAGGATTATCGAGGAGACCTTTGCCTGGATGTGCGAAGTCTGGGATAATTTTAAAGATGGGGATCTTCCAAAAAGACCTGAAGGTGCTACTAAATCAAAGATGCCTTGTACTTACTGCCCAGTTAAGAAGGAGTGCTACGCAAAGGGTGGACCTGTAGGCACTGTTGAAATTGATTTGTTTTCGGTATCTAATATATGATTTGCGCTAACTCTGAATGTAAAAAAGATTTTGTGCCTAAGACGCACAATCAAAAATACTGTACAGATGAGTGTTGCCGTGTTGCAACCAACAGAAGAATTATGGAAAAGTATTACGAAAAGAAAGCCATTAGGGGCGGTGCTGCAAGGCCTTGCTCAAAATGTAAAGCTCAGTTAAGCAGGTATAACAATTCAATGCTATGCTCAACTTGTGAGAAAAGCATTAATATAGATATTAAAAATAAATTATTTAGGATGATTGATGACGCTAGCTAGTTTAAAAAAGACACAAGCAGATAGAGTTCTTGGCATAGATGCTTCAACAAACTCTATTGCTTTTTGCTTGATGGAAAATGATGTCCCATTAAAGTGGGGCAAGATTGAACTGCGTGGCCTTGATATATATGAAAAGATACACGATGCAAAGAATAAAATGCATTCAATGCTTGAAGAGTTAAGATCAGACTATATTGTCGTTGAAGGTGCTGTGTTTGTAAAATCAGCAGATGCTGTAATTAAACTATCATATGTTTATGGAGTAGTTATAGCAGAATTGATGTCTACTGGAGCAAAGGTTATTACAATAGCCCCATCCTCTTGGCAGGCATACATCGGCAATAGGAACCCAACGAAAGAAGAGAAGCAGGCAATAAGAGCACTTAACCCAGGCTATGCCGACTCCTGGTATCAAAACAAATTAAGGAACATGAGAAAGCAGAGAACTGCTGACTACTTTAACAGGAAGTATAATTTAAATGTGGTGGATTTTGACGTTGCAGATAGCTTTGGTATTGCACATTATGCTAACAAAGTACTAACAGAGCGATGAAGTTATATCAAAGTAAAGATTGGCTACATAGAAGATATGTGGTTCAAAAGAAAACGGTAACTGAAATTGCCGATGAATGTAAAGTCTCTGCTATGACCATACAGAGATATCTAGAACAGTTTCAATTAATTAGGAGAAGATGATGCTAAAGGCGGTATTTGAGGATGTCAACAATTTTAATTGCAGTGATTTATATTTAAGATCAGTAGGTGCACCAGCAGGTAATAAGATCTGGGGAGCATGCCATGAAATTGCACATATGTTAATTGAAAAGAATATCTCGTACGGCAACTCTGCCCTTGAGCCAGCAAGAATATTTTCAACGGCGGACTCAACAGAGCAATTAAAAGTTCGTATTGATGATAAATTAAATAGGGTAAAGAATAACCAAGGATATGCTGGAGACAATGATATTGATGATTTAATTGGATATTTAGTCCTATATAAGATTGCCAGGGCTAATTCTGATTGACATTTTAGTCGACTGAAAGTATACTGTATTAATGAGCGAAATAGAATTGTCAGAACGTTTTGACAGAATGAATAGGGTAGTTGAAGAACTTCTAAAAGGAAGCACACCCACACAGATTTCCACAATTACAGGAATACAGCGCAAGGAAGTCCTTGAGCTAATCGATGACTGGAAAGACGTTGTACATAATGATAGCAACATCAGAGATCGTGCCCGAGAAGCCATCTCAGGGGCGGATCAACACTATGCCATGCTTATTAAAGAAGCGTGGAAGACTGTAGAAGATGCAGATCAATCTGGACAGTTAGCAGTCAAATCTGGTTCACTAAAGCTTATTGCAGACATAGAGACTAAAAGAATTGCAATGCTTCAATCAATTGGCGTCCTTGAAAATAATGAAATTGCATCTCAAATTGCAGAAACAGAACGCAAGCAAGACATTCTTGTTAAGATTTTAAAAGAAACTACATCAACATGCCCTAAGTGTAAGATGGAAGTTGCAAAGAGATTATCCCAAATAACTGGAGTAATCGAGTCAGTCCCAGTAGAGGAAGCCGATGTCGTTTGAGTTTACCGACCTTATCGACATGCTTGATGGAGAGGAGTTCGATGAAAAACCAGTCGATCTTAAAACGTTTGTTAGAAGTCCAGAATACCTTGGGCTTCCAGAACTTTCCGACTATCAGTACACGCTTATCGAAAAAAGCTCGCAAATTTATAAAGATTCAACCCTTATCAAATTATTTGGAGAAGAAGAAGGAAGAATAAGATTTAAACAAACTGCAAATGAAGTAGTTGCTCAGCTTGGCAAAGGTTCAGGAAAAGATTACTGCTCAACAATTGCAGTTGCCTATATAGTATATTTATTATTGTGCTTAAAAGACCCAGCCACATATTACGGAAAGCCTCCAGGAGATAGCATTGATATCATTAATATTGCTATTAACTCTCAGCAGGCAAGCAACGTATTCTTTAAAGGATTTAAAACAAGAATTGAAAAGTCCCCTTGGTTTGCAGGAAGATACACAGACAAAGCAGCAGAAGTTAAGTTTGATAAAGCAATAACAGTACACTCAGGCCACTCAGAGCGTGAAGCCTGGGAAGGATATAACGTTATCGTTGTTATTCTAGATGAGATTTCTGGCTTTGCAATTGAAAATACAACAGGGCACGACCAAGCAAAAACAGGTGCGGCTATATATGACATGTATCGTGCATCAGTAGACTCTCGTTTTCCAGACTTCGGCAAAGTTATTTTGCTTTCATTCCCCAGATACAAAAACGATTATATTCAGCAAAGATACAATGCCGTCGTAGCTGACGTTGAAACAGTTGTTCGTGATCATCGGTTTAAGATGGATGAAGATCTACCAGATGGAACAGTAGGAAATGAGTTTGAGATTCAATGGGAGGAAGACCATATCCTTTCATATAAAATTCCTAGAGTATACGCTTTAAAGAGACCAACTTGGGAAGTTAATCCAGTAAGAAAGATTGATGACTTTAAGGTTGCATTTTTTACAAACCCTATGGACGCTTTATCACGTTTTGCATGTATGCCACCTGATGCAGTTGATGCATTCTTTAAGTCAAGAGAAAAGGTTGAGAAGGCTTTTAATAAAGCCCACCTAGCAGTAGATAACTTTGGTAGATTAGAAGAATGGTTTATACCAGATCCAGATAAAGAATACTTTATACACGTTGACCTTGCTCAAAAACATGACCACTGTGCAGTTGCAATGGCTCACGTTAACAAATGGGTTAACATAAAAGTAACAGATACCTATTCACAGCCTGCACCAATTATTGAAATAGATGCAGTAAGATTTTGGACACCAACAAAAGATAAGTCTGTAGACTTTACAGAAGTTAAAGACTATATTCTTTCATTAAAAACAAGAGGATTTAAAATTCGTGTATGTACCTTTGACAGATGGAATTCACATGATATGATGCAACAACTAAAACAATACGGCATCAATACAGAAATTCTGTCTGTCGCTAAAAAACATTACGATGATATGGCAATGGTTGTTGCCGAAGAAAGAGTAGTCGGACCACACATACCATTGCTTATAGACGAGCTATGCCAGCTTAGAATTATGAGAGACAAGGTTGACCACCCAAGAAAAGGCTCTAAGGATTTAGCGGACGCAGTGTGCGGATCAATTTATAATTCAATAAGCAGGAGCAAATTTGATTCTAATCAAGAAGTTAATATACACACCTATGAGTCAATGAGTTACGACAATGATTTTGGAACAGAGGCAGACGGAGAAACAAATTCTTATAATATGATTAGGGCTCCAAGAATGCCAGAAAATTTAAAAGACGCAATGGACAGGATGCAAATAATATGAGCACGTATCAAGAAAAAGCAAAAGAATGTAAGTGCTGTGGAAAACACGTACCACTACCTACTGTATTAAAAGAATATAATGGAATAGTTCTTTGCCCAACTACATTCTCTAATGTAATTGAGTATAAAAGAATATGGAAACTCGCTGGTCACAGACCAATGGGAAATATTAGAAAACATTTTTCAGATTATGTTCAGCAAATAGTTGAAGCAACTATTGACAAAAATGAAGACGGCACGTTATAATAGACTTCTAAGCAACAATAGCTTAGTTGGTTAAAGCCCCGAACTCATAATTCGGTAATCGTAGGTTCAAGTCCTACTTGTTGCACAGGGAGACAATATGACAGAAGACGAAGCAAATGATGCAAGGCTTGCATACTACTTAGAAATAGGTGCCGTAAGTTTTGAAGGTGTTGATGAAAACGGAGAAATAATTTATTCAATTAGTGATAGTGCAAAAGAATTAGCTCCAGAGCTTTGGCAATCACATATAGACTATGTAGATAAGTCTTTAATGGATTTGTATGAAAAAGGTCTTGCCCATATTGAGTACAATGAAGATTTAGAAGCAATTATTAGCTTAAGCCCAGAGGGCCAAAAGCTTGCAAAAGAAATGGGATTGATTGAAATGGATCTGGATCAAGATATTCCAAATGATTAGTCTATGCCTTCGTAGCTCAGGGGATAGAGCGAGACTCTTCTAAGGTCTGCGTCGCAGGTTCGATTCCTGCCGAGGGCACAATGCGGATGTTGCATATTGGTAGTGCCTCTGCCTTCCAAGCAGAAGGGGTGAGTTCGATTCTCATCATCCGCTCAAATAAAAAAATGCTATACTAATCATATGCAGTACAAAAAATAAGGAGAACAAGATGAACGTTTTAAAAAAGCTTAAGGATTTTTTTGGAGTTAAAGAAGATGTCTATTCTGTAAACATAGATGAGATTTTAGCACCAGCCAAGAAGGCTGCCAAGAAAGCTCCAGCAAAGAAGGTAGCCAAGAAGGCTCCTGCAAAAAAGACAGCTAAAAAGGCACCAGTCAAGAAGGTGGCTAAGAAAGCGCCAACTAAGAAGGCTAAGTAATGTTTGAGTACTACGTTAAAAAGGTTACAAAGGTTGTAGACGGAGATACCATCGATGTAGATATTGATCTTGGATTTGATATCTCATTTAGCTCACGAGTTAGGTTGGCGGGAATAGATACTCCTGAAAGCCGTACCACAGACAAAATGGAAAAAGCGCTTGGCCTTGAATCTAAAGAGTATTTAAAGAAAGCAATTGATGCATCTAAGACTGTTGTTATTAAAACAGAAAAAATGGACTCATCAGAAAAATACGGGCGTATTCTTGGATGGCTATTCCTAGACGGATCTAAAGTATCAGTCAATGAACAAATGATTGCCGATGGATATGCTTGGGGATACCTAGGGGATACCAAGGTAAAGGACTTTGAAGCACTTGCTAAAGTAAGGGCTAAGAAGAAATAGACAAGATATAAATATTTTGCTATAATAGTATACGGACTGCTCAATAGAGGGTCCGTATATTAATTTATTCGCTTGAAAGGGGAATAACATGGTAACACAATTCGCAATGGATCTATTTAATGATCCTTTTTTTATTGGCTTTAACAGGGACCTAGCCCGTCTAAATAGTGCACACAAAATTAACTCTCAATCATATCCTCCATATGATCTTCTTAAATTAGATGAAGACACATATAGGCTATCACTTGCTATTGCAGGATTTACCAAAGAAGATGTAAGTGTTTCAGTGGAAGATGGAACGCTTATTATTAAGGGTGAAATTGTAGAGGTTACAGATGCAGAAATTGTTCACAAAGGTATTGCTGGTAGAAAGTTCGTAAGATCTTTTGCTCTAGGTGAATACATGGAAGTATCTGGTGCAGAGCTAAAGGACGGCATGCTACATATTAATGTTGATCGCATTGTTCCAGAAGAAAAAAAGCCTAAAGCAATTAAAATCAAGTAAGGTATAATAGAAATCTGCACCCCGTCACTGGGAAGTCGCAGATAGCGGGCCGTTACCCGCAGGATGGACCTGAGTATGTCCCGAAACTGCTCATTATAATTAAAGGATAGGTAATGCCAGTATACGAATACAAGTGCTCATATGATGATGCACATCCAACAATGTCAGTACATAGATCTATTAATGATAATGATCCAGGATACACATGCGTAGAGTGTGAAGCAAATATGACAAGACACTTTACACCGTTCGGCATACAGTTTAAAGGTAACGGGTTTTATAAAACAGACAATCCTAAATAGTTCAATGATATAATTAACTAAGCAGACATAGTGTTTGTTTAGGAGTTATAGTTGACTAGGACTAAAGCATGGAGATTATCATTAGCATTCATTTTAATGTTTGGATGGCTATTTCTCACACCTGCTTATAGCGATGATCCACTTTCAGTTGCCGCTGAAGAGATAGCAGAACTAAACGAAAAGGTAACAAATCTTACAGAAGAGGCAGATACTAGAGCCTTAATAAATATAGCAGAAGACAAATACGATGCAGCAGTAGCATCAAAATCTGCTAGGGATAGCGCATATGCTGCATATAATGAGGCGGTAGAAGCAGAAACAACAGCATTGTCTGAAAAAACAACAGCTCAATCAGCAGTAGATGGGCAAACGGTAACAGTTGCTACAGCCTTAGAAGATAAAAACGATGCTCAAGATGTATTAGATATAGCAAACATAAATCTACAAACAACGCAATCTACTGTTCAATCCGCTGGTAATCAGGGACTGGAATATACTGTTTATACCTTATTAAGAAATGGTAGCCAAGCAGTGACTGGATCTGTTATATGTACTGGTATATGGAATTCAAATTTAATGAACCTCCCAGTTTGCGGATATTACGAAGATATCATTGTTAAGTTTACTGGAAAAATTACAGTTCCTTCAGACTGGACTTCAGTATATTTTGCAGGATATACAGATGATGGTTTTAGGATGTATGTGGACGGAAACCTTGCCGTTGATAACTGGGTAGAACAAGGATCGACATGGAGTCCTTACTCACCAGTTTATGATGTTAGTCAAGATAAAACTTTAGATGTAGAAATATGGTGGTATAACGGTGGCGGCCCAGGCTCGTATCACCTTGGCTGGTCAATTCCAGGCGGGTGGACTGGTGCGGGATGTGCTTATACTGGAGGATGGGGTATAGGATTTAGTTGTAATTTAAATACATTTTCTTATGGCGTAGGTGCAACACAATCACAAATTGATGCATACAATGCAGCAGTAACTGCACAGGCGACGGCACAGACAGATTACAATACTAAGCTTGCTACATACAATACAGCAAATTCTACATTAACCACATACAGTCAAACATTAACAACTAAGACTAATACCTATAATACTGCAGTAACAAATACAGCAAATGCATTAGCTGCTAAAAATAATACACAGTCAACTTATGATCAATCTATTATTAATTTAAATAATGCAATAGATGATGCATGGGAATTATATAATGAAACTTGGCAATTTGAAGAACAACAAAGAGTTGCTGCAGCAATAGCTGCTGCTATGGCAAATCAACCGCAACCAACTCCAGATGCAACAACTGATCCTACGCCTGAACCTTCTCCTGAGCCATCACCTGAACAAACTGAACCAGACGATTCCACTCCAACTCCAGATTCTGAAACCACAGATGAACCGACACCAGATCCAACTCCTGAGACAGAGCCCACTGATGAGCCTTCACCAGAGCCTTCACCTCAGCCATCGGATATAGATCAAGAGCCAACTCCTGAACCAGAGCCAACTCCTGCTGAACCTTCTGAAGAACCATCTACCAATACTATCACAGAAGAGACAGCAAACCTAATTGCAGATTTAACAAGCAAAGATACATTAACTAAATTAACTCCAGAACAAAAAACGGCTGTTGCGGAAGGACTTGGAATTAGAGCATCAGAAATAGCAAAGGTGGCAGCATTAGCTGCTACTGATAAAAATTTAGCAACAGCTCTAGAAGAATTCGGTGATAGAATTAAAGAAAACGCTAGTGCTCCAATGCCATATACATTAGCAGATGCAACAACAGAGGTTGCCACAGAAGCATTTTTATCAGACCCAATTGGAGCTATTGCGGATATTGATTTTGAGAAATTATTTAGCCCATCAGAATGGGGTAAGGATATGACGGATGATCAAAGAGAAAAAGCACAAGAGGTTGTAGTGCCAGTAATTATTGCAGGAAATATAGTGGCAGCAGCCATGACAAGGAGGATATAATGAAAATAATTAAAGGTTTCTTTAATTGGATATGGGAAGCAGTAAAGGAAAGCATAGCCCAACTATGGACCCTCCTTGGGTTCTTTATAGCCTGGCTAACCCTTACAGGGACAGCACAGGATGTAGTCGGCATAGCAACAGTAATAGTTACTGTAATTTGGCTAATTACCATACCCCTCAGAAAAGACGAGGAATAAGGTATAATAGAGTTATGAAAAGAATAACTGCTATTGCTTTGTCAGGTCTATTGATGCTATCATTGACTGGTTGCGGCTATCAAGGTTTTTACAGATACCCATGCCAAGACCCTGCTAATTGGGAGAAAGCTGAATGCAATCCTCCAATTTGTGAAGCGACAGGCACATGCACTAAAGATGTAATTGGTAAAGATCCAATTGCAGAAGACAAGACGGGTACACCAAATGGCTAAAGAAAGACTAAGTCCACAGGATCTAGATGCTAGATTAAAATTTATTTTAGGAATTACATTAGGCACAATTCTTTTGTGCACATCATTGGGCATTCTGTATGCTCTAATTTTCGTAACACAACCAATTGGCGGACAGTCAGAGAACGATAAGATGTTCTTTAATGTGCTTGGTTCTGTTGCAACATTTATTACAGGAACACTTGCAGGCCTATTAATTGGTCAATCTGGTGCTAAGGATATTATGTCGGCACAGATAGCAAATAAAGAAGTAGATGCAAAGAATACACAGGCTGATAAAAAGCTCGAAGCAGAGATTGATGCTACTGCAGCACGACTAGCAGCAAAGCCAGACGGAGCAATGCCAGAAGAGCAACCAGTAGACACAGATTGGGATAAAGACTAATGGCAGACCAAGGTACAGCAGCACGTTTAATTGAAGTTGCTACAGCAGAACTAGGAACTATTGAAGGTCCTAAAGATAACGAAACTAAGTACGGTGCTTTTATGAAAGCAAACTTTCAGCCATGGTGTGGATCATTTGTTAACTGGTGTGCAAATGAAGCGGGAGTAAAGATTCCTAATACTGTATACACCCCAGGAGGAGCCGCAGCATTTAAGAAGGCTGGGGCATGGATCGATGGAGACATTGCAGATCCAGAGCCAGGAGATATTGCCTATTTTGATTTCCCATCAGATGGCGTCGATAGAATTTCTCACGTTGGAATTGTTGTAAAAGATAACGAAGACGGAACTGTCTGGTGTATCGAAGGTAACACTTCTTCAAAGAAGGCTGGAAGCCAAAGAAATGGTGGAGAAACTTGCAAGCAACTTCGTGCTTATAAAAAGAACAAAGCTGGAGTAATGATTTCAATCGTAGGATTTGGTCGCCCAAAGTTTAAGGGTTCATCTGCAGCATCTGCTCCATCTGCTTCAGCAAAAAAGACTGCTAAATCTCAGCCAAAAGTTTGCCCAACCTGCGGTAAGTAATGAATACCTACAGGGTTAAGTTAGAAGTAGAAGCAGAAGTAGAGGCTTTTAACGAAACTGATGCCAAAGACTATGTAGCAGATATATTTAATATCGACGATGAAATTAAAAAAGTTAATATAATTAAAATAACAGAAAAAAACAAATAAAATCCTTGACAGAGCCGCAGTTTTTAATGTATAATAATACAAGAGACTGCGGTTTCTGCTTTGGCTCATAGCTCAGCAGGCAGAGCGGGAAGCTGTTAACTTCTAGGTCCTAGGTTCGAGTCCTAGTGGGCCAGCAAAGCAATCTAGGCGGACTTACTAGATAGGAAAGAAATGCTTAATCTTACACTTAAAGGTGTAGAGGTTTTTATGAAAAGATCAAAGACAAAAAATCAAGAATCTTTTTGGGAAAACTATGATTTACTAATTTGGAAACAGTCTGCAGGCGGATTTACTGATGTAAAGGGTATGTTCCGAAAGAATCAATGGGGAGTTACAGAGAGAATTCCTGTTAACGAAAACGGAATATGGAAGTTGCCAACAAAATATGTCAGACATTTTAAATGAATTAGGCGTAGATGAAGATGATCTTGATTGGTTCCACCTTGGTATTTGTAGAGGTATGGACACAAACTTATTCTATGATAAATATGAAGCAGATATAAATATAGCAAAAAGTATTGATGAGGCTTGCCTTTCTTGCCCCGTTTCAAAGATGTGTTACCAAGCTGGGATAGAAAATGATGAGCAAGGAGTATGGGGCGGGATCTACTTAAACTCTGGAGCAATAGATAAGTCAAGGAATGTACATAAGACAGCAGATGTTTGGAAAAGGATAAGGTCTAAAAATGGAATTCATAAATAAAGATAAGAATCACTTTAAGTATGGAATAAATCAATGGACGGGTGAGCCAAATAAGCCAGTGTTTTACAATAAAGAAATGGCTATTGCTGTAAGAGGAATAAAAAAGCCAGTAATTGGTTTGCAGATGGACATCATAAAGTACCCTGAGTTTCTTTGTTTAAGGCTATATGAAGATAACTTCATTCAGTTTACTGGAAATAAAAAAGAGATGGTTATTGATTATCTTGGAAAAGTTAAGAAAGTAATTGAATCTTACGGGGTAAGATGTGAATTAGAAGGCGTACCAAGCCAAAATGTACTAGGAAAAGGAATCTAAATTGGAAAAAATATTGTGTTATTGCTGCAACAAAAGCAAGAATAAGCTTACTGTAAAGAAATCATCATTGCTGCCAATTAATCTATTTCTGTGTGAAACATGCATAGCTAATAAATTTGAGCCACGATGGGTCATCATTCTGTCTGGCAGGCAACTGGGTCCAGAGGCAGTAAAAGAATTTATTGTTAAAAAAAGATATATTGGCTCTGATATTGCCGCTTCAGAATTGTTTGTTTAACTCTTAATTAGCACTTATTTCACGGTATAATTAGTTTATCATGGAAATAAACTACTTGTCTGTCGTAATGGCTATATCTGCCGCTCTTGTTTCTGGTATGGGAACAGCGCTTGTGGCGGGATTCAGAGACAACAAAAAAGAAAGAATAAGGCGTTCTGAGCGTGAGCAAGACCATTTAAAATTAGACTTAAGAGATCTTAAAATAGAGTTGTATAAGATTGAAAAAGAACTAAATGAATGGAAAGATAAGTACTATAATGCTATTCAGGAATTGATTGGGATTAAGGCTGAGCTTGAAGCAACTGTAATAGAATTAGCTCATTTTGAGCACCATATGGATGAGTTGGACAGATAATTTTTCATTTAGTATACTGGTAGTATGACCTGTATTGTTGCTATCGCCCAAAACGGAACCGTATATATGGGTTCCGATCACGCCGCATCAGATGATAAAACTGGCTGGATCCTGTCAAGAAAAGAGCCTAAAGTTTTTAAAGTTGGGCAGTATGGCATTGCATTTACTGATTCTTTTAGAATGGGTCAGATTCTTCAATACTCGTGGACTCCACCAAAATATACTCCAACAAAAACTAATTCTGGATTAGATAAGTTTATGAGAACTAAATTTATTGATTCTGTTAAAGTTGCATTTAAAGATGGTGGATACGGAAGTATTGGCTCATCATCAGAAGAAGACTCAGGCGGTATTTTTATAGTTGGAGTTTGCGGAAGGCTCTTTACCATAGATGAAGACTTTCATGTTGGAGAGAATGTTGTAAATTATATGGCGGAAGGCAGTGGTGGAATGATAGCGCTTGGAGCCTTGCATGCAACAAAGAAGCAAAGAAACCCTAGACTTAGACTAAAGGCTGCATTAGAAGCAGCAACTGAGTTTAATATGAGCGTAGCTGCCCCCTATACATACATCCAAGTTTAAGGTATAATAGTAATATGAAATGGATCATATTAATTTTGTCCCTGTTACTCTCATACTTTGTGTATGCAAGGATTAAAGATAAGATTCAACTGTTTCTGCAAACCTATGAAATATTTTTAGTAGACAAAGAAGATGTTGAGCGAGAAGGAAAACACACTGACGACATTTTAAATCTTCGTCCAGAAAGCTATGATAGGTCTATGGATATAAGAGGGACTCCGACTCATGTGTGTCCTTGTGGATCACAAATATGGAGCCTTAAGGTTATTTTTGAAGATTTTGAAATTGCTACATATTTCTTGGATATGGAATGTGTTAGTTGTGGTAGCGTTGCAACAGCGCCTACCCCTGTAGACAGAGAGGCAATGGAATGAGAAAGTCAGAAAGATTAAGATTACTTGAAATGCATATGGTAAGACTTGAAATGATGGTTGAGTTGTATTCACAAAGCTTAACTAATCTATTAGAATCTCAAGGGATGAAGCCACCAACAGATCTTGACGCTGGTAAATGGTATAAGGCTAAATTAGATAATTTAGACAAAGAATAACCTATTGACAATCTGTCAATATTTAGTAGAATAGGTACTATGAATAAAAAAATAACTATGGCTCTAGTGGCCTTAATGCTTACTGCACCAATCACGGCAACTGCTGCTCCTAAGAGTAATCTTAAGAACACATCTTTGCCAGCACCTACAATAGCAATCCTGGATTCAGGTATTGACATGTCACAACAAAAGATTAAAGACCGTGTAGTGTATGAGGTATGCTTAATTGAAATTATTGAAGGCTCTACATCACGTTGCCCTAATGGACAAACATCTATGGAAGGTCCTGGGTCAGCGACATTGCCTGTATCAAGACTTCTGCTTGGCGGATTTGATCATGGCACACTTATGGCAGATCAAGCTATTCAGACAAACCCTAACGTAAAAATTGTATTTATTAGAATTGTTGGTCAACGTGAAAACGGTGCAAGAGAATATACTAATGAAGCAACTGTTTATAATGCCCTACAGTGGGTTATTAACAATCAGTCTAAGTTTAATATTCAATCAGTTGCAATGGCACAAGGCTCACACAATGTAGGTGCTGTTGGAACAGATTACTGTCCAAAAACACCAACTACCGTTGATAAAGTAAAGTCTTTAAACTCACTAGGTGTCGGCGTATTTTTTCCAGCAGGAAATAATAGCGACTATCAAAGAGTAAACTGGCCTGGATGTATCCCTGAAGCAATTACAATGGGTGCAACACTGCCATCAGGATCTATTGGATTTTATTCAAACTATGACCCACTTTTGTTAGACTTCTATGCTCGTGGAACAACAGTTTTATACGGGCTAAATGCAAAGAAAACTAATTTTGCAGGAACTTCAGCATCTGTTCTAGTCGGAGCAACTTCGTGGGCAACTGTTAAGTCTGTTAAGTCTAACTTAAGCTATTCAGAAATGTATAGTTTAATTTCAAGGACTTCTTCTATTACAAAAAGCTCAAAGATTAGCAAGGGAAATCTTATTAATCTACAGGCGGCCTTGAATGGCTGAGGAGCAAGTAACAGTATTAGAAGGCATTGTTGCTGATTTAGCAAATGAACTGTATCAGAAATGGTATAACGCTGCTACAGAAGAGCAAAAGACAGAAGAAACTTCTAAGGCTTTAAGAGAAAATGCTACGCAAACTACATATTGGGTTGTTCAGGAATTTATGAATAGATTCAATGCCGCAGCAGAAGCCCTGAAAGATAAGTAAATTGATCATAACTGATAATTCATTTAATGACATAGTCTCAACAAATGATTTAGTATTGGTTGATTTCTGGGCTGAATGGTGTGGACCATGCAAAAAGCTTTCCCCGATACTTGATGAGATATCAAGTGATACGGGCCTACTGGTTGGTAAGTTAAATGTTGATGAAAATCCATTAAAAATGGAAGAATACTCTGTACATTCAATACCAACTATGGTATTATTTAAGTCTGGTCAACCAGTTAAAACGATTGTTGGGGCAAAGCCTAAACATCTTTTATTAAAGGAGTTGTCCGAATGGATCTAGAATTTGATTCTACAGATGCTAATCATTTAGAGTTTGAAATATGGCTTAAGAATGGTTATGATCGTGGATGGGTATCAGATGTATTTTGTGATACACATGATGGTCCACCAATGTCAGATGAAGAAATGCAAGAATGGGAAGAAGGCGGAGATCCCTGCTCGTTTCATGTAAAGATACATGAATTACACTAAGTTTCTGTGCTCACATAAGAGGCAGAAGAAATAAGGAGAATAAATTAAATGAAGTCATTTAAGAAAATCGCTCTAGCAATGGTTGCAGCCATTGCCATGGGTACACTAGCAACACCTGCAAGTGCTGCGCCAATGGTTGTAACTTCTGTAAAGAAGAATACAGGTACGGTAGCAAGTCCGACATGGACAGCACAAACTGCTGGAACATCAGCAGCAACTCCAATTACAATTTCAGTTCCAACAGATAACTCTGTTGATTCACTAGATGTAGTTGAGTTTGTAGTAACAGTTGATACAGGAACAGCAGTAACTGTTTCAGCAACTAACGCAGTAGTTGTGTCAGCATTTGCTACATCTACAGCACCAGTAACAGCATCTTCAGGTTCAGCAACATGGACACAGAATGTTGGTACAGGTACAACCGCAACGTTTTATGTATATACTAAAACGACAGCAGTAAGCTCAGTAGCAGTTACTAACTTGGGCACAACTGTAACATATTACCTACAGGGAACATCTACTCTAATCGACAAGATTGCCGTAACTGGCGTAGATTCTGCTCCTGCAGGAACATCAGTAACAGTAACAGCAACAGCACAGGATGTATTCGGAAATAAGATTTCTGGAAAGACCCTAAATGCAATTGCTAATGGCGCAACCCTTGATACAGTAACTGTAACAACAGGCGCAACACTAACCAATTTTGGATCAGCAGACGTTAAGTTTGTTGCCCCAGCAACTGGCCCAGTAACAATTGTATTCTATGCAGCAACAGCTGATATGGCAACAGCAGTAACAGGATTCAGCACACCATCTGCATCATCTGTAAAGATTATTGCAGTACGTGATTTGGCTGGAGACGTTGCAGCCTTGACAACTCAACTTGCAGCAGCAAATGCCGCTAAGGCAATTGCAGAAGCAGCATTGGCAGCCGAAAAGACTGCTCGTGCAGCAGACAAGGCAGCAGCAGATGCAGCAGCAGCAAAGGCTATCGTTGATAAGGCAGCAGCAGATATTGCTAAGGCTACCTATGTCAAGGAATACAACGCCCTTGCTACAAAGTGGAACAAGAAGTTCCCTAAGCTAAAGGTCGCACTAAAGAAGTAAATGCTTAAAAAGGGGGGCGGGATTAATCTTGCCCCCCTTTATTAACAGAAAGAAGTACATGAAAAAAGAAAATAAAGGCCCGATAGTTGTTTACTGGGCTCCGCATTCAATAGCAGAAGACGACGGCCTTGTAGGAAACTGGAACATGATGTATCATGAACCTACTAATGTATTTAAACACTGGACTCAATTTGATATAAAGTCTGAAACTAAAGAGGTCGATTCTTTTATAAAATGTCCAGCATTTAAAAATCTAAGCAAAAATATTTATTCGTGGCCTTGGCCTTTTGATTCAAGTTATTCATATAAGGCTGCATCAACTGATTTAAACCAAATAGAGATTAATCCATTATCAGAATCTTTTGTCGCATGCTACCCACCAAGAAACCAGACCATGACTGTTGGACCAAATATTGAATTCTCATATAGACTTCACATGTTTGCAGAAGAACCAGTAGAGGTTATGCTCACCAGTCCTTATCTGCAACAAGTAGAGTATATGAAGTATGGATTTTTAACAAGTGGACAGTTTGATATAGGTAAATGGTTTAGAACTTTAAATGTAGAGTTACAGCTTTACGGCAATGAAGGTGAGCTTCATTTCAAAAAAGATGAGCCAATATTTTACGTAAACTTTTTAACTGATCGTAAAATAATTCTTAAAAGATTTGAATTAACAAAAGAGATAGACACTTATTCAAGAAAATGTATTAACGCAAAACATATGTTTGGATATAAAATGCCATTAGTTGATTCATATAAAATTTTTAGCAAAAGCAGAACTAGAGACATATTACTTAAAAAGATTAAAGAGAATTTAATTTAGTGAGCATAGAAGAATATCAAGATGAAAGAATTAGGCGACAGATCTCTAACGAGATAAGTGGTCTAGAATTGCCTCCAGAATGGAGACCAAACGAAGTAATAAGATATATAGTAAGGATAATAGAAAAAAGTAATGGCTGATAAAAAAGGCAAAACAAAACACCCTTTTAATAAAACAATTATTAAAGATGGCAGAATAGTTAGAATTAGAAAAGATGGGTCAATTAAGGCTGACCTAGGCCCCTATAAACAAGGCCCTGCTAAAAATGGCATTAAATAATGTTTAGCGGATTATGTGAAATGGCGGGATGCGGTAAAAAAGCAACCAGACTTACTTCAAAGCCAGAAGGCCCTATCATAGATATATGCGATGACTGCTGGCATGAGCGATACAGGTCCTAATCAACTAAATGCTATAATAGAGGGATGAGCGGAATACTAGTCCCGCTTAAATAAATAACCTATAGGAGAAACAAAATGTCAGACGGAATTAACTTAACAGGATTTAACGAAACAAAGCCAGCAGGAAAAAACTCAATCGATGCATCTGGAGATTACTCACCAGCTACAGGATCATTCCCAGCAGCAGCAGACAAGTCATCACAAGATGGCGCAGGTCTCGGAAACAACGGTAAGTAATCATGTCAGAAAAAGATATTGATCCAACACCAGTTGTTGAAACGGTAGTTGTAGAAGAAGCAAAGCCAAAGGCAGAAACACCAGCACCAGCATCAAATGCGGACGCTGTAGTAGATTACTGGGCGAACGCCTGGGCAAACCGAGGCGTCTAATGTGTATTGAATGTGGATGCGAAGCATTCGGTAGCGAGACTGGTATTGTTCCAGTTACTATCACTGATGTTTCAAGAGATGGTGAATCAGGTTTAACATTAAACATGACTTCAACACCTGAGCAGACAAGACAATTTATCAATGAGTGAAAACGGAACAGGTATGGCAACACCACCAGTTTCTGAGCCATCAGGAGCGGTCACAAGTCGAGAAACACCAAGAAAGTATCCTAAACAAGGAACAAGATCTGGAATTAAGATAGACCAAAATAAGCATGGCATACGAAGAGAAACATCGCTAGACCCAAAGCCACCAAGAAAAGGCAGACCTAAAAAAGTATAACTAAATAGATATGGCCTCAGAAATGGGGCCATATTACTTTAAGGATAAATATGTGTAAGAATTGTGGAAACTGTTCATCAGAGCACGGCGGAAGAACGATAGATGATGCAGTAGACGAAATATTAGATTCACCAATATAGTCTATTGACTATATTGCATACATTAGATAGAATAGATGCATGGCTAAAAAAATATATTTTTCAATAATTGACGACACCGAATCTCTTTATAACCCAACTCCTGCAAGTAAGCTTATACCAGAGTGGTATAAGAATGCTAAGTCATATTTGAATAACGATAAAAAGCCAAGTATCGATGAAGCATTTGTTACTATTAAAAAGTGTGTTCCCGTATTTGATTCGATGACAGCAGGTTATTTAATTTTATTAGGACGAGACATCTACTGCGAACAAACAGAAACAGGACCATTCTTTCACTGGAGAACAGAAGGTGATGAAGAAAGCGGAAAAGTTCTTACTCAACATGTTGAGTTTCAAGTTCAGGGTCACCCAGATAATACTTTAGGGCATCAGCTTAAAATTGAAAACCAGTGGATGATTAAAACAGAGCCAGGGTATTCTTGTTTGATTATACCCCCAATGCATAGAGACAATCAGATTGTAGTCCTTTCAGGAATAGTTGATACAGATAAATATTATGAAAAAATAAACTTGCCATTTAACCTAAAGAACGATAATTTTGAAGGAATGATTGAGGCTGGAACACCTATAGCCCAAGTAATTCCATTTAAGAGGGAACCTTACAAAATGGAAGTTGTCCCTATAGACAAGAAGAGAAGCGCAAATAACAAAAGAGCAGTATCTGCCAAGCTATTTGATGCCTACAGAAATATATTCTGGGCAAGGAAAGAGTACAAATGAAATCCTTTTATGTTGAAAATATATTTGATCAAGAAACGTATACGGGAATAAAAAACTATGTCTACGAACATATGGAAAAATCTAAGGACTTTAACTACGCTCCGTATTATGGTAGATATTGGAACCTGATAGACTTCCCAGAAGATTTGCATAATAAGATTATAAACAAGGCAAGAGAAAAGACGGGTATTGAGGATTTAGACATAGCCTATACTCAATGCATTAAGTATAAAAAAGAAGGCGAATCGGTTCCAAGGCTTGATAATCATGTTGATAATTTTTATGCCATATATACCCTAGACATAACAATTGAAACAACATTAAATTGGCCACTGACAATAGAAGACACGGACATGGAGTGTAAAGATAATTCTGCAGTATTCCTTAAAGGGGATGAAGACTATCACTCAAGGCCACCCTACCCTGGATCAGATGAAGATTTTATGATAATGCTTTATGTTAATCTTGTTCCGCTAGGCCATAAAATAATGGAGGACATAAAGACATTAAAGAATCTACCTGATTCAGTAAAAGATGTTTTTTTTAAGACAGTAATTCCAAACAATGTTAACCATAATCCAAATTCAAAAGTTAAAAAGCTACCTTGGGGAGAGTATAAGTAATTGGCACCCTTGAAATATAATAAAGTATATTTTTTGCATACCATGAAAACTGGCGGTAGGTATATAAGAAGAAATGTTCTTTCTCCAATGAGGAGGCAGTTAAATGAACGTGGCATTGAGTTAATGATGTGGAATGACGATTCGCACAATGGCTGGCATTCAAGAATAGATGAAAAGACATATGTCATAAGCGCATTAAGAGACCCAGTTGAGCATGCCGTTAGCTATTTTGCTCATGTTATTTGTCTTGATAACGAGGGAAATTTAAAAGAAAACTATAACTCTAGCGCTTTGACAGTAGAAAACCTAATAGAGTTCCAAAATCACGACCCAGTTTTTCCAAATTTTCAAGCTAGATCTTTTTTGCATCATGAATTAAATAGGTTTGAAATTTACGGCAATAGAAGGATATTTAACTATGACTTGTTTAATGAAAGAAAAGATAGGGTAAACCTATTCCTTGATATAAAAGATATATCTGGTAAAGATTTAGTAATACAGAAAAAAATATTTCGTGATTTAGGAATGTTTCATGCAAATCCAAGGTCAGAGACCTCTAAGTCTTTTTTAAATTTTGAATCTACTGATTTATTTAATAAGCTTTCAGATAAAGAAAAAGATTTGATTAGAAAATACAATAAAATAGATGATGATTTATACAAAAATGCAAATTATTGGAGAATTGACTCTTGACAGACCTAATAAATTATTATATAATTGAAGTATGATCATACAAGTTATAGGGCTCCCAGGAGCTGGAAAAACTACTTTTGCAAAAGAACTAGCGGATAGAATTAATGCAGTTCATTTAAATGCAGACGCAGTAAGAGCAGAGTTAAATAAAGACTTAGGTTTTAGCCCAGAGGACAGACTAGAGCAGGCCCGTAGAATGGGTGCTTTATCTAGACTACTGTCTAATCAAGGATATCATGTTGTTGTAGACTTTGTTAATCCAACGGCAGAGACAAGAGCAGCATTTGGTGATCCAGATAAAGTTGTTTGGATGAATAGAAAGCCAGTTAGAGATTTTCCAGATACAACTGCTATGTGGGAAACACCCGCTAATCCAGATTTAATGTTTGACGACATGACAGAGTATAACGTTGCAGCAAGAATTGCATGTATTGATTTTGAACTACATGACTGGAGACAGCCAACCACTTTGATGCTTGGTAGATATCAGCCTTGGCATGAAGGACATCACGCTTTGTATGAAGAGGCGGGGAACAGGACAGATCAGGTAATGCTTGGTGTAAGAAATACTTATAAGACTACCGATAAAGATCCACTAGACTTTGAGCAGGTAAAGGGATACATATCTCAGGATCCTATTATGGATAAAGCAATGGTAATTAAGATGCCTAACATTACCAACATTGTTTATGGACGTGATGTAGGGTATAAGATTGAACAAGTATCGTTAGGAGCAGAAATTGAAGCTATTAGTGCTACGCAAAAACGTAAAGAGATGGGCATCTAAAGTCTGGAACTTTGTTACTAAGCCAAATAATATTGAGTGGCCATCATGAATGTATCTAAGCAAAGATCAGCGCTAAAGGCTGTTACATGGCGTTTAATAGGAACGGCAGATACATTTGTTATATCTTGGTTGATAACTAAAGAACCAGTTACAGCAGGAGCAATCGCAAGCTTTGAGGTAATTACAAAAACAATCCTTTATTACTTTCATGAGCGTGGATGGAACAAAGTTAAATGGGGCAGAAAGTAATGCCAAAAAACATAGTAGTTGTAGGTGGTGGAACTGCTGGATGGTTAACCGCTTTGTATGCAAAAAAACAATTACCAAATGACAACATTACTGTTATAGAGTCAGCAGAAATAGGCATACTAGGTGCAGGAGAAGGCTCTACTCCAATGCTTGTTCAATTCCTTGAAGATTTAGGAATATCAATATCAGATTTAGTAAAAGATTGTGATGCAACAATAAAGAATGGAATTAAATTTACTAATTGGAACAATGATAATAATTTCTACTACCATGGGTTTTATAACGATTCAAAAATTGGCAATGCTTTTTATAGCCATTTAAATCCTAGTGCAGCAAAAGTAGCAAGCATTGCGATAAACAATGGTTTAAAAGAAGTAGACTTTCCAGAAAATGTTTCAGAAAAAAATAAAGTTCCTATTGTATTTAGAGCAAAAAAACATAAAAATAAACTTTTAGATTTTGAAAACTTATCAGGTATATCAGTTCACTTTAATGCCACAAAGCTAGCAAATAAACTAAAAGAAGTTGCGCTAAGTCGTGGAATTAAAATTGTAGAAGGCAAAATAAAAACAGTAGGCCTAAGTGACAAAAATTATGTAGAGTCTTTAGTTTTAGAAAACAATGAATCAGTTCAATGTGATTTTGTTTTTGATTGCAGTGGATTTCATAGGCTTATTATTGGCAAAACATTTAATTCAAAATGGAAAAGCTATAAAGAATTTTTACCAGTGGACGCTGCTATACCATTTTTTACTAATATGACAGATGAAATTCCACCATATACAGAAGCAATCGCAATGAAGTATGGATGGATGTGGAAGATCCCATTGCAGAATAGGTTCGGGTGTGGCTACGTATACGATTCATCTTTAATTTCAGAGCAAGAAGCAGTAGCAGAAATAGAAAGTATGTTAGGTTATGCTCCAACGTATCCTAGAAAAGATAAGGGTGGATTTAAGTTTGATGCTGGTTGCTACGAAGAAACCTGGGTAAATAACTGTGTCGCAATCGGATTAGCAGGAAACTTTATAGAGCCTTTAGAGGCAACTTCTATTTTTGTAAGCATGGTTCAGATAGGGACATTTTTTAATAACGCAGATCACATTATTGGCAGCTCAGATGATTTAAGAGAAAAGTTCAATAAAAATATACTTAATCTTAATACAATTATTTCTAATTTTATATATTTTCATTATATGACATTAAGAAAAGATACTGAATTCTGGCAAAAATTTTCTTATGAAAATGCGCCAGAAAAGATAAAAGAAAAGATTAACACCTGGAAAGATAGACTTCCTAATGATCTTGACAATCAAGATGTGTGGCAATCCGTAAGCTGGCTTGCCGTGGGGTCTGGGCTAAACTTAATAAATAAATCTATAGCGGCCACTTATATTGACAATTTAGCTGAATATAAAGATTCTATTGAATTGTATAATCAATTTCTTTTTTTACGGGACAATATGATTGAACTGTGCATAGATCATAAAGAGTTTTTGGAGTATGTGAAATGAAATTTAGAACACAATGGATAACTACGCTCCGTGGTATGGGACATAAGTCTTACTGGAATAAACCTAATACTGTTGAGTTCTTTGCATTTATGACTAAGGTAGCAATTATTATTCCAGGGCTTTTATTTAACACACAGATTTGGTGGCTTTACATAATTGCTTTAATAACCAGTTTATCTTTAATTTGGTCATCAACAGTTAAAACATTGCCAACAATTATCTGGTTTAATATAATATGGTCTATTCTTGCAGCAACTGCTATAATTAAATATTGGGTATAAAAGCATTGACGATACCGCTCAAATATAGTATACTAAATATATGAGAGAGCCCAAGATTATGAAAATGGACTGGCGTCCACTCGGCTACTGGCCTGTCTATAAAGATGGAAAGCTTACATGGGAAAAGGATCCAGATGAAGATGTTAATTGAATTTGTAGAAAGATACCTTATGCGTCCTAAACGCCTTAGAGAGGCGATTGAAGCGGTTGTGCATGAGAATGATGAATTGCTACGCATGCTTAAGCAATACGAAGAGAATGATACTCCAACTAATCTAACATGGTCTGAAGGCGATATGTGGTATGGCTGGACATATAATAGTAACGCCAAGCGTTATTACTTTGACGACATTGGCAATGAATCATTGATGGGCCTATGGGAAGATCAATGGGCTAGAGAAAAAGAGGCCGAAGCTAAATGATGTGGTCATATGTATTAGCAGCAATCGGAGTCACAGGTATATTCTTTGTAGGTCGTAAAACTATCTGGGGATGGTTTGTTCTTTTATTTAATGAGGTATTATGGATAGCATATGCCTTAATTACTAATCAGTATGGATTTATTCTCTCAGCAATAGCCTATGCCATAGTTTATATTAAATCTTACTTACTATGGAGACGAGAAGCAGAAAAAGGTGTATGGATATGAAGAACTTAATTAAATCTATTATATGTCGATTTAAAGATCACGTATTGGTTGCTGCTGGATCGTGCCCATTTACGGGCAGGACATATCAACACTGTACAAGATGTATGGCTATGATACCTGTAGAGATCCTTGCATGACCAGTTGTCCTATATGCTACTGCATGGTGGAAGAAAAGTTTATGTCAATGCATGTGCTGTGGCACGAAGAGCCTGATGAAGAAGAGACACCTGCTCAATACGTTCCAATAAGCCAGTCTAAATATGACCTATGACTGTAACAGTTAGCGCCTATTGTGTTTTGTGTCAAAAAAATGTGGTCGGTAAGCTAAACGAGATAGTAGCCCTGGATTCAGGCAAAATGCTTTATATAGGGGAATGCCCTGATTGTTTATGTCAGATCAAAAGGATTATAAAAAAATAAAATGGAAAAATATTCTGAGATTTTATCAAAAGAGGGAACATCATGCGTAGAACTATGGAAGTCTTTTGATACACCTCCAGAAGAGCTAAGTGTAATGAAAGATAGAATGTCTACTTATACCAGAGAAGACTGGGAAGAGATGAAGATAGAATCTTTGGACATAATATATGATTTCTTAGAGGCTTTTAGGTCAAGGTTGCCACATGATAGCCAAGAGGTCTTAAAAATAGCAGAAAGGCAAAGGCTATTAACAGATAGATGGTTTATAGCCAATCCACCTCAAAGAGAGCTATGGATTGCTAAGGGTGTATTGCTGGTGGATACTGCAAGAAAATCGGCAGGAAACGCTGGATTTTATGATAAGTTTGAAGATGGACTAGGCCTATATGTATACAACGCTTCAGTGTGTAATGCAAAGAATAAGATAAAAGAATAAGTGGTATACTAAGGTTATGGAATTAAATAAGATTGTAGACGAGATCAAGGACATGCTACAAGATAGCCTGTCAAAGTCAATTGACCCTAAGCCTGAAGACCTTACAGATGAAGAGATCTCAAAGGGTTACGAGTCGGACAATGAACAAGAAGACAACTGGGATAACATCCAGAAAGCATGCTGGTCTGGTTACAAGCAGGTAGGCATGAAGGACAAGAATGGTAAGAGAGTTCCTAACTGTGTTCCTATCAAGAAGTCTATATTCGGCTCAGAAGGTCCTCAAGACTTAATACCTAAAAATAAGTAATATAGCTCGCAATTAGTGAAGCGAAAAGTGCGGCGGAAAGTAGAAGCCCTATTGACGGTACCCGTCATATATACTATACTTAGGGTATGATTCAAAGCTTAGAGATACCTGATCCATTTGCTACATTTGTGGCGCATAAGTATGCCAATTTCAAAGGTGCTAAATATGACTTCTTTAGCGGTGAATGGGATATGGAATGCGGGGCATGCAAAGAGCCATTGAGCGCTGGTAGTAAGAAGATGCTAACAAAGATCAGACTTTACCATACCAGGAATGAATGTCTGGGTGGATACTAATGCACAATCACGATTTTCAACTAGATTTAGATGGACAGGTAACATGCAGTATGTGTGGTACTATGGATAATGAAGTAAATATTTCAGGTTCGTATAACGGCAGTACGCCAGGTTCCGAACCTGTAAATGAAGGTTCGAACCCTTCACCTGAAGCTACCGAAATAGGATATTCAACAGGCAAATGGTCAGATGATGATGACTTTGGCATAACTCCATTTCTAGGACCTAATAGATGATAGGCGAGATATTGGGCAGAGATCCCAAATGCTTTACAGGCGGGGACTGCTGGAATTATGACTATTCAGATAGATGGTTGTTACTCTTCGGTATCACGATATCTATAGTAGTCATAGCCAGAATAGTACGCAATAAAAGGCGGGGAACCAATGGCATATAGCAGATTCACCAATAGCGATATATACATATACCCTAGCGTAGAAGGACATATCGAATGTGCTGGATGTTTTCTAAACATATCTCCAGATGAACATACTATATTTCAGTCAACTAAGATATATAATGATGAGACATTATTGATGCATATACTCCAACACAAGATCTCAGGTCATAATATGCCAGATAGCTTGGCTCAAGATATATTGGCTGATCCAGACAGATATGGATCCATATCCTAGTATCCCCCCGCCCATTATATGCTCTCATATAGCCTCCTAGACCCCTTATAAATGGAGTAAAGTGGAGCATAGTGGAGAATAAATACTATAGATACTATATCAATTACTATACTTATACTTAGTTAGATATACCTATGTAATTGAGCATACCATTATCATAACCGTAATGTCAATAGCGACAATTCGGACATATACTCACATGTGCATATTTTCAGGGATTTGTCAATACCCTTCGTAAATGGCATATTTGGCCCACTTTGTCAATAGATTTTCATAGAAAAATTTTGACAAATTCTGGCCTATTCTGCACATATTCTATTAGATTTAGTATACATTCTATATCGATCTATATATATTATATTAGATTTGTTATAACTTTTCAGGGATTTTTATAAGCTCGTCGTAAATAGAAAAATTTGCCCACATTTCAGGGATTCTAGATCATGTGTCGTAAATAGAAAATTTGGCCCTCATGCCCACACACAAAAAATCCACAGGATGTGGATAACCCTGTGGATAATTTGGCCTAGATTAGTTTATACTTGGTCAAATGGATTCTTATCTTCATCTGTATAACCAAAGACTCTTGGTTCTACTTTGACCTCCCGCTTTATATTATATGTGGTAGGTTTAGGTAATTTTAGATTAGATATAACATTGACTTCCTGATATGCTTTGATACATTCATTTAGTTCATTGGCAAGAAGCAGACCTTCTGACGAAGTTCCTCTTACTTTTAGCAGTTCATATACTTTGTCTAGTTCGCTAATGACAGATACCAACATCTCAACAATTCTATCAACTGTATATACTGGCTGGTCTGCCAAATATCTACCGAAAATAGTAGGGTTGAACCAATGGTCATCTGTTAGATTAACTAGTGCTTCTGCTACTTTGATTTCTTGTGTCTTACTCATAGTCCGCCTTTCTAACCTATCATTATATCAAAAATAAGAAACGGGGTCAAGGACCAACGAAGCCCTAACCCCGTCCCTGGTTTACTTAGCCTTGTTTGTAGCTGGCTGCGGATCTGAAAATGTAATGCCCTTGTTGATAGCTTCCTGGATAGCTACCTTAGCAGCTCCTGAGAAGCGACCACGTACACCTACTGTGATGCCTTGTGTCTTTAGATATTCTCGCTTTGTTGTCATGATGATCCTTTCTAGATCGGTTTGCTTTAATTATATCAACTATTCACGGCTTTGTAAATAGCTTTCGTAAACTGAAAAACTTGCCCTTAGTTAGAAACTTGTTCTAACCTATCTCTAATTAGATTAGATACAATGTTATGTGCTTCGTCTACCTCATGTAGAGATCCAGACCATAACAAAGCTTGGGCCTTACTTAACTGATCATTGATGTATTGATCACTCATCTTCATCTTCGTCTTCTTCCCTGTCGTCATTGAGGTCAATCATATATTCTCGACTCAACATCCATTGCATTACATCTTCGTAATGCTGTTCGGCACCATACTCTAATGTAAAGCCCATACCAGCCTCCACAGCCTCACAGAGGTGTGCCCACATCTCGTCCTCAGTTGCCACCACTTCCCAGTCTGTGTCGCTTCTAAAGTTGTTAATGGTGGACCAGGTCCACAACCAAACCAGGGATAATCCAAGGTCGGTGGTATCTAGAATCTTTAAACATTCGTTGAGTTTATCTTTATCGGCTGGCTTCATATGCTAACTCCCTTTCATTCCATTCCGCTAATGTCTTGACAGTAAAGTCTTTCCCTAAATTATAACAGTAGAGCACAGCATCCGTCAA